ATGAATACAAAAGACAACATGATAACAGACATTAGTGCTGAACTCGAAAAAGAATTTGGAGTACCAGGTACTCCCGAACGTGCCAAGTTCGATGAAGAAGCATACGCTTTCTATACAGGGCAAATATTATTAGAGGCAAGACGGGAAGCAAAAGTAACTCAATCGGAACTTGCCAAAAGGATAAACGCTACTAAATCGTATATTTCTCGTATTGAGAACGGTTCTATCAATCCAAGTGTAGGTACATTCTATCGGATAATGAATGCGCTTGGGTTAAGGGTTGAAATTGTTAAACCTCTTATGTAATAAAAAAGAAGGTGTGTCGAAACTATCCTGTTCCCGCGCCCCTCGCAGGATCGCATTAAAACCGGCCCTATAAAAATCTGATTGATAAGGTCTGTCCTTTTGCAGCCCCGCATCAAGTGCGGGGACAAGGAGATTTTGACATACCCTCTTTAAAATATGTCTCAAAAGAGAACTTGCGTAAACAAATGCCTTATGCAAAGGTTACAGACTTGCAAGCCATTTTTTTCCAGACTTAGTATTAAGCCAAATGGCTATACCTGCTGCAATAATCGCTCCTACCAAGAAAAACATAATTATGAAATCCATATCACAGACTTTCCAGCCACTTTTTACCGAACTTAGTATTTAACCAGATTGCTATGGCAGATCCTACCACTGCCATTATGCAGAATAATCCTATTAATGCGCCCATATCTTTTTACTTTATTATTTTATGCAAATATGTAAGTCGCATTTGCTCCAGTTACAAAACAGCAACAGCTTTGCGTATGTTATCCAATATCACGGATAACTTACTATCACGCCGAGCGGTCTGCATATCGTAATTGGATTGCATATTCACCCATATGTAAGCAGGTATTCCGGTTGCCGCCTCAATCTTCAATGCGTATTCGGTGGTTATCGGGCGTTTGCCGTTTATCACCTCGTTAAGCACGGAATAAGAAACACCAATTACAGCCGCAAATTTCCTTTGCGACATTCCACGTGATTCTAACTCGTCTTTCAGTATTTCTCCCGGATGTATCGGGGTGGACGGTTGTAGCTCGTGCGGTGCGTAAGTTTTTTTTGTTTCCATATCCACAACTATTTGTAATGATTACTAATATCCAGCAAACGGCAGACTGTTACTATTTGCTCATTCATAACATCCCTAACGGTAAATTCAAGTCGGTATTGCCGATTTATCCGCACGGATGAAATACCTTTCTTATCCCCTTTCAAAACCTCGTAATTGAGTGCATTGTTTCGGAACAAGTCGGTAATGGTATTTGCGGAAGAAAGCACAAAAACTGCCTTTTGATAACCTCTTATCACTTCTGGCTGGTAGCGGTGCTTTTTGTCGTTCGTTCTACCTTCTGTATAGAGTTCACGCAAATAGTCCTTGTCAAATTCAATAATCATATCTTTCCGTTCCTTTGTGCAAAGTTACCTTTTTTGCAAATATTCGCAAATTATCGAACACTTTATTTACACTCAGGGGCTACAATCTGGATTTCCCCCATCGCTAAGCATCTAATAAACTTGGTGATGGATTTTTTTTGCTTCTTTTATAATCGGAATGAACTTCTTTCTATCAATCCCAGGTAAATTGAATTTTGTATTCAGGGATTTGTTATATTAAAGATTTTAACCATCTTTGCTGCATTAAATAATAATCGTTATGTCCATAACAGGTATTAGAGAACTTCTTTCACGTTCAGATGCAAGCGGATCAAAATCCACAATATTGAAACCTTTGACATGGTTCTTAGCACTAATAATTGGAGGTATTTTGACATTACTAAAATTTGGATCGCCTATTTGGTTAACTATAATGCTGGCTGTTATTTTTTGCTTAGGAGTTGCTGTATTCTTTTTTGTTTACATATATTGTTTGATAAATGATAGAGATTCATTAAGAAGTGAAAAATTTACTATTCAAAAACTGGCTATTGAAAAAGGAATTATGGGTGATGATGTGACTGGAATTGCACCATTATCTAATAATCGTCAACCAAACGAATGTAACTCTCGACTATCAAAGGAGGATGGAATATGAAAAAAAGATTTGTAGTTTGTTATAGCGACAACATCCCCAAAGAAAAGGAGATGCATTTTATACAATTTATAAAAGATAATAAATTGGGGTGGTGGCATTGGATTAGTAATATGTGGCTGTTGGTAGATAGTTCTGGTCAAATGACAGCATCAATACTTAGAGACAAAATATGTAAGCTTTATTCTGAAAATCGAGTTATGGTTATTGAATTGGATGGAGATAGAGACACGTGGGCCGGCTTTGGACCAACTCAACCCAAAAATATGTTTGACTGGATAAAACAAAATTGGGGGAAGGATTGAATTTAAATTCCATAACCCAGAATTCCCCATCGCTAAGCATCTAAACTTGGTGATGGGGGATTCTCTCTATTTTTTATAGCACAGTTTACAAGCTCGTTTACCTTGTTGTTTAGCCGTTTCCAAAGAAACCAACTTAACTTCCCCTTTACAATTATCCAGTCCTTTGCAGTTCTTGTTGGAATGGTACACTTTAGCGTATCTACCAGTGCAAATATATACATTTGCCACTTGAGCGGCTCCAGTCAAGGATACCAATAAAGTTACTACTAAAAGTAACTTTAATGTCTGTTTAATTTTTGTGTTCATATAAATTTCTATATATCGTTTGAATTACATAAATCATATAATCGCTCATCTTTGTAAGATAGCACATATTTATACCTGTCAATAGAAACAAAACACGAGAATACACTTCTTCCTAAGTCATCACAAGCAGATGCACTAATGTCTTTTATATTAAAACAATTATATTTATTTACAATTTTCCTGTGAAGTTCCTGTGTGTCACTATTATCATCACTGTAAAATTCTATGCAATAAAATACATTCTTCTTGAAACGAAACAATACCTTATCAAAATACACACCTCCAAAAAAGACGCCCTCTACAGCAAGATATGATGCATGTTTTTCAACTTCATAATCCTGTAAAACCAATTTTCCCATGATTTCATCATAAGAAGATCCAAAACAACATTCATAAAAACAATCTTGAATTTTATTTGCGTTTGCAGATAAACAAGAGAATAAAATAAAAATTAGATATATAATTATTCGTACCATGATATTTATCATTGCTTAACCATCTCAATTTTACCTGTGGCTTTATCAATAATACTGCAACCATCTGTTACATGATATCTTAAATGGCAGCTCAAAAAATAAGATATTATTACAAATGTCAATGTTGCAATCACCAAGCATATCGCTTTTATTTTTCTATATTTATCTTCATCCATAATTATATAATCACCTTGATTTACTTAACATATTCAACAACTTATCTATCTGTTCATCCTTCTTTTTGAGCAGTTCGTGACACTTGTCCAATGCTTCGAGTAGCTTTTCTGTTTCGGACTTATTCACCGTTACCGACTGTCCATGGATATTATCCCCATTCTGATTGGTTTGAACAACGGGGCTATTAAACAATTCGCCATCTCCAGATTTGATCCATTCAATTGATACTTCAGGAAACGCCTCCTTTATTTTAGCAAACAAATTGTTTGGTATCATGATTTTATTGTTGACAATTTGGGAAATTGTCGTTTTATCAGAACCAATTCTTTCAACAAAATCTTGCTGATTTCTGACTCTCTTGTTTTCCTTAAGAGAAGTTATCACATTTCTAAATCTCTGATTTTCTTCCATGTAAACATGCTTTAGTATATTTAACCATTTAATTACAAACAAATTGTTTGCAAATACAAACGGTATGTTTATATTTGCACCGTGATACTACTCTAACAAGTATCACAACGCAACAAAAAAGTTTAATATACAAAAATAATATACATTATGTTAGCGACAAAGCAAAAGCGAAGAAAAAAGACAGTCATTGACGGAATAGTAATGCGCCCTGTCTGGACTGAAACATTTAAGAATTTCAAGGTTGGTGAATCAAAGACATTCTACCGACCGGACCTAACCACAACCCAGGCCCGTGTCATAGCTGCAAGACTGAATACTTCCACAAACATGAAATTTTCTGTCTCTACTGGAGAATTGGAAGAATACTGTATTGTAAAACGAGAGGTATGAGTTATTGTCTCTCAGATGATAACAATCACAAAGTTAAGCAATCCCAGCAGAGGGTAGTGCCTCCGCTGGGAACAAAAAAACAAACAACCCTATGAACGCAGAAATAACATTCTTCGAGAAATCGGTCACCTACGACAAGTTTGTGACGGATATAGCCGCCCGTCTCGCTTCATTCATGAAAGAGGACAAAGACGATCCGGAATATATCTCACAGCGGAGAGCGGAAAGAATATACGGACAGGCAAACGTACTCCGCTGGAGAAGATCAGGAGCTATCAAACCAATAATAAGACCGGGTAAGATAGAATATCCAACGGCCCAACTGAAAGAGTTAAGCCGTGTAGACGAGATATTCATCAGATGGCAATTGAGCAAAAAGAAAAAATAAACCAACCGTCGGAGTTTTCCGATATTCGCTCCTTTAGCTCAGACAGGTCAGAGCAGATCACTCATAATGATAAGGTCGCCGGTTCAAGTCCGGCAGGGAGCACCGATATAGACGTTCTTTAACATTGTGGATTAAATCCTGCCTTCCAGTAAATAGGCTTTTGCTTGGGCTGGTAGACGGGTCGTTTCAATCGATCAGCAACAAACTGTATGAGGTTATCGCTTCCGGTGTTGTTTAACCGGTGTTGTCGATGTGAGGTTGTGACGCGTAACGTTCATCTTTCAGATGATCCCTTTCGGTGTTACTCGGTCATGGAGTTGGTCAACCGTCGTTACGAATAAGATATATCTCGGACATGAAGGCGCTACGCTGCTGATTGGATCGGCCTCCGGGAACGAATTAAAAAACGTGATTATGAAAGTACTTATTCAAAAAGAAGTAAAGACAAAACGCTTACGTGAAGTAAGAATCGGGGAAACCTTTAAAAAAGAAATGCACATTGCAGAACAGGTAACAACCCTTTATATCATAGGAATCCCCGTTTTCCGGAAGAAAGAATTATTCAGCGATTAATTCCCTGATCTGATCAAGACTTTGATCTACATACAAAACAGCAGTAGCATCCGGTCTTGAATAGGCAAAATGCACAACAGAACCAGACAAGTCGCTTCTTTCAACATAAGAAATAGAATTAACATTCACGATAAATTTGTCTTTCCCAGAATTTAGTTCAATAAACTTGCTCATTTTCTTAATTTTTTTGATTTGACACTACAAAGTTAAGAAAACCCGGTACAAAGGCGCGAAGCTGTCGATCGGATCGGCTGCCGGGGACGAATTTTTACTCAACTAATTCTTTAATTTTTATTGTTTACAACTTATCCGTATCCTCTTGCGACAAGCCGATACGGTTTCTTTTTTGACTCTTTTTATTTCCATACTATATAACTCGTGGCAATCCCTATCCGGGTATCCTTGCGGTGGTTGGTTAAGAAGACCGTATTGCCACATAACAAACATTGATATGAAAGAAATATTTATTCCGCCTTAGAGATGGTTGGGCGGCCAAATAAACAAGGTGAAAATTTTAATTATATCAACGTGTCTCGCCTAAAAAGCTCACCTGGGTTTACACGCGGATCGAGTCCGCGATTGGCCTCAGTTATTTTTTATTGGTTTAGAATAAGTAGTAATATCGCCGTATCGGCCTGTGACAGGTAGATACGGTTTCCTTTTTGAAACAAATTTAAAAATCAACGATATGGAAACAGAAAACAAAATCATCTTTGTGATGGCCTTGCTTATGGCAATAGGCAGTGGTGTCGGGATGTTCTACAACTATTCCCTTGTTCTCTTCTTTGCATGTGGCCTTTCCTTATTATATGCAATACATAAGGAGGAACGGAAATGAAGGAGATCTACATCAAGAACCCGGACGGCGATCTTTGCTACGACGGAGAAGAAACCAATGATCCAGAATTCGACGAAATGTTAGAAGATTGGAGGTTTGAAATGAACACGTACAACTATTAAAACATAGCAAATGAAAACAAAAGAAGACTTGCAGGCGATGAGCCACGGAGAGCTCGTTGAATACGCATTGGAAGCACAGAATAACATAATTATTGCATGTGACTATCAAAGAAAATGCATAAGGCTGGAGGAGATCCTTTCCGCCATCGGCATCGTATATGAGGCTTACAAAAACGAACAACATTAAAACAGTATAATAATGGAACAACAGATTCAAACAACAGAACTGCAGATTACCCAGGCAAAACAAGCTGCCGAATTTGCACTTACTCCGGTCGGACAGATAGTGAAACAGTTCGAGGTCATGCAACGCATGGCAAAGATGTACACGGAAAGCACAATCGTACCAGAAGCCTATAAAGGCAATGTTGGCAACTGTGTGATTGCGATTGATATGGCAACACGTATGGGCGTGAATTCGCTGATGGTCATGCAAAACCTTTACATTGTCAAGGGCAACCCCTCATGGTCGAGCAAATTCCTTATTGCTACCATCAACATGAGTGGTAAATATTCATCCCTACGATACCGAAAACGAAGTCTCGGTAAGGTCGGAAAGATCAAATATAACGAAACGGTTTGGGATAATGTTGCTAAGCGTAATACCATAGTGGTAAAAGAGTTTGACGGTACAGATGTTGACAACATTGAATGTATTGCCTACGCAACTGAACTTTCTACAGGGGAGACACTTGAATCCGATCCTATAACGATTGAAACGGCAATTAAGGAAGGATGGTATACAAAAACCGGTAGCAAGTGGGTTACAATGCCAAGCCTTATGCTTACTTATCGTGCTGCTGCATTCTGGCAACGTATGTACTGTCCTGAAATCAGCATGGGATTCTTGACTAAAGAAGAAGCTGACGACATACAGGATGTCGAATATGAAGAAATCAAGCCAAAAAACAAGCTGGCCGATCTGGCAAGCAAAGCAGCCGTCCAAAAAAAAATGGAAGAACAGCAACCATACCCGGCTGAAAAAGCAGAGACGGATAGTAAACAACCTTCACAAAAAACCCTGTTATGATTGATAATGCAGCACAGCATACGATAGCTTGGTTCCGCGCCCGTCATGGGAATATCACAGGCAGCAATGTCGGCTTACTAATGAAAAGCGGGCGCACGGACATCTTTTCTGAAACAGGGAAAAGCTACATATATCAAATAGCATCAGAAAGGGCAATGAATCCGGCTATCGTTAATGACGATAGCCAGTTTGCCGAATATCTCAAGCAAACGGAAGTGACCAGCAAGGCGATACGATGGGGCAACGAACAAGAGGCGGATGCTCGCAACCTGTATGCCGAAATATCCGGTCTGCATATTGTGGAGGTCGGTTCGTGCAAACATCCTACCATTCCACATTTTGCCAGCAGTCCAGACGGTTTTTACTACGACGAGAACACCGGCATAAAGTCCTGTCTGGAAATAAAATGTCCCAACCAGGCAACATTCATGCGCTACAAGAATGAGATTTATGACAACGCATCCCTATTAAGCGTAAAATATGAATACTTCTACCAGTGCATGGCACACATGATGTGTACAGGGGCGAAAGAGGTATATTTCATTGCCTATAATCCATACCAATCCGATCCGATACACATCGTCCGTATCCTGCCGGATGAAAAAATATTCGCGGAGATGGATAGGCGTATACGCCTTGCTAACGATATGATAGATAAAATAATTAATTGAAATGGAAACTAACTATCAGAAAAATACACCTGACAATTTCTGGCAAATAAGATGGCTTGACAAATACATGGAAGGCCACAAAGGGTTCATAGCTGGTGGATGTTTTAAGAATATTCTTTCTGAGGAAAAAGTGAAAGATATTGATGTATTCTTTGAAAGCGAAAGCGATTTTCAGGAAGCTGTCAATTTGTTCAATGATGAAAAACACCAAAAAGAAGGGTGGAGATTTAAGTACAGAAATGAGAAGGTATGTGCGTTCCAGAAAGAGGGAGAAAAGGTATGGGTAGAGTTCATAGAGTCAGAGTTCGGAAAGCCGAAAGAGATTCTTAGGAGCTTCGATTTTACTGTGACAAAAATGGCTTACTATAAGGAGCCCAAATACGAAGAAAAAGAAGATGATTATTTTCCATTCTCATCTGCAAGTATAGTAGCATACGAGTACAAACTACTCTATCATGAGAAATTCTTCGAACATCTTCATATGAAGAGGCTGGTTATTGACGAAAATATCCCTTTTCCAGTAAGTACATGGGAGCGCTCATATCGGTATAAAGGATATGGTTACAATATGTGCCGGGAGACAAAGAAAAAACTTCTACAGGCTATTAAAGGTGTAAACGTAGAGGAGGAAGATGTATCTTTGTACACTACTGGAGGATGGGATTAACCTATAAAACAAAATTGCTTATGAAAACATTAGAACAACTTAAAGAATTAGCATCAAAATGTTTAGACGGTAGAGATTTTAACAGACTGGCTAAATTTATCCCATATAACATGATAAAGGATTTCGGTATGGAGCCGAACGAAGAATACAATAACGAAGAAAGGTGGAACAGTACTGTAGTTGAATTTACCAGGGAGAATGTTTTGAAACAGCTTGAAGAAGATGTAAGATTCGGTTTTGAAAAGGCATTAAATCAGAGAGGGATATCAGCCAGTTTAATGTTTGAATGTGTGATGATGTGGAACTACATCCTGGAAGAAGGTCTTGAAGACTGGGATGAGGATGATTATGGATTTTACGGGCTACCTCTATTTAAAGCTACGGCTGTAAAATACGGATGGGATAATCCTATAGGGGAAGACAGCGGGAGAGAAAGAAAATATGATTCACAGTATTAAATGGGCATATCATGAGCACAAGTAAAGAATGCAAGGCAGTAAGGAACTGTATATTAAATGAACTTCACCTTACCAAAGAAGATATAATCAAAAACATAGAGCCGTTATTGGAGAAACACGTAAAACGGTACATGGTTAATACATATGGAGGTGACAACCAGATAGAAAACTGGATCAGATGCATGGTGAATGATGAACTCAAACGAAGAGATCATGATTTTGTAAGAAAAGCGTGCGAGAGCGTCATCAGGGATCATGTATTAAATGAGTTGAATATAATCGTAAGATCCAAAAGTGAGAAATGTACATGTGAAAACAGAGTACCATCCGAAGAGGATAAGAAAGAGTCAACTGACGGACTGTATATAATCTACAAAGACGGACATGCAGAGCCGTTTACCGGCGATAACTCCAAAGATTGTGTACGATACATCGGGTTGAAGCACAGATACATGTCATTTGCAATCTCACTGACGGAGCATGATATCGTACAATTGCTTGACGATGATAGCCGTGAAGAATCCGGAAGTGGGACATATTATGAACGTGAATGTGATGCGCTGTTTGACATTGACGGACGCGGCAATACGGAACGCCTTGTAGCCAGAAATCCAAAATTGAGAAATCTGCTGGAAGATGGCGAGTATATACCATCTCTTGGTCAATTAAATTTAATGGCCCATAATATGGACGAACTAAACAAAGCATTCACTTATGTTTCGGCATCTCCCCTCTCCTCGACGTGGTATTGGTCCAGTACTGAGAGCAGCCAGGCCGTCGCGTGGTACGTGGTCTTCTCCAGTGGCCTCACGGGCACTGGCAACAAGCACATCGGAGACATGGTTCGGACGGTAATTGATTTTTAAAAAGGATTACAATGATAACATCAGTAAAAATAAAAGACAATACGAAAACTCCATTTGAATATGTTTCTGACATAGAAGCGTTTGAAAATGGCAGAGAATTTATTTTCAAGCCAGGAGTGAATGTGATTGTAGGTAAAAACGGTAGTGGAAAATCAACCTTGCTTAACATCATATCAATGTATGCGTTATGTGAGAAATCCATGTGCTCTGAAATACCGATCGAGGCACTGGATTTTCCACCTATATTTGATGATGATGATGATGACAAGGTTCTTGATGGGATTGACATATCATCCGATTATGCAGGGAAAGTATTCCGTTTATTGCCATCGGCGGAGATAAATCGAGATAGCGTATTGAAAAACATCAGCAACTTAGATTTGTATGTGAATAATATTCGAAGATCTTATGGAGAGAAAGTGGTGTTATCATTGGAATCACTTTTCAATTTAATGTTCGGTCAAAAGGATTATACGTTTCCAATACAAGATCTTGTAGAATACAAGAAAAAATCAAATGCGTTTTGGATTAAAAGGATTGATAGTCTGTTGAAGTATTATAAAAGAAACCGCATAACATTAGCAGAAAGCAGTTTTGAATACACGGTTCTCATGGATGAGCCAGACAGGAATCTTGACATTGACAATATAATGCAAATTTATAATGTATTGTCATTCCATAAACTACAAACGCAAATTATAGCCATAGTACACAATCCGGCATTGATTTACAAGTTAAGCAAATTAGATTGTGTGAATTTCATAGAGATGACAGAAGGATATCTAAAGGATGTTGTCAATTTCATAAGTGAAACAAATAAATGAAAGAGAATGAGAAAAGAACTGAAAATAATAGGATCAAGAGATCGGCACGTATTTACAGCGACATTCATTCGTTTTGGATTCAGGGATGGGTATAAAGGACCTGTAAAGACAATACTTTTACAAGACGTGTTACTCGATGGCAAAATAGTAACAGATCATTTGTGGTTTGATTTGACAAAAGGATTCGAAAGCGCCGATTTATTACCAGGCGATGTGGTTGAGTTTTGTGCAAGGGTTAGTATTTACGAGAAAGGATATAAAGGATATAGGAATGACGTATTCGATAGGCCGATAGAAAAGGATTATCGATTGTCAAGACCAACAAAGATTAAAAAGATTGGGAAGAAATCAATAGATTGACATACTACCGCGAACTTTAGGTGTGGGAGTATGTCAAAGAGATGACAGAAGGGCATCTTAGTAAAACTTGTATATTTGTGTCTAATTAATTAAAGGTGAGATGAACTGGAAGAAATTCAAAGAGGAAAAACCTTCAGAGGGAGAAGAAGTGTTGGCTTATCACCCAAGTTGGATAGATGAAGATTTCAACCCAAGAGGTATAAGAATAGGGTTTTGGAATGGAGGAGACGATTTTAAATCGGCTCATTGGTGGGATTATCAAGATTGTTATATCACAATCTCTCATTGTGATTGTGATGATAATTCTCTTTTCAGTGATAGAATAAAAAACAGCATAGAGCCAGAGTTATGGATATCACTTGATGTTATTACAAATTACTTACCTGATATAAAACAAAATCACTTATAACAATGAGCTATTTTATATTAATGGGGAGAAGGATTCCCAAGCAAGCCAGGCTTTAAGTTTCAAAATGAAACAGATAACATTCGTCCTTTCCTATCAATCAGGATAAGAGGGAAGGAGGAAATTATACCATTTAAAGATAAAAGGGAAATACTGTCCGTGAAAGCGCATCTATGTTCTGTCTTCTCCGGATTTGTGAAAATAGGTGACTGGTATCTCAAGATGTCGGAGGTTAAGGAATATAAGCCGGTAACTGCCGAGGATATGAACCCCTACATCTTGTTTAAGACATCTAAGTTCGGGAACATAAAAGTTCGTTTCCAAAAAGATGAAGATATGAATGCAGAATTATTGATATTGGATCAACTTTTTGATGTGGAATAAATTAGTAATCACCTTTTATAAATCAAGCTATGACCTGGAAAGAATTGAAAGACAAAATATCTCTTATGACAGAAGAAGAGCAACAGCAGGAAGTTGCAGTTTGGGGAGAATATCTGAATTTGATGAAAGATTGCTCCTTGGAGAAAACAAATGAGAATATGTACTACAACTCTGAATGGGATTATACTCTTGAAGAGAGTGAATTGGAACCGGAAGACAAGAATGACCCTGATGTACATAGGGTATATGAAGCAGGAATGTATTATATTTATTCGAATTGATTTTAAAAAGATCTGATTATGGCAGCATTAACAACACTAAATATAACGGAAAAGAACGCTAATAACAGTTTGTCCGTAACTGTTAAAGTGAATGTCACCAAAGAAGGAGTGTTTACCACTACCTTGTCAAAAGAAGATGTGGATAAGATTCATTCTTATGGGATCAAATTACCTACAAACAGATTAGGCAACGAAGGATATTTCAATAGTATAGCACTTTCTGATTTGGAAAGTCAAATCAGGGAAGTTCTGAAGAGATGTTTAAGTTATAAAATAGTAGAAGAAGTGCCTGTTATTAAGTATCAACTGGAAACGAATTGCATGTTTTCCTATGACAAAAACGGAAATATTGTCCCTAACCCCTCTAAGGAATGGACAGGAAATGATGAGAATGGAAAATGGAGGGATGGAACTTCCCGTTTAGATGCCTTAAACACCCAACCTTTCGGTTTTAGTGTTTATGCAAAACCATTTCTAAAAAGAGTAATTGAATATGGTAATGGAGAGACAAAAGTAGAATACGGCAGGTTAAATACAGAAAAAGGAACTTATGCGCACTGGCTGAATTATGTAACATGCATATCATACAATCGATATAAGCCGGTAATGGAAGTGGAATGCAACGAATGCACCTCAAAATTATTCGTTGATATGATCAAATCTATTTGTGAGATAAGTGAACAAGTCAAGAGTTTTATCAATCCAGAACAAATAAAAGCAATTGCGGAGTCAAATGAACCGATTTTGCTTTTATCTAACAACTAAAAAATCATGAGGTATGTATGTGTTTTTATCTGCTTTCTGTTATGGCTTATTTTTACGTTGTTATTATCATTCACTGTCATAGGATTGGTTATAAGCGTGAGTGATGAATGGCAGGAAATGGGTAACAAAATAATAGATAAACTTTAATAAAATATGAATAAGAATATAATCAACAACGCTCAACTTTTAGAGATTAAAACTAAGATTAGACAACTTGGAGCAATGATGAATGCATATCAATGCAGGTTTGTGGTTTTTTCGGGTCAATTGTTTTTTGTGGATGATGAATATGCTGGAACGGTTAAACTGACTAATCTTGATAATGGAGAATCTAACATATCATTCCCTTCATGTGACGATGGATTGATAATCAATCCAGCCGATAAGCATATTAAATAATTTCAAAACTAAAAATATTTAAATTAATTAAACAATAATAAGACATGAAACAAGATATAGAATATGCTGTTCCTCTTTTTAAAGCTGGTGCAGAATGGCGCATTAACAGCGTGTGGCACGATGCAAGAGAAAAGCCAGACAAAGGGAAGCTGCTCATTGTGGAGGATATTGACGGTGCTTATGATTTGGTCTATTTAACCAAGAGCAAGCCATGGGAAGAACTTTCAGAAAAGGATCATTATATGCGCTGGGCATACATCGAGGACTTGCTCCCATGCGAAGAAGAAAGGGGGTGATAATGAATAAAAAATTAAGAAATGCCATAAAGAAAGCAGAAAACAAACAAAACGAAGCGGACCTTGCACTGCAATCCATTTGGGAACATCTTGCTTTCTCAGGATTTAGAGATAATGAGCCTAATTTGAGCATGGCTTCAGGAAATGAAATCATACTTGAATGGAACGGTTCAGAAATGAATGCGAATGAGATTATAGACCGTATGGAATCAGTAGGATATATAACTCCCGATGATTTTATTGGAGGTTAGATTAAAGTATAAAATTATGAAAAGAGAAGATATTGAAAAAGCAGCAAAAGATTATTCCATAGGTCTTAAAGAAGTGGATGCAGACGATTATGTTCTACGCAAGGATAATTGCCGTGAAGACTTCATGGCGGGTGCAGAATGGAGCATCAACAGCGCGTGGTATGATGCAAGCGAAACACCACAACACAGTGGAATGTTGATTGCTATTAAACAAGATGGAACTCCTATTGTCTGTGGGCCAAATAACTCTAATTGGAAAATAGCTGTTAGAATTTTCCATATCGTAAGATGGGCATACATCGAAAATTTACTGCCTATTACATGTTGAATAATATATTTTCACGAGATCATGACCGATAGAGAGCTTCTTGAAGAAAACAATAAAATACTAAAAGAAATTATAAATTTTGTAAGGAAAGTTGATTCTACTGAATACAGGGATCATCAAGACTTTATGGAATTTCTGAGGAATGTGGCAGCCGATATATGGGTGGGATATACGGAGCCTGAACAAAGAAGTAAGTTGTTTAATCTAATGAATAAAAAAAATGAAAACAGTTTTTGATTAAGCAGAGATGAGATTGTGGCATTGACAGACGAAGAGATAAGTCTGTATATAGACAAAGAGCTTGTTGGTAAGGGTATTCCAATTGAAGCTAAAAATTGGAATATAAAGAACGAAAAAGAAGTCGTGTATCCAAGAACGGGAGTTCCAGTATTTATGTTAAAAGATATCGGCATCGGTTTTAGAACCATAGAAGGTGCAACTGAGGTGGCTAATTTGCTTATTAAATATAATGCATTTAAAATGGAATCAAAGTTTCTGATAGGATCGTATGAGCAGTTTTGGATCATAAATGGAAGTGTTTGCCCAGCCATTACAGGAGAAGCGGGATATAGCAAGGAAGAGTTTGATAAGGTAAACAAGGAAAACAAAGATCCAGAATTGGAAAGTATAAATTCTTTCAATGATACTGTGAAAAAAGCCAATGAAATCAAAGACAGGGTATTGAAATACGTGGACAAGATAAAACAGGAGCGTGCGTACAACATCGACCTTTGCATGACTTTCGAAAGATATATTGAGATAGCAGATAAAGATGCGGAGCGGGCTATGGCTTTCTTGAAAGAAGCCTACCCGTTTAATGAAGAAACAGAAGTCTTTATCAGGAAAAGATACAATATGTCTATCGATGTTGACCCGGAAGAAAATTAATTTATATTAAATCATTTTGTTTCTTATTAAGCAACAAAAGACATATCTTTGTCCGGAAAAAACAGAATGGAAGAAAAAGAGATAAAAGAAGCTATGATTGAAGCCCTAACGCACTTAGAGGGGTGTAAGTATTTCGTAGCTACGATAGTAAATGAAGAGGAAAGAAGATTTGATATGAGCCTAAGAATGTCACAACATCAATTGGCATTAATTATAAAAGGCATCTTATCTAATAATGAGATGATGATGATGGATGTTTTGCAGTGGTGTTCTGAAAGATTTAAAAACAGTATAGAGAAAGGAAAGAAATCAACTAATTAAATATTAATACAATGAATCGCTGGTTTGAAATTACGGTAAAAGCCGAGATTGATAATATCGAGAACGGCAAAAAAAAGAAGGTAACTGAAAAGTATTTAGTGGATGCCTTGTCTTACACAGAGGCAGAATCAAGATCGTTGGAGATCTTCAAGGATTTGTACAATTCTTTCGAGGTTGTAAAAATTAATCCTATTAAAGTGTCGGAAATCTTCTTCAACGGAGAGGCTGAGTACTGGTATAAGTGTAAGGTGAATTACATTACACTGGATGAAAAGAAAGGTAAAGAAAAGAAAACACCATGCTATATGTATGTCCAGGCCGGCAATCCCAAGGATGCCGAAGCTGTGTTGACTAAAGGCATGCAGGGTACGTTGGGCGACTGGAATTGCGAAGCTATTGCTGAAACGAAGATCATAGACGTATTCAAATACGATCTTCAGAAGGGAGCTGAAAAATTAGGCGAGAAGAAGAGTGAAGAGTAAGGCTGATGTAGTTTCCAACATAGCGCTTGTTGTGGCGATAATATCATTGCTTTCAGCAGGCGCTTTCCTTCTGATAGTGATTAAGACAGACGAGGTATCTAAATTATTAATGAACGTACCTTATCTACTGGCTTCAGTGGGATTGTTCTTTTCAATAATATCATTATTATTCGAATGGAAAGCAAGGAAAAGAAGCTATACGTCTGCGAACGATGCGGACGAAAAGTGATGATAAGAAGTCATGGCTTATGCCAGGCTTGCAGGAGCAAAGAGTTGACTCCGAAGAAAAAAAACAGAATTACATCCATTAAAAACAGCAGCAAGAAGAAAAAGTTAGAGAACCCGGATTTATCCGGGTTTTTTCGTCTTATGTTGGAGGAGTTGAGTACTATTCGAATGTCTATGACTGGTAAGGCTATTCATTTTCCTACAGTATGTAACGTCTGTCACATACTTCCGAAAAGGATATATAAGTCGGTTGCTACTTGCAGGGATAATATAGTTTTCCTTCATGAATCGGAGCATACGGTATTCGACATGTATCTTGACCGGATGGAATTTGATAAACTTGAAACAGAATTTCCTTTTGTATGGAAGTATGCGGTAAAGAAGGTACTGGATATGGAAAGCAGGGGAATGATCAAAGAAAGAGGTAGGTTGATTATTGAAATAATTGACAGATATAACCCCAAATAGTATTAAACTAATATAATTCTATTATAAAAGTTTAATACATCTCTTTCAGAGATCGGGTTATTAGCCTAAGCCTTGAAACAAAGGCTACGTTATTTGAGAATAGATAGTTACCTACGGATGTTTACCCAAGTTCGTAGCTCTAAGAATGGTGGTTAAACAGGAGTAGTGTATTTGACGAAACAGTGTTGCCATTATATAAAACCTCTTATAACATTGGCGATGGGTACTAACAGGATGAAATATTCCTGACTTATCCCTAACGGGATTTACATCTACCTCGGAGACCGAAAGGTCTCCGAGGGGATGTATTAAAACAGATGAATAGCTTTAAATATATTTAATAGAATATGGGATATGAAAAAAAAAATATAAGGTTACAATAGAAGCTGACGATGAAATTATTTTCATTGCCAACGTAAAAAGAGGAGAGAGTGAGAGAGAAATTGATTTTGAGGGAGCAGCCGCAGATATGGATGAGACTGTAACTGTGTTGTATTATGTTAAAGAGGAATTAATTGAGAAATTGCGATGATAGAACAGAAAATAAAAATATTGACAGATTTAGGGTTTGTACCTATGGTGGAGGGAAAAGGAAATACGTTGTTTAGAATGAACGATGTTGTGATGTCGGTGTCAGATCCTAATCAAACACCGGAGCAGTTGAAGAAGGAGGTTATGTCTTTAATAAAGAACAGAGACATAGCGGAAAGAGGTGGACAGGTTCCAGTAGTTGAAGAGCCGGCGCCTGAGCCAGAGCAGGCCCAGAAGGAGGAACCGGAAGCTCCGGCGGAGGAAGCCGCTCCTAACCCCGGAGAAGAGGATTCGAATCCGTTTACAGAAAATCAGGAAACGTTAGAACCGTTTTATATCTGTGATGAGTTAAAGAAGATCGAGACTCCCAAATTCGTAAGATTGACATTAGACGGTAATCGTTTTTATGTAAGAAAGATGGACGATGGGACAGCCAAGATATACGCCTCGGTAACAACCATGATCAGAGACGGATTCGTAGATGACAAGACGGCTCTTCAAGAATGGAGACAGGAGATGAGGATGATTGGTCGCAATCCGGAAGAAGTATCAGAATATGATGCAGATAAAGGAACGATCATGCACTACCTATACGGATTGTACTTGACAGGTAGAGATATGGTCTTAAATCGAAGTTTTATAGTTAAGACAGTGCAAGAAGGCAAGCTTAAAATATCAAAAAAGAATCTTGACAAATTCTTTGGTAGCATAGATGATCTTGATGATATGATTGTCAGAGTTATGAAGTTTGCTAAGTTTTGTTCGGAGTATAAGGTTAAGCCGATGATGATTGAAAGAATATTGTCATTAGAAGATTATTTGGTAGCTACGCCGATAGATGCGATGGTTAAAATGACATTCAAATACAAAGAAGAAGGTTATTTTGGAGCCGTGTATCAAAGGGCTACGGGGCAGTTCAAAAAAGGCGATCCGAAGAAGGAAGTGAGAGAAGTGGAGAAAGAAGAGATTGTTATCTTAGATTTTAAATCAGGTGACATACGAAATGAACATGCTTTTCAATTGGAGGCTGAAAGGAGAATGGTTAAAAACTGGTACGGAATTGATGCACGTATTATGAATTTTTCTCCAAAAAGCACGAACAGTAAAGGTTATACGCTAAAAGAATGGTCTGATAAGAATGCTGCTATGGAGAAAGCGGACTGTGTGTTCCAACAAGGGATGTTGAATCATATCAGAAAAGATAAGAGGTTCAAAGTGAGAAAAGGAGTGCTGAATATCAATAAGCCGTACAATGAAGAGGATCATACGGTCGTGTATGATATTGCAGAGGAAATGTCTAAAAGATTCATAATATGAACGATATTGTTATTCCTGAAGGAGATTATATAGAAATCGTAAAACCGATATGCATCAATCCTTTTGGTGATTATTTTATTAACATCAAAAGGGGTTCGAGATTAAGATTATCGAAAGATTTGAAAATAGGAGATAAATATGCAATATGTGTACTTGCATCTCATAAGAAATATGGCAAGACCATCGAAATAATAATGCCTATATTGGCCAGAAATACAAGAAGAGTATGAAAAGAAAAATTAGAAGAACAGGAGAGATAATAGACGTAATCACTTTCAGTAGCTCAACTACAAGAAGCGACCATGACAGAATACAGTTCTATGGTGATAATGGGAATGTGATAAGTGAGAGTTTAAATTTTTATCTCGATACCCTTCCTGTAAATGACGAAAACAAAGATATAGACTGGGAGCAACGTAGATTCGATCTTATCAAGGCTTATTCTATTGAGTTTGTTAAAGCACAAAATAGAAAAGGTGAAATAGATTGCGGAGTATATGTACCAGATGTGGTGTCATGGTCTATAACTATAGCAGATAGAATCATAGAGGCGATGAGAGGAGTTAAAAATGCTTGATTTTAGAAAATACGAAAACGTACCTCGGTTTCAACTTGACCGCAGGCCGGGCAGGAGCCGACTGAAGCTAACCTGCCCAGCTTGCGGGAAAAGCCGGTGCCTCACTCCTTATATTGATGTGGCAACAGGTCAGGTTGTTGGCAACGAGTTCGGAAGATGCGATCATGAACGGACTTGCGGTTACGATAAACGACCTACCGGTAAGGATGTAGGTAACAAAGATCTTTGGATTTCAGGAAACAAGTGTATAAGAGCTTATCGTCCTCCTGTAAATCCTGACGTTGTAAATTACATACCTTTTAGCGAGTTTGAGAGGACTGTGGTTCCAGATGATAGAAATACTGTATTTAGATTTTTATCGTCTCTATGGGGAAAAGAAAGGGTATCTGACGTATTTAGAAGATATCATGTCGGAACAATGGACTTATGGGGATGGAAAGGGTGTTGTATATTCTGGCAGATAGATAAGGACTTTGTATGTAGAACTGGCAAGATCATGGACTTTTATATAAAGACCGACAGCCAGGGGAATGAGATTGATGTAAAAAGAGTGAAAGAAAAAGACGGTGACAATGAGCGGCCTCATGTTATGTTTTATCACTCGTTGCATGCAAGGGACTTCTTGTTTAGACAATGCCTGTTCGGGGAGCATCTTCTAAGCCAGTATCCGGATAAGGTGGTTAATCTGGTGGAATCAGAAAAGACGGCTATTATATGCGCTGTGAATAAACCAGATGAATTATTTGTGGCCACCGGAGGGTTGCAGAATCTAAGGCCGGAAGTGATAGATGTTTTAAAAGATAGAAAGACTGTAGCTTTTCCGGACAAAGGACAAGCATTTGAGACATGGAGTAAAAAGATAGATGGGATGATGATGAAGTCAAGGATAAAAGTATCAGACTATCTTCAAAATGTTGAAAATGTAGGAGACGGAGATGATGTGGCAGATTTGATAATTAGTAACAAGATAAAAGAAAAATATCATGAGCCTGGATGTTTATATTAAGAACAAGAAGAAAGAAGATCGTGAATGGGTTGCAAACATTACCCACAACATGAACAAGATGGCACAAAGGATATTCGTATCAGAAAATAAAGAAACGCTGTACGATTATGTTTGGAGACCAGAAGAATTGTATAGAGAAATATATACCAATGAGATGAAGAATGTACTTACAAAAGGTATATGTATTATGATCTCCAAGAGAAAAAGTCTTTTGAAATACGAGCCAGAAAATGGATGGGGGGCTTATGATTCATTTCTTAAGTTTCTTATCGAATATAAAGAGGCGTGTGAAGATCATCCGGGTTATATAATTGAAGCAAGTAGATAATATGGAAAATTATGAAAATACTTTAAATGAGGTAGTGGTGATCGAATCGTCACCAGAAACGTATTTTGTTTACGCTATTCGTAATGCTATTCGTATCTCTAAATGTGCGTATCCGACAGCCAAGAAAGTAATTTTCAAAAGAGAGGACGTAGAGGTAGAGATCTCAGAAATGGAAACTGAAAGCAGTTTGTATGAAAAGTTTAAAGAAAAACAAAAGAATAGGGTATGGAACTTAATGAGCGCCAACAACGGGTTTTAAGAGGCGAAATTTGTCCTTATTGCGGAAGAGAAACTGAGCTGGTCAATGCCGATAAAATATATAGCAGAAAAGGCTTAGGGATGGTTATGATGTGCAAACCATGCAACGCTTATGTCGGTGTTCATGAATCAGGGCCGAATAAGGGAAAAGCTAAAGGCCGGCTTGCAGGGCCATCACTGAGATCTCTTAAGATAAGAGTTCATGCCGAACTTGACAGACTGTGGTCTACGCCGGAAGAACGGGAAAGGATGTATAAAGATTTGTCCGAATTTCTCTCTATACCGGAAGAGTACACGCATATAGGTATGTTTGGCGAGAAGACGATGGGAAAAATCTTTCAGTTCTGTCATGTAAACAAAGAACGATCAGGTTCGAGAATAGAATGGCATAAGCCTGGAGATAAGTGCCCTAACAAAAACAATCAAATAGTGTCAGGCAGTAGCGCATGCAGAGGATGTCCTGAGTATCTTCATGATGAGAAAGACGGGTATGTCTGGTGTGATCCCGACATGAGCTACGGTAGGTTGAAATAGGGCGCGAATTGCCTATCTTTGTGCTATTATTAATCAAAAAAAATATAAGCACATGGGCAGATCAACAGAGTACTACAGGACTCATCCCGAAGCCAGGAAGAAAAAGGCTAAAAAGGACAAGGAGATAAATGCCAGACCGGAGCAGAAAGCCAAACGCCGAGAGCTTGGTCGTAAAAACTACGAAACGGACAAGAAGAAGGGTAAGGGCTGGAGAAAAGGAAAGGATTGTTCTCATACCAAGAACGGTCTTAGGTATAAATCAGTAAAAGCTAATAGGGGATCCAAATCGGATACGAAAGGTGACAAAAATGCAAGAGGATCTGAAAAATAAAATAGATATAAGAAGGATATTCAAGACCTCTAAACAGGTTATGGAAGAGGCGTATGAGAATATCTTGAAATACAGGCGGGGAGAGCTTATCCCCGCTAAAACCGGATACGATTATATTGATGAGGCTCTGCTTGGAGGTATTTTCCCTCAACATGCTATTGCCATAGGAGCCCGGCCATCTGTAGGTAAATCGTATGTGGCCCAAAAGATATTGGAAAATGTGATGAATCCGATGATCAACCCGCAAGCAGAAGATTATTTTCTTGTTAATTGCGAGTTCGAAATGAATCCTCAAGATCTTCTTCTTCGTAGAATGAGCCAGGATATGAAAAAGCGGGCTCCTGAAATATTAAGAAGGCAAGATTCTAATACAGTAGAAGAGATGAGGATGTTTGAAATCCTTCAAGGTGAAATCAGGAATAATATAATATACATCGATGCTCCGTGTACGGTAAAAGAGTTTGAGGCGGCTGTGTATCATATAGCTACCAAACACAAAGACAAACGTCTTATAATATTTAAAGTCGATCATATTGCTTTGATAAAAAGAATGGGGTTAGATCCTAAGTCGGCTATAGATGATTTGGTGGCGGTTATGAATGAGGCTAAATTAGTATATAAAAACATATTTTTCCTCATCATATCCCAATTCAACAGAGAGATAGAAGGAAGGATAAAAAGCCCACAAGAGCAGCCTCCGCGTCTTTCTGATTTCTACCAGTCTGATACGCTGGGTCAGTTATGTACGTTAATGATAGGCTTGCACAATCCTCGTAGGTACGGGCTGGATAAGTATATGATATTTGGGAAAGATTGGTATCAGACTCTTGATAGGTTTAAAACTGAAAACAAAACATCATTCAGGACAGCCGGACTGGTGTTTCATCATATACTGAAGGTAAGGCAAGTTAGTATGGAAGAGCTTACTAATACAATCCACCCAGAGATCCTGCCGGGACATGGATGGATGTACGGGGAGGGCGGGACGAAGTTCGTGAACCCCAACCAGCCGCCGACGCCTCCCAAGCTCTATACTGTGGAAGACGTTACGGACAATCAGGAACAAGAACAAGAGACAAAAGAAGAACAGTCATTGTATTAAAAAAAATAAGAACCATGAGACTAACAGTAGAAGAAAACGAATACCTGATAAGTAAGTTCCTTTTGGTTCTTACTGAGTTTGCAGGAGATGAAAGAGAGATGTTTTTAATCAACTCCATACATGATAAGGCGGTGGCGGATATGAATTATCGTCTTCCGTCTTTAATAAGCAGAGAACGTAAAAGACGAGTTATTGAGCTCCTTAAAGAAGGAACCAGAATAATCAAGGACTTTTCCGGCTATGCAGGTGATATGGGTATGATTAACGAATACGATCGCCTAAAGAAAGAAATAGGAACCGTCCAAGACCAGCTTGGTGACGTAGAAGGTCAACTTCGGGCAGCAGGAGAAGTTATTAAAAAAGAACTTGATATGATTGCTGACCGAATCAAAGAAGATCTTCTTGATCGAGAACTGGCTAAAAGTAATGCCGAGGCTGAAAGAAAAGCCAAAGTAGATCCGAGATACGAAGTAGCTTTAGGTGATTACAAGGAGATGCTGGAAGTGATTTTTACAACCAGAAACAAGTATTCTACGGTAGATTCTGTACATGACGATCTTCGACAGTCGGTATCTACCGGTAGAAATTCGATTATTAAAGAAGGGTACAACAGTTAAAAAAACAAGGAGGGAATATGGAAAAGAAGGAATTTAAAGTAGGAGAAGTATTTGCTGCCGGACTTGTAAGATTAAAATGTGTGGAAGGTGATACATGCGATAGGTGTATATTTGAAAAATACAATTATTGTTCATGTACAGACATGATTATTGGTTCATGTGAACATATTGATAGACAAGATAACAAGAATGTTATTTTCATTAAAGCTGATTAGGTATGTACATCAATTTCAGACAACTTGCAGCATCAGACATGACTCCTAATGATCTTGCTAATCTTCTTGCCATAAGACAGAAGGATACGGTTATGATCGAAGCCATGCCGGAAGAAGATGCTGGGAGGTATATAGAGCTTGGCCTGGTTGAGAAATTAAAATCAGGCGTGATGAGATTGACCAACAAAGGAACGTCTTTTGTGAATTATATAGAGACACCGGAAATGACAGACGAGGTTCTGGAAACGTTGAAGATTATGATAGGAATGTACGAATCGTATTCAAAAGACATAGGTGTCAGCAGAAAAGAAGCAGAATCCAGGTTGTGTTGGTTTATGGGTAACACCTCATTCAAGAAAGAGGTCATACTTCAGGTAACGGAATCTTATATAGCAGAGTCAGGAGATTATACAATGAGCTTATGCAACTTCATATGGAAACCGCCTTCTCAGGCTTTTTCAGTTCATATGAACCTTAAAAATTCAAAGCTCTTTGACTTAATAGCTGAAAAATTTAAGATCGCTACCGAGCCTTATTTGGAGTCTAAGAAGAATAAGGAAATGGATTGGTTGTTTGCCGTATCTAAATTGCCTACGCCGCCGGCTAAAGGCAATCCGGATTATTTGTTTACCGGAAGTTCTGAAACAGACAAAGAGAGATTGAAAAACATAAAAACGTATTTATTTAACAAAATTAGAAAGCAATGGAAAAAGTAAGAATCAGAAAGATAATAGAGGATATAATTATTACTCAGTTTCTTAATTCAGAAATGGATATAGTTCATGAAGAAGATGTGACGTTTAAAGAACTTGGATTAGATTCTCTTGATCAAATTGAACTTGAAATGATGGTGGAACAAAAATTCAATATTGTTATTATTGATTATGATATGGAGACCATCAAAGATATGACTGATCTTGTTTACAAAATAATAACAGAAGGATATGGGAAGTGATATAATTTTATGCATGGCTTTAATAGCGTCATTTGCTTTTGTTATACAGTTTTTGTTGTCGATATTAGGATCTGATCTGGATACGGATATTGACATTGACAGTGCTTCTGATTTAAGCATGTCTTTGTCGGACATCATATCATTCAAGGGCATAACACATTTCATTCTTGGATATAGCTGGACTACTTACTTTTCGGGTTCCCATTTAGTAGGGGTTGTGATAGGGTCGTTTTTCTTTATCGTTTTGTTTTACGTATATAAGTTACTTCTTAAGTTAAAGCAAGAAATGGTGTACGAATGTCCGGAAGATTTGAATGGCAGAGAGGTGGAGATAGTATTTAGATCAGGGAAGAACCATTATATGGTAAATATTTCGAAAAATGGAAGACAGGAGCAAATGAGAGTAAGATGCTTGTCTGGAAAAACCTACAAAAACGGCGACAAGGCGAATATAAAATATGAAGAAGGAGAATTAAGTATCTAATTTTTTTTATCAACAATTAAATTTTAAAAGTTATGACAACAATCATGTACGTGTCAGCTATCTTAGCTGTAGTGATTATTTTGACAATCATCGGAGTCTTATCAAGGTATCGTAGATGTAAGCCTAATCAGGTCTTGGTCGTTTATGGTAAGACAGGTGGGGAAAAGAAATCGGCGAAATTATATCATGGTGGAGCGGCATTTGTCTTGCCTATTATTCAAAGCTATGATGTTTTGTCAATGGAGCCTATGCAAATAGATTGCAAGCTTACCGGTGCTTTGTCATCTCAGAATATTAGAGTAGATGTACCTACGACTATTACAGTAGCTATCAGTACAAATCCAGAAATCATGCAAAATGCGGCAGAAAGACTTTTGGGGATGGATACCGAATCTACTGAAAATCTTATTACGGACATCGTTTACGGTCAGATGCGTTTGATTATTGCTGAAATGACAATCGAAAAACTTAATTCTGACAGGGATGAGTTTTTGGATAAGGCAAGAAAGAACATTGATAACGAACTTAACAAGTTAGGTCTTTACCTCCTGAACATCAACATCAGTGACATCAGAGACGAAGCCGGTTATATTATGAACCTTGGTAAGGAAGCTGAAAGTAGGGCTCTGAACGAGGCACAGGCTAATATTGAAGAACAGGAGAAGCTGGGTGCTATTAAGATTGCTGTACAGCAGAAGGAGAAAGAAACGGCTGTGGCTAATACCAAAAAAGAACAAGAGATTCAAATTGCTTGTACTGAAAAAGAAAAGGAAACGATAGTAGCTGAAACGAAGAAAGAAAAAGAAATAGCCTTGGCTTTAACCGATAAAGAGAAACAGATCGGCGTAGCTCAAGCAGATAGAGACAGGGCTGCGGTTATCGCAAAAACTTTAACCGACAAGGAATCGGCGATTGTAAGATCTAAGGCAGAACTTGAAGTAAATAAAGCCGAGGCTGAAAGGATGGAAGAAGTCGGAAAAAATAAGGCTGAAGCTGACAAGGAAGCAGCTATAGCAATACAAGACTCTGAAGCTCAGATTAAGAAGGCTGAGGCTGAGAAAAATGCGTCTATAGGATACAACAATGCCCAGAAGGAGGTTGCTGTATCGGTATCAGAATTACAGATCATCAAAGCTCAATCAGAGAAGAAGGCCGGAGAAGAAAAAGTTAAATCGGAAGCGGCTGTAAAAACGGCAAAAGAACTTGCTGATAAAGAAGTGGAAGAAGCTAAGGCTAAGAAAGTTCAGGCTGCGCTTAAGGCTGAAAAGATTGTGCCGGCTGAAACCCAGAAGGAAGAGGCTATCTTGCAAGCTGATGCTGAGGCAGAGAAGATCAAACGCCGGGCTGAGGCAGAGGCAGCAGCACATTTGGCAAAAGCTGAGGCGGAGGCAAAAGCTATTCAGATGAAGCTGGAGGCAGAAGCCGAAGGTAAGAAAAAATCGTTGATGGCAGAAGCCGACGGATTTAAGGCTATGGTGGAAGCAGCAGAATCCAATCCTCAGATCGCCATCCAGTACAAGATGGTTAATCAGTGGAAAGAAATTGCCGGAGAACAGGTTAAGGCATTTGAGCACATTAACCTCGGAAATATCACGGTATTTGACGGCGGTCAGAACAGTACCGGTAATTTCCTTAACAATGTTGTCAAGACCGTCGCTCCGGCATTGGGAGTCATTGATCAGCTTCCGATTGCAGATACTTTAAAGAAGTTAAAGGGAGATGACAAAAAATAAATACAATGGCCCAAGGTTACACTTGGGCCTAATTGAAGAAATAAAAGCAGCATTCATAGATTTCCTGCCGGCGGAAACAGTGCTTTTAAGTGCTTTACTAATTACGATATTTTTAACATGGATTTTGGACAAGATTTAGAACCAGAAGAACTGACCAAGCATTATGATCAGTGTTATGGAATTGATTTTGAAACAGAAGAAGAGGAGGATGAAGAGTATGACTGATGAGGAATTTGTATTGGATAATAAGAAAAAGGTTGTTGTAAGAAAAAGAATATCTTATTTAAACAAAGGTGATAAAGTATGGATCGTGTCTTCCGACGGGTATCTGCTACACACGGACGTAGTTAGAGCCGAACGCGGACGGTCTTATGTGGAGATAGACGGGATTCTGTATTGGAAGCGAGGATTAGATGGCAAGCATCGTAATCGTAATAACTACATGCAGTTTGCCATGACACCAGAAGACGGTAAGAAGTATGTCGTATATTACCCGGAAGGATTTAAAGACAATGACTTATGATGGTCCCGGAAACACATTTGCTATATAAGGAGTTTAATGGTGTGAAACGTCTTGCCATATCTTATTCCCAGATAGATACGTTTCTTACTTGTCCAATGAAATGGTATAAGACTTACGTAGAGGGTAAAAGGTCTACAGAAAAACAAGAAGCTACATCTTATGGTACGGTTATCCATAAAACACTGGAATACTTCTTTAAGAACGGAAGACAGCCTTCTGGTAAAGACCTTGGAGAAGCGATAAGTTACTATTCCTATCAAGAAGACATACCTTGGCAATCACCGGAAAATATGATGATAGCCATGAAACAATCTGGGGAGCTTCTTGCTTGGATTGTGGATCTGTTCAAAAAAGACGGCAATAGGTTTATGATAGCTGATAGTGATCTTAATCCCTGTGAGAAACTTATCAGACACGGCGCTATAATTGGAGTCGAAGAAGATTTTGTGCTGCCGTATCGTCTTCCTAAGCCTGTTGATATAAATGGTGACGTTCATACACATGTGTACATAGTAGGATCGGTAGATCTTCATCTGGCTATAAAGAGCAAGAACGTAGTTCACCATTATGTCATAGATTGGAAATCAGGTAATAAGGTTTTTGATTCTAAGAAGTTGGAAACGAATTTACAGCATCCTATATATTCGTTTTACATCTATAGAAAATATGGTGGAGTTCTGCCAGATATGAACATCTATTTCTTTACCAGGACCAGACAATACCAAAAGGTTAAAGTGGATGAGGAACGTAAAACAAAATCTATAGAGATGCTAAATGACACTTTATCTAAAATGTATGATTTTGAAGATAATAGTGTAAAATCATTTCAAGCGTACATCCAGGGAGCAGAAGGAGCCAGGTATAGCAAGCGGCGTGCCACCCTAAGCCAGCCTGTTTCGCAAAACAAGCTACCCTGCCCGTCGGCACTGTGTTATTATTGTGACTTTGGATTACATAACAAAAACGAATGCCCTTTCTCTTCAGATTGGGATCCGTCTAAAAAGATAAAGCGATGAAATACGAGGATGTTCAAAAGTTAAGAACAAAATACCGGCAAGATCCGGAAGTTATAAACTTGACATACATGAGAGACGTTGCTGTAAGATGCGGGAATTTTAAGAAAGCATTTGAGCTTCAGGAGAAGCTGGGGGATATATGGTTTAACTACTTAAAGGGAGTCCAATGAAAGAAGATCTAATATGTGGAGTAGCGATCCTTTTGTATTTAGTTTTATTATACTTACTCACGACAGCTTTCATAAAAACAGGTAGAGCAGTAGATCGTTATAAGATGAAGAAGAAAACTGACAAAATAAAAGTCGGTCAAAGATACGAACATAAGAACTACTTTGAGGATCCATTTGAAAGAGGCAAGCATGTGATTAAGATATTAGACGTAAAAGAAGGGTACGCTCTATATGAGTACGAAGAAAAACTATATATACGTTCTTCTGTGAGTCTTGAAGATATTGCTAAAATATATGTTTTAATTACTGATATAAAATAAGGGATTATGGAAAAGAAAGTCACAATCAAAGAAGGAATGGATATTTTTTACAAAAATGCAGGGAAAGATATATGGGTCTATATTGGACTTTTTGGAAACAAAGTGCTATCCATTTTAAAAAACAAAGGTGTTATTGCATGCGAAAACGATGCTGAATATTGTGTGTTGATGGATGGAGAAGATCATTTTATAAGTATAGCAAAAGACATGAGTCACGACTATTGTTGTGAGTACGTTGTAGAAAGAGCAGAAGCCTACAGAGACTACCCCTCCAAAGGTGCTACATGCAGTGTATGCCTGTTTGAAGATAATGAGAATAAAGCAAGGGAGATGTTGAAAGAGGCGATAATAGAACTTTCAAAAAATAATATAATAGATTGTGATGGGCTTTGAACTTAGACCTTACCAAAAAGAGGCAGTAGATGCCGGGCTTAAGTTTCTTACAGGAAGATCTAAGAAGCCTGGCATAATCGTAGCCCCATGCGGATGTGGAAAGAGCCTTCTGATATCCAAGATAGCACATGAAATAAATAGACCGACATTAGTATTACAGCCCTCAAAAGAGATTCTGGAGCAGAATTATGCAAAGGCCGTATCATTCGGTTCTAAACCTACTATATATTCTGCTTCATGTGGTATAAAGGAGCTGTCGGCTATGACTTATGCAACATTAAAGAGCATAAAGAAAGATGTAGCGAGGTTGAAGGATATAGGGATAGATACCTTATTGATAGACGAATGTCATTCAGGATATTCTCCTGAAGAAGGTTCTGAATTTATGGAGTTTATGAACAGGTTCCCAGAGGCGAAGGTGCTGGGCTTCACCGCCACTCCCTGCCGCCTCAGAACCTACAGTTCCATGCTGGAAGGAAACTATAGCAAGCTCAATATGCTGACGAAAGACGAGCATAATTTCTTCAAGAAAATAGTTCATGTGACTCAAATACAAGAACTAACCTCTCAAGGGTTTTGGTGTCCACTTAAGTACGAACGATGGTCGTTTGATGAATCGGCTCTGATGTTAAACAGTACCGGAGCTGAATACACCAACGAATCTATTAAAGAAAGTATTGTACGAAACGGCTTAAACAACTCTATCTACAAGCGCCTTCTTCAACTTATGAACGAACGTAAAGCCATTTTGGTCTGTATGGATTCTATCGAATCATGTAATAGAATATCAGAGTTCATGAATGCCAGGATGGGAGCCATAACCGGTGTCGTAACATCGCTAACAACCAAAAAGAAAAGAGAACAAATTATATCCGATTTCAAAGAAGGTAAGTTGAAGGTGGTTTTTAATTATTCAACGCTTGCTACCGGATTTGACTTTCCTGAACTTGATTGTGTGATGTTTGGTCGACCAACGTTCTCATATTCAACGTATTACCAAATATTAGGCCGAGCCGTCCGCATCCATCCTGACAAGAAAGAGGCGCTGATAGTTGATTGCTGCGACAACATGAGGCGTTTCGGTCGGATAGAAGACTTGACAATCGAACAATTCCCTTCTAAGGGCTGGTGTATGTTTGCCGGAGATCAACTTCTGTCTAATATAAGGATGGGTGATATTATTACCAAAGACGAGATCCTTCGCCGGGCAGCCTCGCTTAAATCTGTGAATGGAGATGGTAGGAGAGAAGACGATCTTGACAGTATAATAATGTGGTTTGGAAAATATGAAGGAATTAGATTCAAGGACATACCAGTGTCGTATTTTAGGTTCTTGGCTGAGAATATGGCAGTAAAACCAGGAGACAGGAAAGAAAAGATTATCGAATATTATAATAAGATAAAGGCATGAACAACAAGAGAAGAAAAAAAATATCGGATGTTATTAACAACGTAAATAAGTATAAAACAGATTTTGAATACATCAAATCAAAGTTGTCGGAGTTGAAGCACAACATAAATTCAGCCAAAGATGATGTTGATATGATTTTAGATGAAGAGACTGAGGCGAGAGATAATATACCGGAATCGTTACAAGACTCAGAAAGATATTGGGAATCAGATCAGGCTGTAACTGATATGGAGGAGGTGGTTGATGACATGGAAAGTATTATAAATGATATAGATGATGTGATTTCAACCATAGATGGGAGCATTAAAACCATAAATGGTTCTATTAAAGTAAATTTGGAAGGAGTAATATAAATGAAAACAAATGAATTAAGGGAAATACTTAAATTGTATGGTCTTCAACATGATGTTGTTATCAACAAAAGTTCAAGAAGGTATTCTATTATCTTAGATAATAACATAATAGGAACCAATCACGACAAAGAGAGGGTGGTTGTGTTCCGTCCTATACCGGAAGGGAAAAACACATTCTGCATGGAGCGAGATAGGTTCTACACGGAGTTTGAAGAAGCTTTTGATGATGATAAAGCCATAGAAGCCGTAAGACAATATTTTGAAAACAATAAAACAGAAAGTCATGAACGAAAACGAAATATTTAGATTAAAGGGCAGAATAGCCATATCCAACCTATCACGTGAGGACAAGGATATGATAAATAGCATCCTTGATGGTATCAATAAAAAGGATGAAGAAGAAAAAGGATATCTCTATACCGTGAGAGTAAAACTAAACAACGGAAGGGTTGTGCATGCTACTTTATTTTTTAAAGACAAGAAAGGCCCTACATTTGAAGATTTAAAGAAGGAGCTTGATGACATGGGAGTTAAAAATGATAGTTATAGCAATAACGGCATAATTATCATTAACCGCATTGTCATGAGCGGAGAAGAATTTGACCGCTTTGCAAAAGAAAAATGATGGACTATATTATTATATCAAATAATTAAAACAACGATAAAACAATGGAAAAGATGGACAATAATACTAAAAACATCCTTTATCCAAAAGGATCTATTTTTCGCATGTTGGAAAGTGATGTAATCAGTTCCGAATTAGAAATAGCCAGAGGAGCTATAGTGGAGGCAGTATCAGACATAGAGGTAGATGATGAATATGCTGAGGTTTGTTGCAATGGAGAGACGTTTATCGTAGGAACGGACATTATGGGTATTATTCCTGTCAAAGTATCCAGAGAAAACAAATCGGAGAAAAATGACATCATTGACGATAAACTACGATGGGATTTACTTCCAATGGAAGAGATTGAGGACATTGTAAAAGTCTATCATGCTGGTGCAAAGAAGTACGGACCCAATAAATGGCAGAACCTTGACAACGGGTTTGAACGGTATCGTGCTGCGGCTGCCAGACACCTAATGGAATACATGAAAGGGGAAAGAATAGACTCAGATACAGGATGTTTTCATCTTGCACAATGTGCATGGAACTGTATAGCTATGCTGTGGTATGACAAGCATGGAAAAGGGTTGATACCATTAAACAAGGAGGAAAAGAAATGACAATAGAACAACTAAATTATTTATTAAGAAACGAGCTTTATGCTATAAAAAATCATAAAGACAATATTGATAGAATCAAAAAAGAATACTTTGATTCCAATTATGGGTTAAAAGAAGGAGATAAGATCCGTATTTTACACGAAACAGGAGATGAAATGATAGGCTTCTTGAAAAAAGTTGAAGTATGTGAAGACGGAGATCTGTACTTGACAATCCAAAAACAAAACGAAAAAGGTGACAGAGGCAGAGGAACATGGAATATGTATCTATCATCAAAATCAATTAAAATTGAAAAATGTGTATAATGCCATGAGAGTGTTAAGTTTATTTGACGGAATGTCATGTAGTCAAATAGCGCTAAAAGAAATAGGGATCACACCTGAAGTATATTATGCATCAGAAATAGATAAGTTTGCTATTAAACAAACGCAATTAAATTTCCCTAATACTATACAAGTAGGAGATGTAAGGGATTTGAATGTAGAAGATCTTGGACACATAGATCTTATTTTATCCGGCAGCCCATGTACGGATATGTCCTTTTCTGGAAAAAGAAAAGGGTTGTCTACCGTAGAAGGAATAGAAATCAAATCACTTAATGAGTATCTTGAATTAAAAAAACAAGGATTTGAGTTTTCCGGTCAGTCTTACTTATTCTGGGAGTTTATCCGTATTTTGAATGATGCAAGAAAAACCAATCCCGAGGTATTGTTTCTTCTTGAGAACGTTAAGATAGGAAAGAAATGGGAGCTGGTATTTGATGATGCTATAGGGTGTAAAGGCAATCATATTAATTCAGCGCTTGTTTCCGCTCAAACCAGGAAACGTATTTATTGGACTAATATTCAAGGCGGAATTATCCCTCAACCTAAAGACGAAGGTTTGACTATAAGTGATATAGCGGAATATGAAGTAGATGAAAAATATTACTTATCTGAAAAAGTTTTAAACAATTTAACTTTTCACTTGAAAATAAATCACGACAGGGGAAATTATTATGGAGCTAATATTAAAACAAAAGATGAGAAATCCAATACTGTTACCGTAAAGGGTAAATACATGTACGATCTTATTTGTGTAGCAACGAGAGGTAGGAATCCAGAAAAACCTACATGTAGAGAATATGGTCTTAAAACAGTTCAGAAAGATAATCTTATTTTCCAAATACCAAGAGGATTTAACAAAGGTGGATTTCATGAAGATAAGGCTCCAACATTATCTTGTAATTCATATGATAGAAACAATTTTATCATACAGAGAGCATTACATGGCGATTTCAAAATAAGAAGATTAACCCCTACAGAGTGCTCCAGGTTACAGACTGTACCAGATTGGTATAAATGGGAATGCAGCGAAACCCAACAGTACAAGATGTTGGGAAACGGGTGGACTATTAAAGTGATTGAACATATACTTAAAAGAATAAAAGAATCATGATTAAAGCAAGATTTTACATTAAAAAATCCGATTGCGGTAACGACTACCGTCCAGTCAAATGGCCTATAAAATATCCATATTGGTGTAGTGGTGAATCCGATGATTCATTCATACTTGTAGTGTATGCCGAAGACGAAGACAGCATAAAAGAGCTGTGGCCGGAAGCATACGATATTAATGTCTTAGAAAAAGATACTGAGGTTAAATTCACATTAAGATTTCCTAAGCCTAAATGGTATGAATTGCAAGAAGAGAGATTAGAAGAGTATGATAAATTATATGGTAAATTCGTATGGGTTACGGACATGTGTCTAAAAGATGGGAAAATAAGAAAGGTAAAAGCCAGAATAGAAGATTGTGGTGGTCTTTTATTAGCCGACACTCCTGGTCGTTACACCCCTTATCAGATAGGGGATTGTGCTTTTGAAAGCAAGGAAGAGGCTTTAAAACATGCAGAGGAACAGAGAACGGATTTAATTAAGTCTCTTAGGTTACAAATACTCGAACTTGAAAATCTAAAATTTGAATGCGATGATTAATTACGCGGCAAAAGCCAGAAAAGCTTATTTGATAAACAATTTCGATAAGATTCTTAACAGTCTTAACACGCTTCATTCAACGGTTGAGACCATGACGTTGTTCGTAAACGACCAGGCTTATAATTACATTCTTAAGCTAAAGGAAGTAATTAAAACCAGTCCTATGTATAAGCACAATATCAAGCGTCTTTTAAATGACATGGACAAAGAGATAAAGAGGTACAATGCTTCTATCTACTACATAAATAAAGAGCGTAGTGAGGTTATAGCTGATATAACACAAGCGATGGAAGATTGCCTCATGCCATACATAGACGATCTGGCCGGCGCTATAAGGGCAGCCGTGTGGTCGAGGGGTGTGTCCGAGGAGCGGACGGAAGCGGCGGTACTGTCCCTAATCGTATCCTCCTTGGCCACGACATCAGGCAGACTTATCTCAGGTGGATATCAGATCATGAAAGAAATGGGTGGAGGTCAAGGTGGTAATCCATTTACGTTTATGAGCATTGATAAGATAAGACACTTATCTACATCATTATCTGATGCTATTACCGGTGGAGAAATAGCTCTTGAAGAAAAAGAAGCCAATGACATAACTAAGGCAATGGATGTTTTTATTGAGAAAATGTCTGATTCGGATATCGTCGATAAAGTAATCAGCATACTCGAAGAGGCTGAGTCTAAAAATAAGGAGGAGCGATCATGAATTATTTGGATGGATATGTAGAAGAAGTTCTTTCCGAGCCGTACTATGATGATTACGGCTCTGGTATTTTTAGGTGGTGGGTGAAAGTATCTTACGTTTGTGAAGGTATAGGAGCTGTCACTACCTTAATGTTTGATACGAGAGAAGAAGCGGAAGCTGTAAAAACAGGTTATAAATTTTTATGTTGAAAATAACATGAGGTATTTTGTTTTATTGATGGCACTTGTGTTATCATCATGTTCGCATGATGATAGTCAGGTTAATAACGGATGGGTTATATATGATTTACGTCCTTTACAGGGTGGGCGTGTGATGTATTATGGTGAAGACGGAGGATTTTCAATATTTAACAGTAATAGACTTATAAAATTCGTTGGATACCAAGGGGAATACAATATAGGAGATTCTATTAAGATCATAAAAGTGAAACAATATGGAAAATAATTTAAAACTCGTATGTCCAAAATGTGGCACTCCTCACCAGCCTCATTCTCCGCACACGATGGATGCAGATGGATTTGAAAGGTGTGAGATAAGAACTGTCATGGAAGACAGGGGGTGGTGCTACGAATGCTCTTTTTGGCAAAATATGTACGACAAGCACAAAGACGATCCAGGATGGGTTAGGATAGACGGCTTAAGCTGGGTGCTTAAGCCTATGGTGGAAAACGTACCGAGCGGATGGAACAGCCTTGGATGCGGTGGAAGAAAAATGTATATCAATATCGAAGGGAAAGGCATTGTTGTATCAAATAACTGCTGGTGCCAAGGTGATGTTTCGGATGCATTTAAGGATCTGATGCCTGATAATGCCACTTGGGCTACGAAGGAGGAATTTGACAAAGCTCCTGTAGTAGGATATATTATAGAAGGTATTGGTTTAGTTTTCACAGATAGGGAAGGTCATAAAGCTAATGCTTAGGAATCTATTTCATGTTCCTATTAGAATATTTGAAAGGAAATTAACTAATGGGGAAATAGAATATTGGTGCCAATATCAAAACATTTTTGGGAAATGGAAAAACAGAATAAAATATAATATGTTTGGCGTGTCGTATTATGCTGTTTTTTATTCATTCGAAGATGCGTATGAATTTAATTATGGTGAGAAAGAAGAAGGAAAGGTAAAGGTAGTGGACTCTTGTTACAAGAGAAGATGGTAACTACAATAATCCCCGGCCATACAATAGGTGTACGGTTGGGGATTATTGTAATATATGATTAATAACCGTCTTATCTTATACTAATACATTTTAGTACTATTTTTATATCTTTTATTATAATTCCACATAGGTATCAATAGGGACAAAGCTGCCAATTGTACTTATCTTATATATTGAATGAATAAGGTGAGTACTTGGACTTAATTTCAGTTGAGGTACTTGATTGGATCCTTCTGTAATAAAGAAATAATAAAAAACGTCTCCAATCGTAAACTGTAATATAATATCACCTGTTACCTGTCCTTCATTAAAGTAAGCCTGGATATATTGTCCAGAATTTGATATCGTACAACTTATAGGATTACCGCCCATCGTACATACCTTGCTATTATTAATTTCATCTAAAACATAGGAAGCCGCCATAGTTGCTCCATTAGATCGGTATCTACAACCAAGAATAGGTACAGGATTTCGCCATGTGGTTGTAGGGGCCGAAATCGAACAAGCAAAAACAGGGATCTTGACGCCGGCAACTGTCTTAATATTTTCAAATCTTCTTCTCATAATTCTTGTTTGCAAGATAGCAATAATTGACAACATAAAAGAAACCGGTTCCCTATCATCTCTGACTGAGAACCGGTAAGAAAACAATTTCAGAAAAAAATTAAACCTACATAATCTTTCAAGTAAGAACAAAAAAAACGTACAATCTACTCTTTGACGATGCTAATATAACATATTGGAATCATACAAAAACAATGCAAGTCCGATATTCTTCGTCTATTTGTAACTAACGTCATCGTCTCCTTCCGAATCAGGAGTAGCGCCGATGAAGAACATCATTGACTTGTTGTTTATCTGCCGCCACCAATTATAGGTGCGCGCTACGTCTTCCGGCGTCTTGATATTATACCATTGTTTGATAAACGTCTGTTTGGCGAGTTGCCTAAATAGCTTAAACTCTCCTTTGTATGTACCGGATGTTACTTTATCAAGTGAATAATTCCTAAGATCGGTAAGATCCTTCAGCTTCCTTCCCATAACAAACGGGTCGTTAATGATATCTACAACGTTAAGCTCCATAATAAACGGCATCTGTGAAGCTATTTCGTTTATGGTTCTGAATCCAATGTAAGATCCAAATTGAGTAAGCCAACTTTCTTCGTTTTCATCATCATCACGCCATCCGGCAAGAAGCATGGATACGGCTTGCATGATAAGGAACGTGCCGGCATAGACACTGAGGCGTTTGAGATTAGTTTTTTCTACCTCATCCATATTGTCTTTATTTTCGTTCCAGGCATCTATGATGTTTTTCATACCAGACTCGGAAGCCAGGCTAAATGTTTTGGCTATCATATTCTTTAACGTAATTGACAACCCTTCCTCTTCTTGCATTGTTTGGAAATTGAAGCCACGTCTTTTCCACAGACGTTGAGCCGCCAGCACCAACCATCCTCGGTGGGCGATCATGAACCTGGCTATCCAGTTGCGCGATGCGGCAGTTCGGTTTTCTTCATTCAAAGATCCGTTACATATCTGCGACAAGCTACGGACTTGATTCCTGGTTATAGCCATCTGGGTTTCAACTTCCTCAACAGTAACACCCGATCCTGGCTTTACAACCACCTTCCCATCCACGACGTCTACCATACTCCATAAAGTACGATCTTTTAATGCATTCCATTCTCTTTTTATGGTACTCTGTTCTTTATTGCGTTCTTTTTCCATCTTGAAATCTTGGAACGTGTAGAACCGACCTTTGTAATAACGAACATTGTCCATAGTAGCAATCATAACCTGCGGATTAAGAGGGTAGTTCAGGATTTCCATAAAAGCATACATAGGTGAACGCATTAAGGTCCTGGCCACTCTATTGTATCCGGCACCATACATACGATTTCGGATATTGAATATCCCCATTCTCTCACCTATGACATATAATTTGCTTTTCCTATCTATGTCTCCGGTTTCTGCTATACAAGATGGAGCAAGGCGTGAAAATTCAGCCGATGCGTATTTAAGGGAATCTTTACTTATATACTGTCCTACGGCAGATTCCATGATGAGGTTGATATGACTTGTTAAGGCGCCGGTAGCTGCCACAAACGGGGACAGTGCCAAGTTCATGGTCGACATAAATCTTTCAACAGCCATCATAATTCTTGTAAGGTCTACCGTATATCCTCCGATGTTCACCGTAAGTTTTTTGGTGTTCATCCTAATGCCATAATAATGATCGTTGAAGAAGTCCCTGAACATCTGATATGCTTGGGTTGCTTCAGCCTTTTTACCACCTTCAAATTGTTTATTCAGTAACATCTGCTCCAGTCCTTGAGCGAGCTCTATAGACTTCTGCTTTTCGTTGTATAACGATGACTGCATCATAAGCATCGAATAAGAGTAGCCAAAATCGTGAGATACATTATCTTGGTTCTCCAATTCATATATGTAGTATTTAGGTATAGACCTAAGTCTGTCTTCCGGATCATACACTTCTCCTTGCCTGGTTTTACCGTATAAAGAATTGTCTACTTTGTCCAGGCACAGATCTGATACAAAATTACGAACCGTATTTTTGAAGTTAATACCCAATCCTTCTATACGTTCTATATCTTGTTTTGATATCTGTGGAATAGCATACAGGTTCGGGCTCTGCTCTTTGTATAGATCAAGGGATTGTCTTTTTATTTCCTTGAGTTTTTGAATCATATTCCACTGCTCTACGTTTTTAGTAGCAACTTCATTACCGTCAGCATCATACTTGATACCAAAGTCATTGAAATAAGATTCATCACGATACAGGCTTTTCTTAGGCATTCGATGACCATACCCATGATCTTTTACATAATCAGGATTACGGCCGTTATTTTCGGCTTCAGATTCAGCCACCCATGCCCTTGCAGGATCGAAAGACAGGTACGATATGTTCATGCCATAATCTTGGGTGGATGTACCGTTTTGCACGTCCTTAACCATCTGCGCCACATCTATCTCACCTCGACCTATTTTGTCGATCATAGCCGCATATCCGGTAGGCGCCATGCGTTTATAGTAGGAAAAGACCTGGCCCCTGGCAAATTCATTAACAATAGCATTAGCTTCTTCTACACCCTCTTCTCTTGTATTATTTAAAAACAAGCTGGCCATCTTAGCATTAACAGCATTCCTGAAATCTCTACCGTCTAATTCTTTGCTTATACCAAGCTTTTCTGACAGGTAGTTGGTTTCAGATACGGTAAACAGATATCGGTTATCAGCAGCCTTAAACAGCTTATCCCTTAAAGCCTGAATCCTTTTTGCTTTCTTCGCCGTAGTATGACGTTGTACGAACTTCCATTCCACTTCCTTGGAGTCAGCAAGAGCATTTAAATAAGACTGATTTACTTCGTTTTCGGCCTTACTGCTTTTAGTAAGGTACTTATCAATATCTTCAAGACCCACCATCTTAGCATAATCTATTAAAATAGCGTAATCAGCTTCAATAGCTTCAGATGCGGCCCTAAAAGCATCTCTTTCAGATAAGGTAAATGTCGCTTCGTTAATTTCTCCGATATCAGCCACATCTCGGTTGTTTCCGATTATTTCCTTGATAATGGCCTTATTTTTTTCTATATCTTTCACAATCGAATCCACGTTAGTCGCATCTCTATCACTTGTCGTAGAACCAATGATATCATGCGCCATTTTAAGATACGAAGCCTTGTTATTTGATTCGGTACGCGCCGACTGTTCCGATTCTACTTCATTCCAAAACCGATCATTGAACGACAGGTGACCTCCCAACATAAGTGTCTTCAGCGCAGCTTCTCCTCCCGACTCGCTCTGAATCGTTCTTAATTTTTGCAAAAACGATTCTGATACGGCATTGGTAACATTATTTGATTCCTTTCTCCAAACTTCATTTATAGCTTGTATTTCTTTAGCCATCTTAAGTTGGTCGCCGGTTTTTTCCACTCTCCTGGTTCCTACATATATGTATTCTGAAGCTGCTTCCTTACGTTGTTTACGAAGCAGTCCTTCTTCTTCGTAATTGCTGCTTTTAAAATAGGCAACCTCATCAAAATTACCACCGCTATCAATAAAAGGCTGCCTCAATATCCGTTTTTGCCTGGATAGAGCATTAAGGTATTCTTTGGTTGTTTGAGAAACCGGATACCCTAATTCTTCTTCAGCCTTTTTGTATATGGATTCCATTCTTGTGGCATAACTTTCGCTAAATTCCAGTTCCGAATTTTCAGCATCCCACTTTTCCATCTGTTCTGTATAAATCTTTTCCTGCTCGATGGTAAAAATATCGGTATTAACTCTATCAGACGATGGTTTGAATTTAGCGTTTTCAGTAACCGTATTTCCATCCTTGTCAACTACTTCTCTTTTAAATACGTAATTACGGTCATTGTCAACCACATCACCAATTTCTTCTTCTGATATCTCTATGTTCATGGCAGTCGCAAACGCTCGCATCTGCGCCAGCTTCTTATTACGATCGTATTTAGCCATATCAAGAGCACTACGAAGGTAATTAGAAGTTTTGCCGTCTACTTTCTGAAGCAGTTTTTCAAATTCAGATTTGTTAAAACCATGCTTTTTAGCATATGCCAGGAAGTCGGATATGGCGGGCTGGGCATTCACCATCGCATTGTAATTGTCTTTGGCAATCATAGCTCCAAGAGCGTTATTGAACGGGCTGGAGGAATGTTCTAATATACCAAACCACCTACTTATCCAGGACACATCATGTTGAACCTTATCAAAGAACTCTTTTACTCTCTTTACCTTATCTGCCGGCACATGAAGTTCGTTCATTAACTTGTCAAGCAACGTACTTTCATCAAGATCTTGTACTGATTTAATATCAGACTGAATACCGTTGATGTCGGCAATGACGGTATTGATCCTATTTGTATAATCCTGCTTTTCACGCTCATCAAATTCGGTACTTCTGTTACGGATATATCCTCGAAGATCGTTCATGATCGGAAGAACCTGGTTGTTGATAATATCTACGTTCTTTTGATCATTGGTATTGAAATGAAGCTTACCGTCTTTGGTATCACCATGAAGGATGGTGTTCACCACATTGCTTAAGTATCTGACCTGAGCTTCGGCTGTAGAGATCATGCTGTTCATGGCAGCCGCCATCTCATTCTTGTCTATTTCGGTCTCTACTTTATTTATCTTATCTTCTATGGTCTTAAGCTGCGCAAGGGTCATAGACGTAGTTACAGCCCTATCAGAGCTTATCTGACGTAAGTCTCTTAATGTTTTCCTTAATGCCAGGATCTTAGACTCAAGAAACTTGTTCTTGTTCATAGAAGAAAGGGAGTATAATGTAAAGTCATTATCCTTTAACAGAGAGGTGTCAAATCCTTTATCTATGTCAGTAATGGCAAGATCACGAATGTTTTTAATAACGTTATTCAAATCTTGTCTTTGGGTTGATAAAGCTGATTTAAGCCAGCTTACGATTCCAGAGAAAAGCTGCCGGACGCGCCCCAGGAAGGAGGTGGGCTCTACCGGCGCCTGTGCTGTGCCGGTCTGCATCTCCCTTGCGAGGATCTTTCCAAGAATTTCTCTCCTAACAGCATTATCAAGCTCAGCTCCTTCATATACCTTACCGTATGTATTATAATACTGACCTGCATACTGGTTCCACTCTTCCGTACCTTCTACATCTTGCAGAACAGCCTCAACAGCATTCTGATCTCTGTATGCCTCTACAAGGAAGTGGGCTGTTTCTTCTACTAAATCAGATAAAGTAGCATCTTCACCAACTGCTATTACGTTATTAGCAATATCCGCCAATGCCTTAGCAGAAGGTTCGTGCCCGTATTTGGTTTGGTACTTCTCTATATAGTCGGTCATACCTATGACACTAACGCCAAGCGTTTTCAGTATCTCGACAATAGAATTTCGTTGGTCACGTTCCTGCCTGCTATAATCTGATACGATCTTAGCTTTAGTATCAGCATAAAGATCGTTATCTTCTAATATGAATGAAACTACAAGCGCATCAAAATGATCGTACTTGGCGTCCAATTCATTGTATCTTCCTGACTTAAGATCGTTCTTTATCTGTTCCCTACTAACCCTTTCCGTTCCTCCGGTGGCGAGTCTCATAGTTACCTTACTGTTATCCAACGAGCTTATGGTTATCATACCTTGGTCGTTCATGGAAACATCGGAACCAAAATGATTACGGAGCTCGGTGTATGATAAGGCTGAATTGAAAAGTCTAATTTGTCCTGTATAACCTTCTCCTGTAAGATAATAGCTTCTTGTTTCAGAATCGAATATCTTAGATCCTGACAAAAGACCTTTCTTTATAAGGTAGTTAATTATCCCGCCTTTTGTTGATAAAGAAGTAGAAGCAGAAGCGGTCATGACCGGTATAAAAGACTTGGGATTATTAAGAACATACTTTCCAGCTTTGTAAGTAATGTCTGCCACGCCATCCACGGTAGATTCTTGAACGGTTCCTGATAAGAATCCTATTCTAATATCATTCCCGCCAGAGCGAAGAGCTTCTCCGTAATCTTCAAATAATTGACTACGATCGTTCATGAAAAACAAACGAGGCTCTCCAGTCTGATACGTTACACCCACAGGATTAGAATCTGTTTCTGGTAGCTCTTCTGGGCTAAATATCTTAAGACCGTCTTTTATAACCATATAATTAACACCCTTATCCTGTACCATAGATACGGGAGTGAAGTCTGAAGATATGGTATCTTGTAGATACTGCCCGGCGTCTATTCCAGGTCCTTCCGGTACGGAAATACTTGACGGGACCATAGCATCCACCAACATAATATTATCACCCAGATTTTGGCTGTAGAATCCAAAGCCCGATTCTTGGATTTCATAAGGTGCATCTGATTTTGACACAAGAACAGGGTTACTCATCTTAGAAGCCTTATCCAGCACCCTTTCCCTATAGGCTTCCGGAATAAGATCGATGTTGGATTTCACCTTATTGTAGGCCTGTTTATTAACAGGTACATTCCTTCTCCAGTCGCCAAAAGCCTTTAAGAACTTATTAGAAAATACGGTTTTAAAAACAGTAGTAGCCCGTTCCCTGTTCTCCATAAGAGGAATAGATGCTATTTTATCAAACAACATAGACCTGTCCCCTGATCTGGTAGAGACAGAAACAACTTTCTTTTTATTATCTCTTTTAATAATACACGTTGATGTCATAGTAAAACATTTTTGTTATGAGACAAAGGTAGTTAAAAATCAAGCATATCATAAAAAATAAAGTCACCTAACTTCTCAGTCTGATGGCTTAAAATGATATGAAAAAAAAATTATAATCTGACGAAAAATCGTCAAGTTCAGCTTATATGTAATGCATGTACCCATCTCGGTGAATAAACCTTCCCGATTCAAAGCGCTCAATATCTTCAGGGCAAATAGGGCCCGAATCCTCTCTCCTGGCTTCAAACCAAAGCCCCGGCTTACGAAGTCGGCAAGTTATGATATAGTTAAAGCAATTGTGCGTAAAATGGAAAACAGATCCTACAGGGAAATACCTATCAGCTTGAAATACGATTCTTTTTCGTTTAGTATCAAACGTGATATCTCCTACTATCTTAGCCACGTAATAGCTTCTGCCATTTAACGTTTCATCTGTTTGTGGTATCCAATAATAACCTCTTGCCATGCCACAAATATATGAAAAAGTCGGATAACTTACGTACCCTACTCTATTATTTGTTTAAATAGTCCAATTTCATCTATTTTGACATGACCGCTTTGCATACGACCATTATTAGGATTATGTAGAAAATTGAAACCACTTTCTTTTTCCTGTCTTTCAAAAGAGCTGATATCCTTTCCTCTACGGGCTCTTTCAAAAGCTTTATTGAACAACTTGCCTCTAAAGGTCTTGACGAGGATCTTGGTAGCGTTATTGCCGGCTCTTACCATTGCTTTCCTTGCCCGGTCCTCCGAGACAAAACTGCTTCGGAAAATATACGATGCTGCTGCTTGTATATCTTGTTTAGTAATCATATGCCAAACATTCCTTTCAAGATACTATTTTTTATACTATATATCAATTTCATCTCATCTCTATCATATACGCCAAAAAAGGATTCACTGGGGTCCTTTGGATTTACGCTCAGTTGAATTATACAATTGTAAAGATAGACCTTAAGTTCATAATTATCAGAGTATCTATCCCGTATGGTTTCAAATGTCTTAATTAATTCTTCAACAAGTACTCTGCTAAATGAAAAAGGTTCTCTACAATCACCTTTAAATATGATATGATTTAAATCATTGGTATTATCAAATTCGTACTCTACCCGACTGTCGTCCATCATATCATAAGTGATTGACTTTTTGATTTTAAATCCCATATTATTTTGTTTTTTTAGTTAATATAGATCTTCTGAATACAATTGTTCTCTAATGGCACTCCTATCTACTACCATTTCCTGATTATTGCTCTTAACAAGTTCAGATGCTTCCTCTCTTGTTAAAAAATGATTCTTGCTTGTCAAAAAATCCTTGAACACTACAGTTTTTATGGGCTATACCGTATGCCGCAAGTTGAGATAGTATAGAGGGGTGTCTCAATCCACAGAACACGGTGCCGGATGGTATATTGGTGGGCTGATAGGGTCGTTTCTTGTCGTCCTGTACCCAGATGGCCGCGCATATCACGATTTCTTTATTACACATGACTATAAATTTAATATTCCGTTTTTGCCAATATGTTTCTTTTCTTCTTCGGTAGGCCATTCTTTCTTGAACTTACCGTGCCACGTTCCAGGAACTACCACCACTTCGCCTCCCTTACTATATTCAATAGCGGCACATTCAGAACAAAGAGGCTTGCCTTCATATCCCTTTAGCGACTTATCGTAAATACGATTCTTACAAGGTCTTATAAGAGCCCAGTAATATGATGTGGCTGTATTATCTATACAGCCACATTTTGAACATACAAACAAACTCATCCCGCAATCTCCCAGTCATTAGACATAATATCATGTTCGGTTGGATTCCAATTTGATGCTACTTTTTGACCTGTATCTACCATCAATATATTTACGTCAGACATACAGATATACTTTTTACCCCAATCGATTCTTTTTATCTTACGACCTAATTTAAGCCGTTGTAAAGCCTGTTCGAATGTCATGCCACGACGAGGCAGTTTGAGATACTTTTTAAGTCTGTCGGCAGCTTCATTTGGTGTATGGCCATCGTATTCGAAAGCGGTTTCTCTTTCAGGAACATCAAACAAATCCCAGTATTTGCTTTCATAGTGATTAGATACCTGACCGGTAGGTAGGATCGCCATCACAATAAACCAATCATCAGAACCGAAGCATTTTTCTCCGTCGCTGTGTCTCCTTGATTTGCAAACTTCAACCTGTCCGCTTCTGGCTAATAGATTAAAGAAGGCAGCGTTATACAACATGCGATACCTATACAATTCATTGAAAGTGTGGTATCCGTCAGAGACTTCTCCCACGTCTACAGGCTTCTTGTTTTGAATACTACCCAAAATATTCTCTATATAGAGCTGTATTTTATACATACCCATTTCGGTGTGGCCGTATTTGTTCAAGATATTATTGACATCGTATTGTATATTAAAATCTTTTTCAAATTCTACTTCAGGATGATTCGGATAGAAGTAGTCCACTGATGCTTCTAACACTGACTTTACGTGTTCTATTATCCTCGCAACATCATCATGTTTAAAAAAATGCTTAAATCTTTCAACGAATTTAATATCTTCGTTGATTGCTGATTCGAACTCTTCTTTTGTCATCACTCTAATTACATCTTTTTTTAAATCGTCTAATCCCATGATTTATTTTAAATTAGTTGTTATTATACTTTTTTATCCTACAATACAAATCCAATAAGAACTCAGCAGAAAAACCATCCCATGCATTATTCTGCCAAATATCTACTTTGTTAATAAACCAAAACCATGTGGGACCCTCATATGAAGAATCAGATGATGATCCCAATCCGATTTTCTCCATTTCATTCGCCACATCAGAATAAGGATCTAAAATGACTCCCCTAATCATGTTAATAATATCATCCTTGTCTAACATAAATTGAAACCGCTCCTTGTTAGTAGGCGGATCTTGATTCAATTTACCAGTCGCAAGCCATTCTCCATCATGATACAATTCGGCAAGTTTCTTTACCTTATTTTTAAGAAAAGAATACTCTTGTATGACTTCTATAAAATCAGCTTCGTTAGCTTTACCTTCTATAAAGATAACGGTTTTGCTTCCAGGTCTATGATCGTCTAAGCTTGCCGGGATTCCTAATATCGTCCATCCTTTAAACTCAGCTATCTTAAAACGCATGACATCAAACACCTTATAAAAATCATCACAATCTACAGATTCTATTACCTTAACATCCTCTTCCGTAAATTTACCTCGTATTGAAATAACATGATGACCAGGGCAGCCATCGGTTCCGAAATATGCGATTCTAACCACGATATTTACAATATTTTAATTTATTTTGCTAAAACATTCATATAACATGGCACATCTACCACATCTCTTCTACGAAGTCCCTTATCAAAATAAGAAACTATATAAGTGTTTTTACCTTCGTGATCAGGCCTGGGATCGAAACATTCAAAAACGAATCTTGTTACACCTTCCAAATAACCAAGCATGAAAACAAATTCGCCACCGTATCTTTTATTAGCTAATTCTTCTACGGTCATAATCTGTCCCCTCCTAATCCTGAATTGATGCTAACGTACTTAACACGGACATCATTTCCACGTCCAAGCTGACCCCAGCCGGGCGATGGCGTTCCCTTGGCCGGAGCAGGGACAGCCCTAAGACGAGACCAGTCCTGCTTTTGCCTCATGGCTTCAGCCTCTTTGTAATACCGGTTACACAGTTCTTGATCTTCGTAACCAACGTAATCTTCCTTATTTTCCATATAGAATATTTTTTCAACAAAAGTACGACATTTATGAATTAATTAGATTTAAAATAAAACAATATGAATTAAAATAAAAACCCGATACGTTAAAATCGCATCGGGCCCGGTATTGAAAAAAAATAGGTTCAGATCTTGGGTAAAGATTCGAGCCAATTTTTAACATCTTTAGGTAATTATATACAACTTTACACCACAAATACGCCAATTTGTTTTCATATATAAATAATAATTTCTATATTTGTGTCATGAGATTAGTCGAACAACATACGATCAAACCAAGTTCTGTTTATTACAATGAACTTTATGATCTATTGCATAAGTGTAAAAACTTATACAATAAAGGGTTATATGTTGTTAGACAGTATTATTTTCAATACAAGGATGATAATACTGTAAAGTATAAGTACCTAAACTACTATTCTCTTGAAAAGAAGTTAAGAACAGAAAATGATGTTGACTATCGTGCTTTACCAGCACCGGTTGCTCAACAAGTGTTGATGATGGTTGATAGAAACTTTAAATCTTTCTTCAATCTCTTTAATAAAAAGAATAGAGGTGAGTATTCTGAGGAAGTAAGAATGCCAAGGTATCTCAACAAGGGTGGTTTGTTTCCTGCTGTTTTTGTAACAAATGCTTTTTCTCAAAAATGGATAAAACAAGGCATTGTTAAGTTACCAAAACAGTTTTCCTTTACAACAAGAACTAACAAGCAAAATATTCAACAACTTAGATTCATTCCTAAGAATGGGTATATTGTTCTTGAAATAGTTTACAATAAGAAGGAAAAGAATCTTATGTCCGATAATGGGAACTATCTTGGCATCGACATAGGATTGGATAATTTAGCATCTTGTGTTTCAAACACCGGTTCTTGTTTTATCATCAATGGTAGGCCACTAAAGTCTATTAACCAATATTATAACAAAAGGTTAGCATTCTTAAAATCTAAGTTAAAAGACAATAAACAGATTTCAAAACAAATAAGGTCATTAACCGACAAAAGGAATAACAAGATCAAAGACTATCTGCATAAAGCAAGTAGAATATTGGTTAATCATGTAGTTTCCAATGGTATTAATACGATCATAATCGGTCATAACAAGTGCTGGAAACAAGAGATCAATATTGGAAAGCGTAATAATCAGAACTTTGTATCTATTCCTTTTAATTCGTTTATCAGTATGATATCGTATAAAGCTACATTAGAAGGAATAAATGTTAAGATCGTTGAAGAATCTTATACTTCAAAATGTAGCTTTTTAGATAATGAACGGATTTGCAAACATGAATCTTACAAAGGAAGAAGGATCAAACGAGGATTGTTTAAAACCTCGTTTGGTAAGACAATTAATGCTGATATCAATGGTGCTTTTAACATCATCCGTAAATCGGAAAAAGAATCCTTTGATGTAACGATGTTACCAGAAGGTAGAGGGTTTTGGTGTAACCCGGTACGAATTTCCGTATAAATGTGTATTACTTTACGCTTTTGGTGTAAAGTGGTATATAATCACCCATTTAGGGTCTTTGTCTATTCTATCTTTCAGTTCATGCAATGCTGAGTCCATAACCGTATTCGGTACGCCAATCAACTCTCCTATTAAATACAATGGGGTTTTATTCGATTTAGATTCGTGTGCTATATTCATGTCAAAAAAAAGTTATGTGAAACAAACCGGCCACGGGTATTCTATTGCCCGCCGACCGGTATAATATTTTTATTCTTTTTTTTCCAAACGGGAAAAACGGGAATGCGGGAATCATATTTTTTACTATGGCTCCCGCACCACCGGAAGGACCTGGATCTGGATCTCAGGTCAGATCCTTCCAGTTTATTTTTTCGCCGAGGTAATCTTGCACGGCAAGCCATCTTATAAAGGCTACTCCTTCGGGAGCATCCGGATCATCCAAATACATTAACGTAGCTTTCACCAACTCGTTCTCACATTTGAAGACCTTCGGAAAACCATCCGAATAGTACATTGCAAAGACATATTGGACATCGCCCCATGTCGCTTTATCCGGCTTCTTCGCTCCGCACTTTTCAAAAATATCTTTTATTTCCGGCTGCTTCCAGATCCTCTTGGATCCATCGACGTTGACCATCTTCTTTACCGCCTCATCAGCGAGAGCATTAGAAAAATGGTAGCCGTAAGTATCTACATATTTCTGATAAGCTGGATCCTCTGCGTCTGCTCCTCAATAAGAACGACCTCTGCCACGTCCGCGACCTCTACGCATCTGAGGTCCGTCACCGTAGTATCTGTCGTCTCCATAGTAATCGGTCGGGTAGGATTCGTAACCCATCCTCCGGTATTCCCGGTCCTCCATTTCATGACGACGTTCGCGCTCTTCAAGCCTTCTTTCCCTTTCTTCCAGCTCGTTTTCTCGCTCTTCCATTTCCTTCATCTTCTCATGCATACCGTAATGGTCGTAAATACCACCACCGTACCCCATGTACGTCCCATCAGAACGCCGGCTTCTGCCTCTGCCTCCACCTCGTCTGTCTTCTATCTCGTCATATCCAGGATATTCTCTGTGTCCTGAATTTAAATCATATACTATCATATTATACTTATTTCAAACGTTCTACAATTAACTTCTTTAAATCTTCGAATGAATCAGTAAGGTCATTCACCTTATTTTCTATACCAGCTATTTTACGATCCTGCTCTCTCGTTTGTTTGAATGCCGGATTGATGTCCTCTAATATAGATTCACAAGCCTCTATCTTGGCACGATGGGCATCTACGCTGTTTATTATGTCTTGACTGGTGTTTTTTATAGCATTCAGTTCGTTCATAATCGGATCTATGCTGGTAGATAATGTTATGCCCATAGCCTTAGCCACATTCTGGGATTCCGGGACCGTATAGGTCTTGGTTTCGCCAGTGAGCTCTACCGTCAGATCCACCACGCGGGTCTGCATCGCCTGATACTGACCTGGCTGAGGAGGAAGATACCTGGGTTCGGATACGGCTACTACCTTTCCCAATTCGTATTTAGGTACTGTATTAGTATCAAGGGTATGTACCTGAAACCCTTTCTTCAAATCTGAAAACATGATCAAAATATTAGTTAGGTGAAAATAGGGTGATGATCTTCATCACCCTACTGAAATCATTTACCTGCTTTAACTTCAGACGCCTGGGCTGCCGCTACTGGAACACAGCAATCCATTAATCTTAACACGCCACGAACTTTATTGAAGTACAGAAGGCGTTCTGTGCCATTTACCATAGCAGCACCCGTGACAGCTACGTTAATAGGGTTCACGACATTCACTCCCGTAACCGGGCAACAGGTGTCGGATCCTACTGTTGAAACTGTGCTGTTTGCCGGGACCGCAATCTGTACCGGTAGAGCACTTCCGGCTGTGGGGACTACTTGCCTTATTTTAAGAAGGATAAGACCCTCACACGGAAGGGCGATCCAAGCCCGTGGGTTAATACCGAAGACTGTATTTGTCGTACTGACAATAACATTCTTCGTAACCATCTCATACAACGATCCTATTTTAGAAACACAAGCCATATTAGCCTCCTCTCTTAATAAAATCAGACAGCAGCGTTGTTATTGCAACATCCGTTGTTACATCCACATCCGTTATTGCAGCAACCTCCTCCGAATACCTGTCCCCAAGTATAAGCCTGGTAAGGAGAACAAGAGGGGTAGGCCGGGACGGCCGTCGGGCGTAATTGACCAACGATATTCTGGGTTTGTTGCTGAGATAATGCCGAAGCTGTCAAAGCCGCTTTTTCTTCACGAAGTTGAGCAATAGTGTTCTGCATCTCCCTCATTTCCAACTGACAGAATTTGTCGTTGATCATAACGGTTTGGGCGTCAAGTTTCGCAGACAAGATATTGAATTGGCTTGTAGCTTGCTCACGATTGTTAGCCAGACCTTGGTTGAGACCGTTCTGCAAGATATTGGTTTGTTCCAACGTGCGAAGCTGGTTATCAAAACCTTGCTGAGTAATCATTCCCTGAGTCTGGCAAGTGCTTTGATTGATCAACGAACTCAGATTGCAGCAGCAAGAGCTGATTTGATTTCCTATTTCACAACCTTGTTGTTGAACTGCGTTGATAACAGCCTGAGAAGTCATACCTACCTGACCAGCTACTTTATCAATAGCACCCTGTACGTTGCAGATAGCGTTCTGAAGTTGAGTAGTAGAACAGTTCAAAGCAGAAGCAATCTGATCTATGGCGCTACGATTACCTTGAATTGCCTGCATCAAAAGTTCACGACCGTAATCGTTATTCAACTGAGCCGGCAAACCATTGGCGCAACAATCACCGCCATTTCCAAAACCGTTACCGAAGCCGCGTCCACCCCACAGCCAGAACAAAACAATTATCCAGAGCCACCAACCGTTAGCCCCACCGAAACCGTCCTGGTTGTTACGACCGTTCATCAAAGCCGCCACCAGATTCGGATCCATTTTATTACCACCTATCAAATTAGCAAACATGCCGGGAATCATTGAAAGAAGACCGTTAGTGGCTGCACCACCACCGTTAGCCCCGGCTCCATCTAAAAGGACGATTTTATCACCACCCATAATTTTATAGTATTTAATTGTTAAACATATGTGCATGAAGCACGTAACAAAGATCATGATTGCAGGGTGGAATATGGGTGTGTTTATTTCCTATAGAAGAGAAGTATTTTCAGAAAAATAAGAAGAGATGAGTAAATATCACCATAGACTCATCTCTTAATCACTTTTTATTGTAATAAAATTCAAGCCATGTCACACAACTTGAATTTATATTTATCAATTATATCATTCAAATCGCAATCTGATAAGTTGAACCATTCTCTGTATATCCCTTTGATATCAAATCTTGCATGAAGCTCGCTCTCTATATCTTTATTCACATAAGCTATTAATGTTAAGTTATCTTCTACAATAGACAACCCAGATAGCCTTCTTTTTACATCAGAGCTTTTACCTATTTTATAAAAACCATTATTATTATTTCTTATTATATATGTAAAATATTTTATACATTTTTTATTATACCTATCGATAGATCTATGTATTATATCTAATACCCGATCGTCATTTTTAATATTACAACAATCAAATATATCATAAATAAAATCTTTAAATAAAGATCTATCACACTTCATATAGATGATACACAGAATCGATTTGGGGAATAAATAATAGTCATGCCTAAATACATGACTATTATTATCTATTATTTGTTCTCCATTATTATCATATCTATATGATATATAATCTATTCCATCCTTCCTTAAAATTAAAAGATGATATTACATCCTTAATCCAATGTTTAAAATCATACTTACATTCTAACAATTTATGAACATGTTTTGCGTCAATCATTTTTCTGTCGTTTATTAACACAAAAGGAATACAAGTATTATCCATAATAAAAAAAAATAGGCCCAAAAGAGAATGTCAGATCCCACTATGACAAACCCTAATGAGCCAAAAATATCTTTCAACATCAAACAACCAGAGGTGGGATCTCGTTGTTCATTGTTTCTGGAACAAAGATGGGAACAGGATTTTAAATAACAAATATTTTAATACTTTTTAAAACAAACCAGGGCCCGCATCACTGCGAACCCTGATCTACACTAATCTAAACTAATACCATGAAAAACTTAAATCTAAAAACTAAAGAACACACAAATGTATGAAAATGTATGGTTTTCACAAAGAATCTGTATCCTGTTCTTTTGTGTGATTCAAGACATGGGATATAGTTCTGATACTTAATCCGGTTTGATTTTGTATCAGATTATAAATATAGGATTTTGAAACTACAGTTCTTAATTGACCTAAATCATTCATAATGTTTTTATACATAAGATGAATGCTGTTGTTACGTTTGATGGTACTGATTCTCATTTCCTACTGTTATTAGTTACGTCCGGTTCTTACTTTTTCCTATTTCTATAATCCCTTCCTGAAACTAATATTGCAAACTTAATAAAAATAATTCATAAACAATGAAAATCTAACTTTTCTTGTATGTTATTGATATACGTGCATATATGAGAAAAGTGAGACTTTCACAAGCCTCACTTCCCAAATTATAACTATAAAAAAACTATATATATGTACACAAAAATTACCTACATTCCAATTTATTAAGATCATCCAATTCAGGCTTGCTTACGGTCATGTCTTGCGTCAAGCCAGATCTGTTTTGGTATGGAGCGTAATCGGTTTCTACCGTCTTAGCCTTCTGAGTAGAATCGTATTTCACCTCTGATTCGGTTCCTGTCAGATTTTGGTAGATAGAGCCGGAACTACTCTCGCTTACTTTAGACCATATCTTATTACCTACTCTTATAAAATTATCATAAATACCTTCGGCTGTTATAACACCATCTTGCTCTACGATATTAGGGCCCGATTTTTCTTTTAACAAATACGGGTGCCTGGTGTAAAAATAGTGTTCAAAATCATTCCCGGCATACGAAGGGTCATACTTCTCCAAATAAAACAATTCTGATAAAGAAGGGTCGGTACTGGTCATGCTATAATCAAACAACATCAACCTGTCTTTTCCAGATAAAGATAATTCTATTGATTTCAAAATATCAGGATCATCAGAAATAAGGCCCAAAGATGGACCAGGTTTGAAGTCAAGATACTTATAGGCATTATCATATAATTTTGTTTTATGGAGTTTGTTGTCAAGGTAAGATTGGTATAAATCGAATAAGGATAATGGGTTTTCGCTATCTTGTTTTTTGTTCATGTATCGACTATACTCCCGATCCACATCCACGTAAGGAACGTCAAGTACCGCCGGGTGTCCAAACGCCATCCTGGTCATTATCATGTCCTCCGTGTTCTGAGAATCCATGAACGATCTGACGTATTTTTTAATGGAAGCCATGAGCGTATTATTATCTACGTTCCGTACTTTCTCTTTATCCAAAACGCCGTTCTTAAAACAAGATTCAGGATATATTTTAGTAGAAAAATGAGTTAGGTTGTGCTTGGCTAACACTGTTGATATTTGATACATCTCGTTAATATCATCTTTGCTGATCCTTTGATATAGATTATCTCCTACCTTAAGCAATGAATGTTTCTCAAACGCTTCTACTGGGTCTATATTGGATTCAGAATAAACGATATTCAAATTATCCATATACTCCGGCAATAATTCAGAATAATAATCTGTGCTATCACCAAGAACATCATCTATAGAAGATGCCAGCGTTGGAGCATAATTTACATCATTATGCCTGGCCACATAAATATCAAGATCCAGCATCAAATTATCTATCTTATTCAAAGATTCTTCTGTGCCATCATAAGTTTCCGATGTCCCTATTATATCTATGCCAAACCACGTACAAGCCTCTTCTATATCCCATATCATGCTTCTTAAATCGGATTCGGTGTCGGCATTAGCCCTATGTAAATAAGCTGATATACGAGCTCTTAGGAACTCTATTTTGCCAGGATTGTAATAAGACAGATCTTGTAACTTAGACAAGGATCTTCTCTTGCCTTCTACCACATCATCCCCTTCTATGTTTATTACCGGAATCTTATTCGTAGATGAGAACTCATCAAACATAGATTCGGCAAATTCTTTATCAGAAACGAATTTCTCAACCAGTTCAGGATAGGAATTTCTCAACGATTCAAAAGCAGATGAAAATTCAGAAAAGTTTTTTATGCCGGCTACTGTTTTACGCATAGCATAATAAAGCTCAGAAGGATTATATGGTACCTTTTTACCAAATTGGTTAAACACTCCCTCCTTGTAAACAATAGGACCATACTGATAGTCAATAGACATAAAATAATTATCTTTTTCCCTATCATGTTCGTTAATAGAAGAATCTATTAACTTTCTCATGGAAGTCAAAACCTCGTTTAAAACAGAAGGATCGGATAAAATACGACTTATCTCTGTTTCATCATACAAACCGGATCTCCTTAATTTCTGCTCATTCAGTATCAAACTGCCATCTACATAAAAATCGAAGAGAATAGCATTAGACAATGAAGACGCATTGAAAAAATAATGAGTAGACAAAAGGAAATCCCTTACATCCTTAATGTCCTGAGCCGTTAAAGGATCAGCAAAATAAGTCTGACGCTTCATATACGACAGCACGTCTTCTAAAAGAGGTTCGCCATTGGGATCGGTATTAAATATCTCCCCTGGAGCCGGATTATTCCAATGACCGTAATACGACAAAAAACCAGGAGTGTAAGCCTTAGCCCATACCTGAAGAGCCCGCTCGCTGTTTCCTAATACTTTTAAAGCACTTTCGTAAAGGACGGAAGGCTCCCCGTTAGGAGCCTTAACCCGTTTTATTTCATTTTCCTTTTTTTCTATCTGACATTTGACACCCATAGTGATAAATATTTTAGACAAAGATAGTATAAAAATAGAAATTATGAAACTTCTATTTCATAATGCGAAGCCTCTGTCTCAACTATCAATCTTCCCTCTCCTTCGAACTCAACGCTATCATTTCCTGGACCAGTAACAAAAGGGAAATCAGATACGGATGTTACATAATCTCCAGAACCACCGGAGAAAGACTGACTTTTACTTTGTTTGTAATTGATAGTCAATTGTGTTTTACCTATCTGAAGAGTTCCAGATAAATTTTTAGTATAAGTAGTGGTAGTTGTAATATCCCCATTTTTATAACAATACATTATAAAGGTGGTAACCGGACTCTTTTTTATATTACTATCCGGACCTGCATGATAAGATTCATTTCCTCCAAATATGCTATAAATGTGACAATAAGGACCGACTCTTTTACTTGAGGTTTTAGCCTTATCCTCGACTCCTTTCAAAGATATAGTAACCTTACTCTTGTATTCAATATCCTTCCAATTACAGACTCCTTCACTTACGTTTCCAACAAACCTGTCATCAACATAAACCTCTATATTCCCCTGCTGATTGGTCTTCAACTGATACTGAACAAGATTTGAAACATCTTCGTATCTCCTTCTCATACTCAACACTCCTTATTTAACTCATTTATCGAATCCGAATTATCAGAACCTTCTACGAGATTCTTATTCCTATCTATCTCTTCCTGGCTCATATTACTCATCATATTTTGTATTTTTCTACCAGATTGAGATAAAGAGCGGATGAATGCACTGGAACTTATCTTAACTCCAAGATCCGGTTTTGCCCTAAACGCTTCACCGGTACTGATATTATACAAATCATACACACCTGAGTTCATATAGAATTTATATATCCAGTTTCCACCAGCTTTTTTGTACCCTAATTTGGTTAACTCGACTACACTCATACCAAATTTAATGCCATTACGACCCATTATCTTCTCTGGTATAGGTTCTACCTTAGCCGGAACAGATGTATATGCTTCATCACCGCCGTACAGGAAATAAGGAGATGTTACCCTTGATATGTGAGTAAGCGGTTCTTCGGATATACGAGGTTCGTCTTTTTCTATTTCTCCTTTTGTAGATCCAGGTAATTCGACATTTCCTTCAACTTCGACATTTGTTCTGGATTGTCCTTTGCCTTCTCCATCTCCCTTTTTATCGCCATCTTCCTCAGTGCGTACTGCACCGCCTTCTGCACTTCCTTCTTTTCCATCATTTAAAATATTATCTGATTCTGACTCTATAGACTCCACGACAGCATCATACTCTGGTATGCCGCTAAGGAAATCTGCTACGTTATTCAAAAACTCTATTTTTTCCTCGTTTGTCATATCAAGGCTTTCCACGGGCTCCCATATGGCAGGCAAGTTGTTTGATTTTATTGCAGTAGAAACATCTTCTACAGTTTTATTATCCACCGTAGGCAAAACTTTAGAAACCAAACTATTGATATCAGATTCCATTTTTTCTACTTCCTCTTTTGTGCCATATTCTTTTAGGGTATCCATGCCATTGACTCTAAGAGAATAATTCAAAGCCTTACTCGGAACAAAATTAATATATTTCAAAAAGTTTTTCAACTCTGATATAATTTGTTCGTCAGATCTTGGCCCAACATAATCAACCACCACCTGATCTGTTTGAGAACGAAGCCAAGAAACGTATTCATCTAAGGTCTTACCACCTTTCTTAGAAGGAGTGGATATCCTATCCCCTACTGTTCCTTTAGGTTCTAATCCCATTTCCTCCTTAAGACTTTTAGGATTACCTCTCTCACGAAGAAACCTCAAGTCACCTCCTACAATCTTCCTTGCTATAAAATCAAAAATATTAGCATAAGGCGGCAATCCCTCTTTTTCTGTATGAGATTCTATTTCACTCAACATGATAGAGAAGTTTTTCCTGGAGGTACGCTTCTTGCCAGGTAAAGACTGCGCAGCTTGTGCCGCAGGAGCCGGCTGAGCTAATGGCGCCGGCTGAGTCTCCCGGACAGCCCCTTCCTCTGGAATTTCCTCTTCGTAAACTTCCACGTCTTCCTTAGAAGTAACGGTCTTACCCTCATCAGAGAAAGGAAGATCATCCTCTATAAGTGACTTAGGTCTGGAAGATGATTTACCAAACTGGATCCTGATCTTAGGAGCGACAAACATCTCACCTTCGAAATCTATTCCAGATTCTACTTCAGACGTCACAATGTCTTTAACGCTCCTACTTCCATCTTCTACCCACTTAACAACATCAGGAACCGTAGATAATTTTTCTATAGCCTCACGAGCTTTTCTAAGCCCTGAAATAGGATTCAAGTACGATACTTGATACGAAGCCGGATCAAGACCTAACTTGGTTAGATACGCATTAAGATCTTGTATATCATCTTGACCCATCTGTAGCAATTCAGAATCACCAGATTCAAGCAGCATATCTATAAAAGACATCCATTTCTGCCCTTCCTCTGATTCTACAGAACGTAGGCTAACTGGGAAAAGATAGTTAAGACCGTTTTTACCTTTGATGACAACTACCGGAACTCTTACATTTTTGTAATTACTCCCCTTGTCATTTAATATAAAATAAGCAAATGGGAAGCCTGTGTATTTAGATCCGTTCTTAAGCACGACTTTGCCATTTAATACATATCCAACATCAGATACTTTTTCAGCACCTTTTTCGGTAATAGGGAGATTTTCTACCTGGCCATATCCTTGACCGTTTACCTTCATGTTAAACACCGGTCTTCCGGGGAGGGTCTGGGCAACAACATGCGTTCCGACGCCGATGGTGGCCGACCGACCAGCATCTTCCTTCCACTTGTTAAAAGCCGTTCTTCTTATTTTACTTATACCGTCTATGCCCCCTGTGTCGGCTTTTACAACAGAAACGAATCTGTTCCCACTCATGACCTTGATAACCATATTGGACACCAGTTTATTCTCAGCAGATTCTATTCTTTTTTTATCGCCGGACTGAACAGCATCATTGTATTCGGCAAAAAGAGACTGATTATAGGTATCATTTACATCTATTTCGAGATTAACCTTATCTCCTTTTTTCAAAGAAGATAATGCTTCCTGATCTATTTTATCTACCTCATTCTCTCCGAATCCGACACCTGTTCTGTACGGAACCAATTCATCTGAATCAAGACGCTTATAAACCAAAGAATAGGAATTACCCACGTCCTGAATAGACACATCTGTGTAACGGTTAAGAACACGAGCCGATTCTTTGTCTATAGACCATCTCGCATGATAAGGCAGTTCAATTATAGTAGCCGTTTCTCCACCTATGTTAAGAGAATACCTTTTAGTACCATTAGCGTTCGTTTCAGAGCTTATTTGAATAGGAACCAATGATTTTATAGAAGATATAAATTTATCGGCTCTAAGACCGGCAATTTCATACCTTTCATTGCCGTCGTTGGAGATTCTTCTTACCATCAACGTCTCTGGATTCTGGGCGCTATCTATATTGGCTCCCGGCGTATTATCGGATTCGTCTAACTCATTTACAAGAGAATCTATATTAGCATCATCCTCCCCAAAATTACTTAACGTAGATTCGGAAATACGACCTTTATCAATAATCCTGTTTTGTTCGATATAAGGAAGGAGATCTGTGATGTTTCCAACTTGGCCAAGATCTTCTATAGTAAATACCGAATCAGCAAGCTTATCTTCGTCAACTTCCTCCCCTTTATCTCGTCTGTTCATTATATCAACATACGAAGAAATAGCATCATCAAGTTCCTTCCTTTGATCTGGTTCCAAATTAGATTTAGCCATATCAATAATAGCTTTATTATCCTCATACACAGGTCTCGGACTTGTAAGCCTATCAGCCTTTTCAGATAATGATTTTATGAGATTAACGGGACTGTCACCTAAAGACGATACATAATCATCAAAATCTTGTTTGTATTTATCATACACATCTTTTTCCCTCGCAGTAAGAAGATCGGCATTCCCTGTATATAGTTTATCAATTATAGACTGCCTTACAACCGGAACCATAATAGGATTATCCATAGCAGCCTCATAATCTTCATCCGATACAGACTCCGTAAGCGGTGACTCTTTTATATCGTCTTCTGCTTCCTTCATCCTATCTTCCCTTACTTTATCAAGAGCATGCATAAAAGCCTTGATAGTCCAAGCTTCGTCTTCCGAAATCTTACCTTCTGACACAGCTTGATCTACTACCTCATCAGTGTCATATTCACCAACTTTATTAGGCTCTGCAAAATCAGGAACCTTGTCATCCCCTTTATAAGGAGTAGACCAGAGAGAAGACAGCGCTTTTGAAAATCCCCTGTTTTCGTCAGCTAAGAATCTTTTATCAAGCATCTTAGACAAGAAGTTATTCATATTCCTATAGTCCATCAAACTCCTACGGTATTCATTTACCAAGGATCTCATGGCTTTGTCTTTGGCTGTAAACTTCTTTTCCTGTCTTGATTTTACATTAAAATAATCATCAAAAGCCACAAGCGTATCATAGGCTTCTATTACATCTTGTGAACTTATGGGAGAAAGAGGCGATGATAAAACAGATTCGGTTTTACTTACCAACTCTTCTATCGAAAACTCTTTTCCTATTAACGTTGATAACTCAGACAACGAATTGTTATAATTGGTTCTAAGACTTTCCAATTCTTTGGTTTTTCGTTGTATGGATTCAGCTTGTGGATCTTTCCCTTCTACGTTACGAGGGCGGGTAGCAAGATCTTCTATTTCGGATTCAAGTTCTTCTATCCTTGACCGTATGCCACGGATAGCCATCGCCCGCTCCCTTGCCCTGTCTGACAGCCGGGAGAACGTACTTAGTGCATATGCCACGCGAGGCTGACCCGAAAGCGTTTCTATGACAGAAGCTATGTCTTTCATTCTTGATTCCGATTGAAGACCAAGAAAAGCATTACGAGCCACGTATTTTCTAAACTCAATCTTAGAATCATCACCTATAAGATCTTCGGCAAAACTCTGGGCAGATCTGAAATCCGAAAGACGATTATTATAATTATCAATAATAGAATCCTTGTATTTCTTTGCCTCTTCCAAAGACATTCCGTTGGCTTCGGCTATTTCCGAAATAGGCATCATATCAACCATCTGCCTGAGATTTTCAGCCGAATCCTCTAAGGTTCCCATTTGGTTGTCAATCGACATCTTTTCAAACATTGCATCATCAAGCTCCTTGCCGGTCATAGACTGAGCATCGGAACGAACTTGAGGCCCTAAACTCATTGACTTTTTCAACGTATTCAAAGCCGCCGTGTTAAGATTAGAAGATGCTTTGTTATATTCATTCACTTGCCTTTCCAGCAATATCTGATTATTACTATACTCTTTCACCCCAAAAAAGCCTTCCCTCATACCGAACAAAGAACCGATAATAGCACCGATTCCTATTTCAGTCCATCCTTCTTTAGACGTATATTGCTTTTTAAATCCTTCAGAAATAGCATCAAGAACATCAACGGCTCCGTTCATGGCGACATTATCATATCTTGACTTAACATATTCCTCAGCCGTATTCTGGACAGCACCTTGAGATCCTTCTTCCCATAAGCCTTCAGATACCGGTCTTTTCATGATATTGAAAACATTGCCTGCTATCTTCTGTCCTATATTGGGATTGGTTATTTTAATAGCCATCTCTCCCGGCTTCGCAACTTTCGTCCTTAATCCAAATAAATACTTGTTGAGCTTCTTTTCCAAACCAGGTATAGCCTTGCCTCCTGACCCTATATACTTACCAAAAAGAAGCCAGTTGGATAATCCTATTATACCCATATTGGCGGCAAATATAGCACTACCTACATCAGCATTAGAATTACGAAAAACAGCCATTTCCTCTGCATTGGGATCACGACCATAAATCTTACGATAATAATCCTTGAAATCAGACTCGGATTGCTTCATAAAAGAATTTGCTTCAACCGATGACTCGAATCCGGCACTGGTAGCCAGCAACGTCATGGTCTTAGCCGCCTTCCCTACATTTCTTCCGATGGCAACTCCTTTTCTTACATAGTCGTTAAACACGCTTTTAAGGCTTCCTATGCCCCTATTGGCAGCTTGCCTTGCTGCCAACTTAGCTCCGATTCTTCCTCCTAATTTAGCACCTATATTGCCCAATGATCCAACTCCAAGTCCTCCGGTTATGTACGCTGATATCATAGCTCCTACGGTAAAAGACATACCATTACCAAGGACATCATTCCATAAGAAATTACCGGTATCATTAAAAAGCTTCTGGCCGAAATTATAATCTTCTACCTCTTTCTTGTAATAATGAGGAAGAAGCATGTCTATTTGCTGGTCAAGATCACCTACAAACTTATCCATGTTAGTATTTAACGCAGCTTTGTAACTTCCCTCAGATGCCATATTGATAAGTTTGTCAGGCAATGACACAACTCCTTGTGCGCCGTACAATGCAGACTTTAAAGCGAATTTGCCTACACCATTCCAAAACTTACTCCATCCGCTCTGTCTCCTGGCATAATAATCCTCATTATTTATACCCGAAATATAGTTGGGATATTTTGTACGCCATACCCCATCATTACCCATCTGATGACTTTCACGGATACTTACCTTCGGTCCATAGGGATTAAGGGGCGGCGGGGCAGGTGTAGCCCCCCTGTAGCTGTTACGAGCCAGTGCCTCCGAGTAGCTGTTGCTTATCTCCTTGGCTATATACGGCTCTTCGTATTCGGCAGCAGCTATCCTTGATGCGTAATCTGGAAATTTAGGTTGGGCATACACACCTTCACCAGGCATATAATTAGGAACCAGAGGCGTTGTCGTCTCTGGCAATGTAGCCGGAGTGTAATTCTCTTCTTCGGCTAATTTCCTTTGCCTTGCCACATCTTCGTAAGTGGTTTTAGCAGCAGGATTATATCTATCTATATTATTGTCAGCCATAAATTTTCTGCAAAAAATCGTTCAACTTACTAAACTTGTCATTCATATTGGGCGTGATATTTATTCCTCTCATATACGGATCCCTCATCTGATCAAGACGTTCTTGAACAGCCTCCTTCACGTATTTTACAAAGAAGTACTGAGGACACTTCTGGTGAATGCTATTCCAGTAATCCGCATACTCATCATTACCTGGATCCAAAGGAACAAAATCCGAGAACAACAATGCAGGATTTTTAGAATTTTTAGTCCTTTTGTCATAGAAATTGACCGCTACCTCTCTCGAACCCCTGTCATCCATTCCTTCCAACTGAACTGATATGTTATCAGACATGTCAATAAAATTATCAACAAGGGTTTTAACAACATTCATTTCTTCTGGCTTAAGGTAAGAACCATGAACCTTTACTATATCATAAAGATCATTCTTAACATCGGCCTTAGAAGCCAAACGGGGAAGACCATTACGTATAAGATACTTATCATAAGAATAACCTTCCTTCTTTCCGGTATCTACAAAATCACAGGTTCCAAAACTTGATTTGTAACCATCCACCGGATAATTACGCTCCTCGACAGAAGGATCTATACCCGCCTTAAGAAGCTCGTCATTCGTAATCTCAACCCTTTCTATAACATAAGAATTTTTACCGGAACCTACTTGAGCAGTCAAGAATCTTCTAACAGTGCCATTATCTATCTCGGCATCCATATTAATGGCATTAATAGCAGTAGGATCCAGATTATTTACCTTTCCTGCCATGTAACCAGACAATCTTCTAAACTGAGCCTTCTGCAAAGACTTTTCCGGTGAATCGGCATTCCAATTGTATCTTTTGTAAGAATCAAGGTAATGATACTGAGACAACTTATCAGAAATCTGATCGGGAGATACAGACATTTTTATCTCGTCCTGCATCCGACCCGCTATCATATCAGACACCCTACTATTTTTCTCAGCATATCTTAGCTGGGTAATAGTTAATGGTTCACCCTCCTGATAATCTTTTAAATCTATATCACCATCCTTATCTATGGTAATATAATCAGATATATTAAAATCAGGATCGCCATTGAGTTTCTTCATTCCATTAATAAGAGCCAATGTACCGGTAGAAGAACCATTATTCTCGCCTGTAATAGCATCAGATATGTTTTCCCACAACTTGCCGGCACTCACATTAGCTCTTAATGACGGAGATGTAGCACTAAGAATATCTATTCCTCTTGAAGGGCCCATCATGTATTCTCTGAACCCTACGACATCAGATACACCAGTTGTTATGGCTGTGGCGAGTAGGAAGGCTCCAGCCTTGTCATCTGTATCGGTAAGATTTATAAAAGAATTTCCTTTCATAAACTTAGCATTACGAACTTTACTGATAATATCCTTATTTTTTTTAGTAACTATATTATCTATTTGATAATCAGTTATGTTATTTATAGCCTTTGCAGCTCCATTTGCCTTAGAATCAGAAAGAAGTAAAGCATCATAAGCTTCAGACAATCTGTTATTTCCTTGTCCGAAATATCCGTTTTTCTGACCTCCATTATTTTTTAAATAAGAATATATCCGTTCTTCAGGAGTCATATTATCATACAATCCTGGGTCAGTTTTTTCTTCTTCGTATGATGCTTCAACGATATTACTTCTGTCTGTAGGAGATAATGAATTATATAATTTCAATAAATTTGCTCTACGCTCTGTGGAAGAAGATGTGAGTTGTTCATAAGGGATATTAGCCAAATTAACAGATCCTATCTTACCCGTTCCAGAATTGATAACCGTAGGCCCGTCCATAGGAGCCATCGGCACTCCTACACCGCCTGTTCCTCTTGTGCCTCCGGATGAGCTTTCAGTGCCCATCTTGGAACCGTGAGTACGCATGTATTCGGTTTCAATCTTAGCCTGAGCAAGCTGCTCATTCGCCAATGATATTTCAACCATAGACTTGGCATTATCAGTCAAAAACTTTTGCTGAGCCCTATCCTCTGCCAACCTTGCAAAATAAAGATCATCTTTCTTCCTTTCAAAACTTGTATTGTCGTATCTCCATGCATCAACCATCTTATCGAAAAGATTATTGGTGACAACAAAATTAGCAGCAGCTACCGGATCTGACGAAGCTATTATCATATCTGCCTCCCTCTTGGCTCCGGCTTTCTGATTTTTAGCTTCCTGTATCTGACTGTCAATACGATCAATAATATCCTTATTATCCCCTACTGATTTCTTTTTTGCTTCCAATGCTCCTATGTGCCTATCGTATCTTTCTACATAAGACCCAATGTATTGACTAACCAAATCCGGATTACTGAACACCGGATTGGTGGCTGCCATGTACGATGCTTCTATTCTCATCTGATTCCTCATATTTTCAGATAAGTTAGCAGACACAAAATTCCTTATCTGGGAATCTGTAAGTTCATCTACATTAACTTCTATAATACCACCAGTAGGATTACCTTTAACATCATATTCTGTTGTCTGAATCTTCTTGCCTTCGTTATTTTTCCTAAAGTCACTAACCAGCTTATTTATCTCCTTAGTATAATTGACATAAGGAGAATAATGAAGACCTCCTAACCTTGATCCTGCTTTACCATCCGACCTCCATTTGTAATAAGGATCCAAAGCATGCCATTCATTAATAGGAGAATAAAGTTCAGGATGATTCTGTTTTATAGATTCTATTTCCTTCATAACCCTCTTGCCTTCTTTTGTTCCGGCAATCGCGTTAATGACCGTATCATCTAACACCGAACTGATCTCTCCTTGTATGGCTCTCGTAACACCATCAGAAGAAAGATCCACGCCTTTGAATTTTTGATTGATGTTAGCAATCACACCTGACATCTTATCTTCCATATAAGCACGGGCTTCAGGCTTATCTATTTCTTGACCCATAAGATAATCTACCTGGGTATAGATCTTTTCACGAGCAGCATCAACCTTCTGCTGTTTGTACATCATAACATCCTTAACAAGATCTATGTTGTAAGGACTAACATACGGGGCATATTGCCTTAGAATACTATATTGTGAAGCCATCAGCTATTTCTCCTTCTCTTTTTATATTTATCTTCTTCATCATCCTCCAAGCTCTTCAAATAAGGTGTAGAATAATCACCCATATTCATCACATCCTGATTGCCTTGAACGTAAATAATTTGACCACTTGGAAGCATTCTCATATTCGGAGCTATGGATGCTATGGTATTTAATGAAGTTCGAACATTAAACTTATTCTGTATCTCGCTGTTTATACTGTCATAATAACGAGCAAGATTTTCATCCCTTATAGCCATAGCTTTCAACAACCCAGATTCATAACGTTGCCTTTCTGCTATGTTCTTATCATCTGTCTGAACATAAGCCATTTCATTGAATCTATCAGCTTCGTTTATTTGCCTTGCGTTATTGAAATTTACTTCATTAACGTACTTGGCTATATTGCTTCCAGCTATGGCGTTCATATTAGCCAGAATAGCAGCCCGCTGGGAGTCGGGCACGTCACCTACTGCGTCTAACTGAGCCGATGTAGCGCGGTTGAGCTCGTTGATATACTGATCAGCAGATTGAAGAACTGGGTCTATTCTCGGAGCCTGATGTCTTTCCAGACCTTCTATCTCCAAGCCTGTATCGAGCGTTCTCAGCATCTCCGGGAAGATAGGACCGAACGCCGCCGGTCTGCCCTGTCCTTTAGGTCCGTTGTCTTCAACCACCTCCTCTGTATCGGTGTCGGTTGCAGTCGTAGGCGTACTTGCTTTCGGTTTTACCTCTATCCTTCCAGGAGATCCAATCTTAGGCGGTGTAAGGCCTGGTGCTATGGGACCGGCCTCAATAGGCTTCATTTCTGGTTTAACAGACTCAAGAACGAAGTCTATTTCCGGCATTAACCCACTATCTCTTAAAGCAACAAACTTATTATAATCGGAGCCCAGAATCTTCTTAGCGGCATCAGATTTATCACCAAATAAGTCAACATAATTCTTTATCCCTTTTTCGTTTAACAATCTTTTTTGCTCTGCCGAAACAACGTCCAACCCATAATAAGAACGAGTAGCTGTTGTCTGACCAAACTTATCATCTACGGCAAATGAATTATAAGTCTGATTCCCTCCGTAGCTTCCGGCGTCCTGGCCCCAGAATCCGTATTCATCTCTGAATTTCTTGGCTGCATCAGCATTCGTAATAGCGCCTACATCAGCTAACGCCCACAATGCATTTAATTGCCTGTTGTATCCTTTCTGGAAACCTTCTGTATCAAAATCACCATCCGTATTGTACTTGTTAGCCCATCGGTTTATGTCGAGCAAATTAGATACCGCCTTATCATTTACCCTGCCGTATCCTAAATTGCTTCTATGTTGGAGATTCTGGTTGGCATTGACACTGGAATCAGGATTAAGAATCTGCTCACGACCACTAACATCAGATACAGTCATATTAAGAGTTCGTCCAAATAACTGATTGATAAGCTTATTGTAGCCGATAGCATTCTTTCTAAGTTCCTCCAGCTCCTTCTGAGTAGGTCCACCTTCAGCCATTTTTCTGGTTTGCTTAACATACTCGTCATATATCCAGTTCTTAGCATCTGATTCTGCAATATTAAAAGCCTTAGCTTGTTTCTTTACCTGATTCAGATCAACAACCCCGCCATCCCTGAAAAAAGCATCCATCTTCTCGTTACGCTTAGATTCTTCCTGTTTGCCATAAACGATTTCAGCGAAAGAACGAAATTGTGCTTCAAGCTCGTCTATCTCTTTCTGGTTTTCATTGACGTACTTGGAAAGAATAGAAGCATTAAGATTAGATGTGTTTTTGTCTTTTACATCTTCATTTTTCTCTAATCTCTTATATACACGCTCCTGATCTTCGTACTTATCAGACAAACCAATCTTCTTCTTATATCGATCAAGGAGTGTAGCATACGTATCTTTTGACGTTGCCTTAATACCATAATTTTCTCTAACGTAAGAGGCAAACTCATCATCTATCTTACGATAATCGGAAACAATATAAGCCTCTGGCAAATCAACCGGAGTACCACCATTTTCATGTCTGTCCCCTTTGGCTTCCATAGGCCCTACGGAGTCAGGAGTCAGCACGTACTCGCCTTTCTCTATCTCTACATTCGCAGCATCTTCCATAGACTTGGGAAGAGGATAAATATATTCGCCGGTCATATCAGACGTATCCATCTTCTGACCGTTACCTAAATTCACGCCACCACCTTCACGTTCCCACTTGATGAATTGCTGACGACGCTCCTTGGCAAGTTTTTCCCTTGCAGCCTGCTCGTCTCTGCTGGCAGCATATGCAGCAGATGAAGCCCCCATGATATTACGAGTAAGACCTAATCCTAAACTAACACCAGACAAGGCGGCTTGAGCCACATTAGCACCTATCTTATTACCGGCTCTTATCCGACCAAGGCTTGTACCGAACATTTGAGCCCTACTTCCAAGATCAGGCGAATAATATGGCATAGTCATAGGATCAAGAGGATTACCATCTTGGGAACGTTTTTCTTTAGAGGAATCAGCATCAACACCACCTAAATTCATTGCATTATCAACGACTGATTTCTCTACGTTTTTAACCATGCCCCTATTATCAGCGAGATATCCTGCATATCCTGCATCATGATTTTCAAAAAACGGATCGGATGTAGGCATACTACTAAATGGATTTATCTCCCCCTCCTCTGTTTCTAAAGTCACATCAGAAGGCATATATATATTCTGAATATCAGATTCACCCCATTTATTAACAGGCGTTCCATAATCAAGAATAGGCTGAGTAGAGGATACATTAATATCCTGTCTCTTATCCTGAACACTACCGCCAGGAGCGAATATCGGACGATTTTTTATGATTCGTAATCTCATACTATCTTTTTTCACAAAGATAAGAGAAACGAACGAGAAAATCCAACGTTATGGGATACGTTTAAAAATCAATCATGTACGGCAGACAAACCGCCCGAATCAGGGTCGTACTTAAGACCGCATGCCCGGCGATAGTTCTTAAGCGCTCTCTTGTACAAAAACAGCACCGTCTTGGAAACTATTTTCTTCATAGATTTGGTTAAAACCTCTTCTGTTGAAACAGACATCAGGCAGCTATTCAAGAACGACCTGACATTGAAACCGAACAAGATCTTCACCATTTTTCTAAACGTTCTAAAAAGATATGATGCAGAAAGAGACTTTAACCCATTGCGAACCAGTCTCTTATTCAAATACGAAACAGCCTTTTCAGATAGACAGAGCCTATTCTTTCCTTCGCTATCTACCTCTGATGAAAACCACGAATATAAAGTGGTAGGATGTTTCTTAAGGTGATTGATGAAGGAAGTCATTATCCCTTCTTTTAAAGCCCTTTTGTGGGCTACGCATGCAGCAATCTTCTCTTCTCTTTTTAAAGAGCTGTCAAGGCATCTAAACACCGTCCTATCGTCTCCGATGAAATACTGAGGACGTTCTTCCTTAAACTTAGCCCGGTATACAGCATATCCTTCCTTACGAAGCATGTCTATCTGAGACCGGATATAGAACCTTACACACTTTTCTTCAGCCTCTTGCACGCTTTTAAGATAAGGAACTGACTTTCTCCCATATCGAAGATAGTCATAAACCATAGCTTCAATAAAGTCATTATATGGAAAGAATCTCCCAAATCCAAAGTTCCAAACTATGAAACATCGCACTCTATCTTTCCAGTAATCAGATATGAGAAAGTTGCTACAATATCTCAACTTCCTGTCTTTCTGATAGAAATGATGAGTATGCTTATCATAAAATAGATTAAAATATCTCAAATTGCCTAAACACTGACCAGATGGACGGCGTACTACATTATACCCTAAGTTGCTGAAGCTATTGTATATAACTTCTATCGGAGAGACCTGCTCTTTCTTGAAGAGCTTGTCGTGTAACTTGTGAGGATTCATTATTTCAGTTATTTTTGTCTCCATATTGTTTGTTTAGTGCAAATATATGATTTTACATAAAAAGAAGAAAATGCACTGCCTTGTATCCGGTTTGAGAGAAATAGGATACAAGGTTTTTTATTTTATGACGGTTTGGATAAGAGACGGGAAAATGACCCTGAACGTAACCGTCTGACCGTCAGGAGTGGGACAACAAATCTTGAATTAAAACTACGCCTATAAATAGTCTCCGTTTTCCTTAATATTAAGACCATTTTTAATGATCTTACTCATTATATTATTTATATTATTTTATATACTTTACCATTTATTCATATAATTGTTTGCAGTGAATGAACTTAACGACCGAAGGGAGTTAAGTGAGTGAACGGATTGACAAATTACTTTTTTCGTCTATTGTATTGTTTGCCTAATTGTGTTAAAAGATTGAGTATCGTGACCGAAGGGAACGATGCGAAAAAACTTATAATATTTAAAAACGACTGAACCTATCGACTGAAGGGAGATAGGTGATGGAGTGACGTTAATAATTATATTAGGTAGCCAGTGGAGAATTAGGCAGGCTGGTAGGCGAGACGGGCGTCCATGCCTGTCAGGACAGTGGAAGTACGTAGGTCTGTTCTGTTAAACAAAGGCGATGATAGTTCCATCCTTCACGAAATCGCACAGAAAAGCCGGATTATCTTGATGACGTTCTTCAACCTTCGGTATCCGTGTAACGAGTCTCAAATCCGGCTTCGCTTTATTAATATGAGGAAATAAAATAATATTGTTCTAATTATCGGTGACGCCTTTAATGCGAAGCTGAATATTGGGAAGCACGGCATTAATCAAAGCCATTTTCTTATCCTCTTCGCTTTCTTTTTCATGCTGTTTATACATCATGCTGTAATCACTGTCATCACCATCCTTTTTCCCGTCTAACGTCAGTAAATGATTTATGATGTCCTTACCATACGTTTCAGTCCATGTACGGAATCTCTCTTCCTCGGACTGTCTCTCCTGGGACGGGACTTCCGGGTTAGGAAGGGCGGCTGCCACTTCTACCTCTGGAAGTGTTACCGATGCTGCTATTTCAGCATCATCTCCGAATCCCATTTGACCATACGAAGATACGGAATTTTCTTCAATTTCCAAACCAAGATTTTTAGCAACCTCCATAGCATAATTATAACGGTCATCGTTTCTTATAACACTCTTATGAGGACGTCCTGCTCCTTGGTTCCAAGCTACTACAGCATCTTTCAGGTTATCGGCGTTCATAAAGTCCTGCCGGCTGTAGTTGTAATACCCTGGTCCTTCTTTTCCTTTTCTTGTGTATAAGAAATTAGAATATCCGGTTTTCCCTTCGTATTCATCAGCTAAAAACTCAAGTTGGTCTTTGAATGTTGGTGTAGAATGACCTTTCTTTTTGGCGTGCTTGAATAGCTTATCCATACGCTCATTATGCCATTGCTGTATGCCGTATGATGTTCTGTTGTCTCCGTATATGTCATCTTTAAGACCGGATTCAGCCATGAGATTACCTATGATAGCAAGCGCCTGTATCTTGGACATGCCGCGCTTATTAGTAAAGTATTCGTATGCTTCACGTTGTTTATTTACAACACCACCTTCTTCGTATTTCCTTACAAACCTTTTAGGTAAAGCCTTGTCATTATTTCGAAGAACACTACCTTTCTTAGGATCGTATTTGATGCGTTCCCTTATTCTAAGAGGAACATCCCTTTCCGGTATGATGTCTTCCGCTATCTTTTTTCGGCTAAAATCATAATCATCCTTCACATCCAACATACCAGCATCCGGATCCCATCTTACACTGAAATTCTTCAACGCACCTAATCCGGAAGCTTCGTTTACTTTTTTCAAAATTGTCACCATATACCTCTTCTCTAAATGGACTTACACCTTCATTTACTAAAATCCATTTTCCTGGATTTTCAAATATATTTTTATTTAGTTTATCAAGGACCTTCTTATAATCTCTTATTTTTCGTTTACTTTTTTCATCAGCGTCCTTATATGCCTCATCAAGCATGTTGTTCATATACTCTTTATCTAATAAAGATTGTATCAAAATAGCTTGTTCTTGAGGCAATCCTACATACTGAGCATCATCATCATCGTCATCAAAACGATACTTGCTCGCCGGTAATCTACTTATATCTCCATCAGTGTAAGCCTTCCACATTTTTTCTTCAAAATCTGTGGCTGTATCTTCCCCTGATCGCTCCCTATTAGGATCCAACATTCGTTTCACAGTAGGAATAAAATCGGCTATTAAACTAATAGGATCAGTGTCTAATATTGGATTAACGGATTCATACCACTTATCAGGATCAGCGTTATTGGATATACCAACTGATTTTATATTCGAATCAGACACCCTGACCTTATCTCCGTCATATCCTCTACCTACATAACCTGTATCACCGTATTTTGCGGCTACATGACGAGCGTCTTCATACTTTGAATCATTAGTATCTTTTTCTATAGATTCGTTCTCTACAGGCTTGTCTTCAATCAGGACATAGTTACTGTCATCATCCACCGTCCAGGGCTGGTCTGTCGGCGTAGAGAACACCCGGCGCTCGAAGGCACGGCGCTTCTTCTGGCCGCCCATACCTTTCTCGTTTTCATTGTGATTTATTTCTTTCACCGCCTTATCATAATCACCTTCTTTAAGGTATTTGAAAAGCATCGGGCTTTTAGAATACTCTGGTCCTCCTGTATTGTAAAACAAGCTAAACAAAGCATCTCTCTGATTATTGTTTAGATTTTTGAAATTAGGAGTTCTTCGTATAAATTCCGGAACAAACGTATTAACTACACCTTCAAATTCCTTATCGGCCTCTTCTACTGTTATACCATTCTTGTATTTTTTAAGAAGATGAGGAAGATGAAATCCGTACCCGATTGTTATATTCCCCTTCTTGTCGTCATATAATTCAGGCTCAAACTTTTCCCACGATTTCAAATATTTTAGTATATTTTCTGAGGGTTTCCAATCTGATTTATTCTTCTTTGCCATTTTTTTCTTCCTCTAAGAATCCAAACATTTCATCTGCGCAATTACCAACAAATCCGGCTATGTAAGCTGCGTGTTCATCTTCTCCCACCTTAAAGCCAAGAGACATATTACAATGTTGACATACCGACATAGCTGCATGAAATGATTCATGACATATGTTTTGTGTAGTCATATCATTCTCACTTTGAAAATTCCATAATAACTTAAAAGCTCTATCATCTCTCTTATCACGAACAAGATTCATAAAAGAGACTTCTGAATCTAAATCGCCTTCATCTCCCCATTCTCCTTCATGATCCAATTCTGCATTCTCAAAACGATCACACAATGTTTTGTAATCTAACCCTATGGTGATAATCAACTTTAGTGGATATATCACAAAATCAAATTCTTTTTCTTTCATTCTTTTTTTTCAACAAATGTAAACAAAATATCCGAAGAATGCCACCATTCATTCTCCGGCTTGTTATGATAAATCTCTTCTTATGAAAACAGTACGAATGTAAGATTTAAATCTTAATCTTCTTAATTTCATCAATCATATTCTTATATCCGCAGAACTTGCTGTTAATAACATCGAAGATAGATTCTGACCAGCCAGCTATGTTCAAAATATTAGATCCTTTGTAAAACATCTCACTTCCATATCCTTGAATAGAAATAGAAACGATTTTGCAATTTGGATTCACTTTCTTGAACTTTTTCAAAAGTTCAGCGAATTTACCATATTCATAATTGGAACTTTTTTCCCATACAATAGATTCGCCATCTCCTATCTGCATATCTGAAATAACGTACAAGTTATCTACTTTTATCTTATCTTTGACGCACTTTTCCAAGAATGCAAAAAGACCGTTTTCAGTAGCACCACCGCATTCTTCTCCGGCAGTAAAAGATTTTTTGTTGTTCCATAAAACACCTCTGCTTCTATCATATTCGTAATTGATAAGTTTGTCACCAAACATACCAATAAATATGTCAGGAAGCACAGATGCTATCATACAGCCAAACAAGTTACCAATGACAGCCGTATTTGTTTTGCTAAAGGCAGATACCTCAGAAGATCCTCCCATATCTCCACGTACAGAGCCAGAGTGGTCAATCAGGATAGCCGACCGCCCCTCCAATACCGGCAGGTTCTTGCAGGAGATGGTTATGGCTTTCTCCAACGCATCTAAAATCTTATATTTGTCACGCGCTGTTAATTTGGCTCGTTTCTTATCCGACTCAAATACAATATCATTTTTGGAACCATCAGTGCTCATATTTTCAACCTCTTTGAAAGCTGAAGCAAAACGGAAAGGAAGCATCTTAGAATTAAGTACCTTCTCTTCTATTGTGAGCTGCCTACAAACTTCATCTATTTGATCAGGTGCGTATTTGATTATGTTTACAAGGTTACGAACCATATTAAAAATAGGCATACCTTTTACATTAGAAACCACGTCCCGAATAGCGCCACCTAAAGCTTCTTTCTTTTCCTTATTGTCTTTCTTATCCTGTCCGGCTTTAGACATTTCTTTTTCAAGAATCTTGCTTTCGTATAATCCAGACAAAGACCGACCTTCTATAAGGTACTGGAAAGCCGTTTTGTTAGCCTGATTGCCTTTAGGGTGAAATAAGTTTACGAGGTCAACCATAGTAATGACCCTACTGTCCATCTTGTACTTGTCAATCCGATACGGATCAAGACCTTCCAAAGCCGTCTTAAATCCTTTCTTAATAGCGCTGGATATTCCTCTTAACTTCTTTGGATTTTTGTCGTTAAGAGCCGCATAACAGCCAAGGATTTCGCTCATATCATCAGGACGCATAATGATCTTGTTATAGAACCTTGAAGCCCATTCCTTACCCGATGCTTTGCTGGCAAGGACAGAAGCCATAAGATGCGTTACCGACCTAAGCTTTCCTTCTTTCCTGACATACAATGCTGTTTGTGCTCCGAAATACGGATCTACCTGATCCATAAGGTTCTTAATTCTTTCTACTTTATCTTTTTCTTTCTCATAATAAGAATCGGATAACATAGTAGTCATTACCGTAGCTACCAACTCTTCTTCTGCGTTAGGCTTATACGCCTTCTCTCCCATGTGATTCACGATCGTAGGTTTAACACCTTCATCCTTTTTGTTAAACTTTCCCATTTGTTGTTGTTTTCTTTAAAGTGTTATACAAAAAAAGCAGTGATATTACTACCACTGCTTGAAAAAAAAAATATATCAAAATGAATACTCAATGAGGGAAAAGCTGAAGTTAGTGTAAACAATGAAATAATGGATTTGAACCATCGACCTATACTTTAAAAGAGTATCGCTCTATCCATCTGAGCTAAATTCGAAGTAACTAACCCCATCACCACTCATTAGTTTTTATATATTTCAAACAGAGGAAAAACGGAGCCGGACAAAATGAAAATATTGGATTCGAACCAATGAAAAGTATTATTACAGAATACCGCGTTATCCACTACGCTAATTTTCGAAGTAGCCGAACTCCTCACCATCTATATATTTTATTAAAACAGGGAGAACCTGGAATGTGTTTTAATATGAAAGGAGGTTTTGATCTACCAACTGATCTAATTTTTCTTACATGAAAAATATAGGACTCGAACCTATGACACAAACCGAAGTATCACCTTCCATCACCACTGTCTTACATTATAATCTCTCTTGATTACGATGCAGATATAGACACTAAAATATGATTTACAAATTAAAATGATTTAAAATGTATTAATTTGGATAAATAAATGTAGTGAATAACATAAGGTGATTATACACAACCTTGTACTTAAAAGTATTACCCTCTACTTGCTAATAGGCAGAGGGTAATACGATATTATCTATTCTTAATCTTATCTTCGAAAATCAACCACTGGAATATAATTTTCCGGCTGCTAATTACTTTCTTTATCCTCATCAGCATCCAACTTCCTCTTAACCTATCCAGCCATGACCGTCTGAAATTAAGAGCATCAGGATTAACTGACTTATTTATATCGTTATCGTCCTTGATCCAAATAGGGGTATCTGACCGGTCATCGTCAACCCTGTTGAAGAAGTCATTTAACTTATGTCTTCTATATACCTCGGTATCCAGGACCTCAGTATAGTCGCCTACAATCTTCGGATACGATATACGTTGCGCTAAATTATTCTTTTCTTCTGGAACAAGATGAATTTCACCTGAGTTGTTTGTGTCGTTGTAGATAGTTATCGTATCTAAACCTACTTTCCTGTCAAGAGTGTAATTCACATCATCGACGTATTTCCTTGCATCAAGCTCGTATTCTACAGAAGCCAACGTAGAGCCATTATATTTCTCTTTTATCGGCACTTCTAATATAAATGGATATGTTGCTCCGTAGAATGTCTGGAAGCTCTTATTCGTCAGCAAATGACTCCATAAGCCGCCTTCTTTGCCTGATGCCGGGAAGTTTATTCCTGTCTGGAAATATTGTTGCTGTTCTATATAATAGTCAGGACAGAACGAATAATAAGAAATCCATTCTTGCTTCAGACACGAATATCCGATAGTGAACGATACATCTTTAAAATACTGTTCGTCTTTTAAAGATATTTCCTTATCGTTTGACAACACCTCTGTTTCATTGTATAAGAACCTTCCACCATCATATTTGTAATATGCCGGGTTCTTAACAGGTATATAATCTTTTTTCGTGATAAGTACCCTCTTATACCGATTATCCCATCCAAGAGACAGACCAAGACCGATAAATTTATTGTCTGTATCTTCTTCTGTCATCTCTGTACCAGTTAAGATATTAGTTATTCCGTATCTAAGAATCTTAAACGGAAGATGACGCTTGAGCCAATGTCTGATACCTACACTAAGTTCCTTGAGATTACGTCCGTTCGGATCGGTCATAAACACTTGTGCTCTTTTAGTATCTACCCAGAAGTGACCAAATTCTGAACTAATTATTTCAGTGCTCTGGGTTCCAGAATAACCGAGGTCGGTCGTGTTGTACTCCAGAGGCCGGGACGCGAACAGACCGCCGGTGCCCATCTCAGCCTGCCCAGGGGAGGTGCGCTCCTTGATTACATCTATGGCGTTATGGAGTGAAACCTGATCCTCGAACCTGACAAGAATCTGATTAGACTCGATACGCTTCATGTGAATAAGCTTCCCGTTGCTGGTTGGAAACTCATGATAGTCCATAGGCTTGTACGTTAGCCACGGATCTGTTTGACTGTTTTCAGATACGTCAGCCCTACTCCATATAACACCATTAGGTCGCTGGTAAGCACAATCATAAAAACGACGTTCGTATGTTGCCGGCAATACATTAGGTGTCAATGTCATTCTTGATGAATAGATAGGACTTATCTTGTAATCATTGTCCCTATGGATAGATACGTTCTTTTCTTGTGTCCACCAGGCAAAATCACCATGAGCCGGATAAAACCATTCATGAGGCTCTACTCCTTCTAATCGGAAATTGCAGTTTATTTCCGATTCTACGAGGAATTGAGGAATACCATAAGACCACAGATAGAATCTACCATCCACGTATTTCTTAGCCTCGTTCTCACCATTTAAATTATACAAACTTTTTCTGTTTGGATAAAAAGAATACGTTCCTTTGCTTGATGATGTCCAGCTATTAAAACGTTCGTTGTCAGTATGCTCAAGCATATCTTCTCCAGTATCGTAATTAACGAAATACTTGGGAAATCCGACATTTCGGTAATCATTGTAAGCAAATGGTATCATATCCCCTATACCAAAAGCAGTATTATAAAAAAATGGGAATTTCCGTTTCATGGAAAACCTCGATATGTAGGTGTCACCGCCAAACAGCGGTTGTTTCCCTCCTTGGAAGAATCCACATCCTCCGACTGATATCCATTTGATGTCTTCTATAGCTCCATACTGATCGGGCCTGTACCGCATAAGCTTCATATATGGAGAACAGATATAAGACAACATCTTCGTTCTTTCAAAAGATTCTTTAGACCCGGCATCAGAAGCCATGATAACAGGGTCATGGATACGACTTGTATCATATACCTGAGCCTGCATAGGATACGATACGAGATACTTTGAATTTAAGATACTCGTATCAGGATCCTTTTCCCCCGGATCTCCAAAAGACAAGAACATAGAAGATTCTCTATCTATGTTATTTATAAACAAGAAATCTTTTGAAGCGTTTTGGTTATCATCACCCACATCTTCTCCAGTAACCCAAGATGATGTCGTAGACGGGTCGGATATGGGGTACATACCTGATTTAAGACTCTTGGTGTTAGCCAATCCCCTTAATCTGTTTTGTTCGTATGGAGCCGTATCATCGAAGCCCATCATGCTATTATAGTAACCTACAGACGTGTAGTAAAAAGCATGGTTTCTTCTTGGGCCATTGTTTATGAATGTCGTGAGCCAATCATATCTGTACTTACCATACAATACCGGTCTTTTAGCAAGCGTATCAGATATGGTGGCAATCATTGAAGCGAATATCATTGCCATATTGATATTACCTATCACACCTACATACGCAGACGTAGAACGGTTCATAAGCTCTTCCGCTATCTGATAAGCTATGGTGGCCGTAGATTCGATGTTAGCCAACGTAGCCGCCATCTTATATGATTGTTTCCCTAAGATAGTCCATTTGGGATGATCTTCAACCTCATCAAAGTTTCCTACAGACATTCCCCTTATAAAACCTTCTATAGCTACCTCCGTAGGGGTTTCAGGTTTATTGAAATAAATATCAGGAGAACTAAATGCATACCAAACGTTTCCTCTTCTGAAAAATGGGTGGGTTATAAACGATACCCTTTTTTCAGTTGCGTAATTAAAAGAGTCATCCGATAAATCATTATACGGATAATTAGGATACAGATTAAGATTCGAGTTTTGACCTGAATACCTGTACATATCGTAAGCTATTCCGGTAGCTATAACAGAACGATTAAGACGTCTGTCACCTCTATATATCTCATAGCCTGTAACCATATCTCGCTGCTCTTTGGTTATCAATCCGGAATCTACAGCAAAATCAAGGAAGACGTTAATCATATCCTCGTCTACTAATATTCCTATAGGATAAATATCGGAAGGAACATCATAAGACCTAACATCCCGGTTCATGAAAAGCATATGATCGTTGTCCGGGAACTTATAATGCCGGATAGGTTGTTGGCAAAAGACGGTACTGGTATCTACCGTACCATATTTATGACCTTTAAAAGACATCATTCCCTTGTCATCCGTAGAAGGGGAACCGTAGTATTCAGTAAGCTTGGATACGATATTGTCGTAAGCTTTCTTGGAATTGCCTTCATAACCATGATCACTTATCTTAACCTTACTGCTGTCATACAGTTCAAAATTAGCAGGATACTTCTCAGACGATTCCCAGTAAGCGAAATCACCGTACTTGTATTTCCTTGGAGCACAGTTTATGGGACGATCCCCGCATATTGTACACTGGCTGGCGTATTCCACTGTGGCCCTTAACGATATTTCTTTTGCCCGTACATTTATCCTGTCTATTTCCTTTTCTCTGATACCAAAAATATAGGGGTATATAGTTTTACCAAGGACGTAAGATGTGCCTACCAAACCTCTTGACGGATTCTTACTGTTCTTCTCTTCTCCATCGTCTTTGACCTCACAGAAATCAATTTGTCGGACGGTAAAAATCCAAGGGCATGATACGATAGGGCAGTCTATGGCTACATACAATCCATCAGGGTACTTATCGAAGAAAGATTCGCCTATGTGCCCAAAATAAGGACGGGATGCTCCAACAATAACATAATTATCGCCTTCATCCATGACCTTCTCCCAATCAAAGTTGAGATCATCCTTATCTATCTTCCTATTGCTTCCCTTGTATCTTGGATCTAATGATTTCCAGAAAGAAAGACGGACATATTGTGTGGACACAGCATCCATAAGACCATCTATTTTACCCAAAGATTCCAGATAAAGAACTTTGTCCTTGGCCAGGAAATCAGGATCATCCCATTCTTTAGGTCTTGTAATATGAAGGAAACGGGCGTTACGAAGCACGCATTTCGTAAACCTCCATACCAACAACTCTGATGTAAACATCGTAGAACCTTTAACATTTTCAGGAATAAGAGCGCCTACGTTATTGTCAGCTAAATTAGCATAAGAGTCCCAGGTCCATCCATCTCCGTAATCTCCTTCTGGAACGTAACCGGTATCAAGGAAATTATATGAATAATCATCTATCTTCTTCTCTATCTCAGGCCAGGTGTCCCTTATCAGGGCTCCAGGCGCTATCCTTGACCTGTAGGCGTCGTTGTGGATAGTGCTCGAAGAACGTCCAGCTCTCCAATCTGGGAGGCATCTTCCATTAAAACAAACCTTCCCCTCTTCATCTTCTTTATCGTTATTCCACACATCATTCATAAGAAGGTATGCTCCAAGAAGTGTAGAAGATGACTGGAATGAGTTATAATCGCTTCTGGCAACAGTAGGATTAAGACAAGGCTCTTCTATAAAACATCCGCAAGTACACGGCATAGAATCCAGAACATAAATAGCTTCGGCTATAGACTGTAATATAACAGACGGTTGTAACAGAGAATCGTAAACAGCGCACGCCTTGGTTCCGTCATCACCCGACCAGTATCCAGCCCAATGACCGCCATCTTCGTCATCGGCAAAGAAATACTTGTCCATGAACTCTATCATTTGCTCCTGTAGTTCCCAGTTAAATAACACAGAATACTTATCCTGCTTTTCACCGCCGGTAGTATATAGGTAGTCGGTAGATACGTGTTCCATATCCTCAAGCTCCTTATACGTATATTCTTCACGGAAACCCACAATACGATCTACCGGAGCTGTAATAAGCGAATACTGGCGGTGCGCATCAGTACACTCGGCTCCAAACTCAGGAGCCTCGATACTATCTATAGCTTCTTTTTGTTCCTCCGTATTAGGATCGTCAGGGTCTCCGTAGCTGTTGAATATATCGCATATTTCGTTGGCAGCAGCATTATTAGGTTCTTCTGTAGCGGTATTACATGCGATGTCTTTTATATTAGATGAAAAATAATTAATCACCTCATCTATTATAATCTGACTTCTGAATGTAAAACTAACGTTTGTATAAGTTTTAAAATCATTTTGCAATGTTATGGTTTGACCGATAGTAGCCGGATTCTTACATTCTTCTTGTCCGGTTTCTTCATCATCAAAATCCTTCGGATATCCTGCCGTATTATAATACTGCCACTTAAATTTACGCTCTTGCCCTGAACAAGGTGGAGCATATTGGTTTATGGACTTATATACCCTATCGGTATCCTTATTTTCTATTTCTGCCGCAGCATCTTTATAAGGGGGAGGTATTAACACAAATGCTGGAGTTTTGTAACCGTTGGAGCACTTGAAAGAAATAGCAAACGGATATACTTCATTTCTCATATACCCCACATACAATGAACAGGCATTACCGTCCTTATACAGATCTTCGTGGGCTACCGATGCCTGCCATTGAAGGAAGTGTCCCATGAGGGAAACTACAGGCTGTAAATTCCATTCTTTTTCCGCCGTAAGACCATATTGGAGAAGACGATTCCCGACAGCTACAATCCCCCTTGATGTGTTATATACAGGTTTTTTTAAGGATATGTGTTCGAATGTCGTACGTTTGTTATTAAGATCCGAATAATACAATATAGTCTTTTCTGATACAGGATGAATACCTTCTACAAAATAGTCGACAACCGGTTGGGTTTCTCCGTTGTATCCTACTGTGTTTTGAATGATAACAACCTTAAAATACTCAACTTGACGATCTATGTTAGATACGACAAACCTAATACCTAAATTAGTACGTTCTCCCCATTTGCCATCTTTTTGAGTAATATACTGTTCATCGAATATAGGTACAGGATTAGTAGGATTAGAATAACTTCCAAGCTCGTTTCCAAACTCGTCACAAGGAGCCACAGTAGCCTGATAGACGCCTGAGCGTAGGCTGCCCCCGTACTCTATCTGAGCCGGCTCTATGCACATGGGTTTGAGTAGCGGAAACACCCTAAGTTTCTCACATGCCAGAAAACAACCATTCTCCTGCATGAACTTTTTCCTATCGTATTCTTTATCGCATATCTTATACCCATGATAATGATACCATATATCACCTTCATCATCAGGAGTCAGAGCCTTGTCTACAATAATATACCTGGGAGGATTATGATCGTCAGTCCAGTAAATACATTTCCCACATTTCTCTGTCTTTATTTCTATGGTTTTTATAGGATGGTAGATAGAGAACTTAAGGCACGGATCTTGCTCGTTGTCTTCAAGCAGGGTTTTCATGCCAGAACACAACGACTCCGATCCTTCTACCATAGATTCTATATCAGAATCAGACAAGATACTTGTGTCGGATTCAGGCTTAAAATAAGTTATTTTAGATACGCCTGTTTCAGGATTTGTTATAAAAAAATAGATATTGCCTGAAGTAAGATCATTCTTATAACCAATAACTTTAAATCCATCGAAATCAATGCATTTAAGATTACTGTGCTCGTTAGATCTCATCCCAACATTACCGTCCTCGGATTCGATGTTGGCATTCAAGGCAAACGTATAATGCTGACCCGTAAGACTCGACGGATGCAGATCGCGATTCATGCCTGTTTGAGGAACCGCTATGTTTCTGTTATCTTCTGCTGCCATTTTATAACTGTTTGTCACAAAGATAGCAAAAGAGATTTAATCATGGATTTCTAAAGTAGGTGAAGAAAAGAAATACATTTTCAGTCTCCTACTTTATCGACCACACCTACATAAAAATCGGGGATAGGATTATCATTGAAATTTCTTATTTGAATATCAATATAATTATAGAAATAATTATCAACTGGATCCATTATCGTCACATTACTTTCTAAAACCCCGTCTTTGTATGAATACAGTTCCTCATGTTCGGAATCAATGTAAAAAATATATCTTGGTAAATCCTGGGTATTAACTGTTAGATGATTATTAAACAAACTGCATTTAGAATGATCAGCAGACAGAAGTAACAATAGAAATGTATATGAAGACTTATCTCTTATTATAATATCACGATTAGATGATACATTAGACAAAACTTTGGATAAATCAAATTCTCCAAAACTTATCTTGAATTTCTTTCTTCTTATTGGAGTTATATATACTGGACTATTAACTACAATATTATTCCATTGAAATTGACTTCCTTCCATTACAGGAGAGAAACAATTACCCATCGCCATATTAACATTTTCAAATCTTCGTCTCATAACATCTACTTACGATTTATATCTTCTACCCCTAATTAACACAGTACCATCACCGCCGGCTCCGGCATAAACCATAGAGTATCTGACGCCGCCTCCTCCGCCGCCATAACCTCCGCCTCCTTTACCGGACCCGTTTGTTGATCCTCCTGTGCCAGATCCTTCACTGTAATCAGATATTCCTCCTTGGAATACTACTCCGGTGTTAGTTTCTCCACTCCCACCACCGGCATTTCTTTTACCGCCGGATTCTCCAAAATCTCTGGTAGTATGACCTTGACCTTTAATTACTCCAAATTCTTCTCCATTTGTGTCTCCACCATCTGAAGCGCCATCTTGTGTATATGACGAACCTCCGGCACTACCACCATCTCCTCCCTTATATTTATTAGCGCCCTTTCCGCCATTTGCTCTATAAGACGAACTCATGAATTGAGAATAACCACCATCTTTACCAGGAGAATTTTGTTCGGCTTGATAAACTTCTGCTCCTCCTTTTCCTACTGTTATAGAAATAGATTGACCGGGTTTTACAGCAATAGCTTCTCCGTCTTTCCAGCCCTTGCTATCAGACTTGAAGGTCTTGGTATAACCACCTCCCCCGCCGGCAGAGCTGCCACTGCCTCCTCCACCAACTAAAAAGACATCTACGGAAAAACAGCCATCAGGAACTACCCATGTGTAATTGCCGGCCGGATAAAACCTTATGATAAAGTCTTCAAGCTCCCTATTTTTTATCAAGAAACGACGCCTCATAATATACTAAGGATTATCTCCCCCCCCCATATATATAATAAATTACTGTAAATCATATAATTATATTTAACACATATAATCAAACAAATACAAAGAAAGAGTCATTAGAATAAAGACTGGTATCCTTTGCATATGTCATACAATCAACATCCTCATCTGCATTTTGTATAAGGTTTCTCTTGCCATCATAATTATTAGAAAACATAAAAACATATTTTCTATTGTTTATCTGAAACCTATATATAATGCCATGTTGTTTACTTGGAGCAGGAGTTGGATTAAATTTGATAAATATAGCATTACTTCTCCTTTCTATAACCTCAAAAGAAACTATACTCTGAGTATGAATGTTAAAACATGACCCTTGCCTAAGCTGATTCAATACATTATTAACCTTATCTGGGCTAACTGTATCGGATTCATCTTTACTCATTAAATCAAGCACCTCAAAATAAGTATCATGATCGGTATCAATTTCAACACAATGATAAATGGCTTCATTACCAGATCTCTGTTCCTTAAAATATCTTCTCCTACTCATAAAAATACTCCTTCCGATAATAACCGAGGAAACTAAACCCTTCCGACTCCTTCCTCAAAACATCATGCCGATTCCAATACTTTTCTAAGTCGAAAGCCTCTCTTTCGAATACGATATTATGATATGCCTTATCATGATCGCGATATATGCACAACCTAATCAGGTACTCAATTAAATACCATGCATAATATAAAAATATCGGAATAAGAGATAGCCACAGCATCCACCATCCTACATTACCGAATAAGAGACACAATCCTATTGTAAGCAATGATATAAACATACCAAAACAAAACATTGTATGATACTGATTGCAATGTGCCTCCTCATGATATTCGGCTCTCAATGATATACTATCACGTTCGGTAAATACGGCTCCAAATAACATAATTGTTTTGTAGCCGTCAATGAACGTAAATAACTTAGCTATTTTTGATTTATAATATATTTTCATTGCTAAAAAATATTTTATACCAATTGCATAAAGTCAAAAACTCAATAGGAGAATTAACTTCATCCCATTCCCATTCCTTAAGGTAGGACTCTAAGCTGCTTCTATCAACGTCTTCACATCCATGAAGAAAAACCAGATGAGGCATAAATAGCTCTCCCCCTTCCAAAGACTTGTTAAACTTATTAACCAGCCTCTTTCTAAACTTAGGACCGTACCATGATTTTTCATTTGTAGATCCAAGACAATAGTAAGAATTGTTTTTAACCTTAATACCAAACCATTTACATACGTATGGATGATATACTCTATCTGCTAAGAATATAAATGGCTTATACCATAGGCAATGCCAGAATGTACTGCACTCGCCTCCGAACTTCTTAAAAGCCCATCTGAACCCTCCAGAGAAGTACCAGTTGTTAGCACCTCTCTTAACCTTAACTTTGTATTTAAGATTCTTGTTACGGTTGCTAACCCTATCCCACGGCTTGACCTTATCGGTATCCATATCAGGAAGGAATGTCCAATGATGAAGCAAGGCACTGTAATAAGGATTGTATATCTTGTGTCTGTTTCTAATAACATACTCAAAAATATCGTATCCTGCTTGCCTGGCTTCTTCAAATCCTTTTTCTGACAAGAAAGCTAATATAGGAGCCAGATTCCAGATCTGATCTTGTGAAGTGAATGGGGAGAAGCATGGATCTTCGTCTTTCAACTCTATACCATTAGTGTACCCGGAACTTATCTTGGTAAGACCGAATTTGCTTGCATCTTTGCTATGGATATCGTCTCTTAAAAAAAATCCTTTTTCGAATTTGAAATAAATACCTTTATTGCTATTAAAAAATAGATCATAAGTAGTATCGGCAAGACGAGTAAGCACCAGTATCGCATTACGAACATCATCTTCTGTCTTGTTACCAAGAATCATTTCCGTATATACAAACTGAAGATACTGGGCCAGGTTAATGGTTCCGTCGCCGACCCAGCCTACCCTGTTCTTCACCGACGACAGTGGGATGCACGAGGCCTGCTCTGTGTAGCTGGAATCATAAACGAAATCCCTATAGAAGACTTCTTTTATCTTATCGTATTTACTCCACAGATCTTCCATGCCATTACCCTATTACGATTACACAATCTCGTTTTTCTTTATTGTAGACCATCGTACCCATCTTAGTGTACAAACCTTTTATATTTTGGTAATTGGTTTCACCATGAGCCAAAACGTTGGTAGTGATACTGTCGGAGTAAACTTCTTCGCCGCCTTCGTTAATGAAGTTAAATCCTTGTTTAACCATCTCTCCTCCGAGGTAGGCTGTAAAAGACACAACGACATTTCCTCGCCCTCTATTTCCATACCAATTACCATAGATATCAGCATTGATATTAGGCTCCGACTCGTCCATGCCCGGCGCTGATAGCAAGGTCTTCATCTTAATAAGTGCCCCTTCGAGTCCTGACTGCATGTTATCACCACCATAAATAAGGTAATCACCTACCTGTTGTTGGGTAGTAGCCCACTGCTTACTCCATCCAACGTATTTATTATCTACATCCGAGATGCCTGTATTGGTGAACCCAGTTGCAGTATCAAAATCAGAACCGTCTTCTGATTCCCATCCGTATCTAAGAACAAGATAATCGAACTCAGGAATTACAACGACCTGCTCGCCGGCAGCTTGTGTGATTGTAACACTCTTACTCTCTCCACCAGCCGTTACCTTAGCTACGCCTCTACGATCTTCAGCTACCGGATTAGGGCCGGCTGTGAAAATGATGTTTGCCGGTCCTACGCCTCTCATTTTGTCGGCAGTTACTATTTCGCTTGCACTAACTTCTAACATTTTGTTTATTTTTTTTAATATTTCGAATACGTATATCCAACTCGACAAAAATACTATTGGGCAGTACATTGTCTCTACCAAACTTGCATCTCCTTTAAATTGCCTGATTGACCAAACAATCATAGATGCAATAACGCCAGACAAGTATATAAATAAAACTACCTCAATCATACCATTTTAAGTATATCGTCAATAACTGGATACGCCTTAGTATATATCTCAAACTCAGCACGGCGCCGTCTAAGAGGTTCGTACATGCCTTTCAATGTCATACCCATCATCTTAAGTTCGGTCTTAGCATTTTTCAGCTTAACCAAATCTTGCTGTGCATACAACTTAAATAAATCGGCAGCACCTTGTGCTTCTCCATTATACATCAGTTCCTCAAAGAATCTCATCTTTACAAAATTATCTACATAATCCAAAACCAGGCCTTGAGGCGTATCTGGTATAATTATATTAGATTCTCCGTCAAAGGGAAGAGACCGATACTGCATGTAAATAGGTCCATCGAAATTAGCATACAGGAATCCGTTTACGATATTTATCTCATACGGACTATCCTTTATTGCTTTATTCCGGCATCTACTCAAACAAGAATCACGAAGCATAGGCTTAGCAAGACCTAACATTACCGGCCGGTCATAATAGCAACGAACTTCATGATCGCGATCATGAACATTGATATAAAATTTTTCAACTATCACTTTCTCGCATTCGTCTTTACAACATTCATCGCAAGAACACCACCTATAACTTCTTTCGGTACGTTCTTTCCAGGCTATTGTATTTTGAAGTTCTGGTATCACCGTATCACCTTCCGGCACCTCATATCCTTTAAAATCGCATTTAAAAGCCAGAATAAGATCAAAGTAATCACCAGGCATACGGGCCTGCCCTCGCTTGACATCCACTACCGCTTCTTTGCGCATAGTAATATCGCCTCCAAACTTCTTCAGGGCAATTTCTACCCATTTGTAGATGGATACCTCATCTATCAGATCACGCTTGTCAAATGATCTTAAAGACGATTTTAACTCTATGATATAATTTTCGACTGTCATCTCTTAAAAAAAATGGAGGACAGGAAACAAACCTGACCTCCACAAAGATATGAATAATATAACTAACATCCTATTTTGAAGATTCAAAAGTTATGGCCTTCAAACTTGCCATAGTTTAGAAACGTATTTCTACATTTCCCTTTTATACCATTAAGTGTAACTTCATATCCGGCTCCTGTCATGTAGATGGTTTGCTGATTAACTCTTTCCCCGGAATATTTGTCAACAAAATATGATCTGTAAACACCAAACTTATTTTTGACAATATCACTGTACAGCTCCCATCTACCCTGCCCATTTCTGAACATGAACTTGACTTCCTCAAGAAACAAACGAAGATTCTTTTCTGCGATGATGATTCCATTCTGCTCAAGCTTCTTCGCCACATCTCTGATTAGCCACATATTTTCATGATCAACCTTCTTAAATGACTCTGCAAACTCCACATCGGGACGCTGCTCTTCTATGGTCTTAATCGCCTGCTGTCTCTCCGCCTCTGCTTGTGCTCTCTCGGCTATGGCTCTATTCTTAGCATCAATCTCATCAGCTAATGCTCTTAATGCAGATGGATAGTCTTTCGGTGTTATAGAATAGGAACCGGTTTTTCTTATAGAGGGTAGGACTTCAGATGTTACCCATTTCTTGAATTTTTTAGCAAAATCCATCTTTGATCCAAAAATTAGGCTATACAGTCCAGACTCATTGATTATCAGTATTTTAGTGTTTGGAGTGTAGGGACGGAACGTTTCGTTCCACCCTTGAGTATCAGGTACTTTCATTATTAGTCTATCATCTTCATCAACGTGATCCCTTATCGCTTTTCTCGGATTAGTGTACCCTAAAAATGAAGCTATAGGAGATCCTATAAAATACGGTTCTTCGTCAATAATAATAATTTTTAGCTCTCCAAAATCTGAATTTTTGAAAGATGATACGGTTTTAACCTCTTTGCTAAATTCCATTTCGTTGGATTCCGACGTCAAAATAATGTTACTGTTCTTCGCATTGTTTTGAAAATTGCTTACATTTGTTCCCATAATAGGAATTTTACTTTTTATATCCGCCAGCCTGAGAAGGTAGACGGATATGCAAATATAGCGATTAACCTATATCAATAAAGGGTAATCGCTATATTTTTTTTACATGTTCCTATGATTGAGTTCTCGATCTTCGAAAACTCTCTTAATCTGGAAATCTTTAAACACTCTTCTTTTAGCAAGTATTTCATTATACATAAATCGGTATCTTCGTCCTTTATTCATTTTAACCCTTAACTTCTTTTTCAAGCTATCTTGTATTACAAAATGGTAATATCTTTTAGAGTCTGCGAAATCCATAGCCAGGTGGTTGTAGAGGTAGCCGTTGGTTCCGAGCCTGCTCACGATGTCCAGGTCCCGCCTGACGGCAAAGCGCTGCCCCGGTATAAGTACATGGCATAAGTATCCTACGTTATCTACGTAAACACCGGCATCAGCTTCCACATAATGTTCTGATACGGTTTTCCATATAATAGACAACAGCCTTAAAACCTCCCCTCTGTCTCTTATCATGCCTTTCTTAAAACCATTCTTTCTCTTCATAAGACGATGGTAGTAAGCTGCAAAATACGGTGATTGTATTGATGTTCTTTTCATGTCACTAAGTTTATATAAAAATGGGTCTTGGTTTTACAACTAAGACCCAAATAAAGATAAATAATATTTTGTTATTGAACAATTTGACTTTTCTGATTGGAATCAAGATTCGGATTTTCATCGACAGGAATCTGTAGCCTGAATGCTACTTCCTTTATCGTCTCTGCCACTACATATTCGATCAATTTAATAGGGCAGATAAATTCGTATTCCCATTCAGACTCACACCCTTTAGGTGTAGGATCGCAGGCCATTAACTCCAGCGCCTTCTTTCTTCTTGTTGTAAAGAACTCTACGTTAATAAGCTCTATATGAAAATCCGGTATATAAATATAGTCGTTTTCTACATAATAAAAAGGACGCCGTTCTTTAACGTATTTAGCATACGGTCTTTTTTGTTCATTACGATACGACTTTATTTCAGCGAACTTAAAAAATATGGTGTTATCTACGTTAGTCACCTTGGTAATAGCCGGTCTAAGGGCAGAATAAAGAAGTCCTGGAAGTTTATGCTTTGACCGCATAAGTGTATTACATAACGCAAATTCGGCATCGCAGCAAACTATTTTATCAACTTCAATCATCTCCAGGCAAGTAACGTAAGTTAGGAGCCGGCGGTCGCCAAATAACGTCCCGTCATCCCACCTCTGGGCTGTATAAGATTCGGCTTTAGTTCTACCGATATTCAATATCCATCTCCGACTAACATGCGAATCTTTGTCAAGGGCATGAATACCGTTTACGACTCTTGATACAAATTCACCATTAGTGATCATGCTCCCCTCCTTTCTTTTGCTCTTGATTCTCTTGATTTAGCATTCAAGATCCTCATATAAATATCTCTTTCACTCATGCCGGATATGGTTTTTATAGCCTCATCCAACATAACTTTCGTATATAAAGGTTTAGGGAATCCCTTTATCTTAACCGGATCAGGAACTAACTTCGCCTTCCGATATTCATAAAATCTTTTAGAAATTACATTAAGATAAGAAACAGCCTCTTCTCCGGTATAGTACTTAGCCGGATTAGCAAGCTGCGTCCATGTCTCAAGATCGTTGGCTGTGAGATGATCGCATTCCCCGCTTAAAAACATCTCCTTTATCTTATCGCATACCGCCGCACCGCTTTTACGCAGCGTCTCTGTCAGAATTTCTTTCATTTTCAAAACATCCTGTTTTAAATCTTAAAACAATAGGGGCAATGATTATCAGAAGAGTAACAGCCATAACAGACCACACTACGATATTGTGTTCAATAGGCATCTCAATATTAACCGTAACCCATTCTACACAGATATTAAAAATCATGCTATAGATCAATAACCTATGCCATATACAAAACCTGAACATTCTTGAAAAAGCCAAGAGAAATAGGTCCCATGATAGAGAATGACCTAATATCGGATACAGCCAATTAGTGATACTAAAAGGATAAAACTCATCAAAAATGCTGGCTAACATAATAACCTGCATCAACACAGGATAATACTTCACAAACGTCACACAGACATTCCTTTGCCCTTTACTAATAAAATTGTTGCTCATAATATGTTGTTGTTATGTTACTAAAATGGGGAAGGTGATCAGCACCTTCCCCTGGTTTTCAATCACTTTTTAGTGCTCGTCTTCTTTCTTTTCATCTTGCCTCCAACACTACCGCCTTAGCGCATTTTAGGTTTGTCTTTCTTATCGACTTCACCACCCTGACGAGCTTTCTTTTTACAAGCCATGATACTAAAAATTTAAAATTGAATGATGTGCAATATTAATCATTTTTATTCTAATAGACAATACTTAAAACACAATATTATAATCCAGCATAATTAGCAAGGGGAGGGAATTTAGTTCTCTCCCCTTGCTAATTATGCTGGATTAAGATCCATTTGAGAATAAGCGTATTTCAAAGTACCATTTTCATCACCACACTCAGCTCCATCTACGATAAAGTTGTAAGAAGCAGGAGATTCATTATATACATTGAAAACACCACCTTTCTTGGAGATATTTTGTTTTTCATACTTCCTAACAGTAGCGGTCTTATACACTTTGCCTTCGTAAGACACGTTTATAGTTCGTATATACCATGTAGTATCTCCATTCTCATCTCCAGAATGAACATATCCTGCCAATATACCACCCATTACAGCCCCGAAATACGAACAAGAGCTTCCGGATTGTTTTCTCTGGGTTGTTGTTCCGATGCTTATAGTAGCTCCAGATATCTCACGATAATCAGCATCCACCACCTTAATATCACAGGTGTAGATTCGGATATTTTCATTTTCATCACCAGTCCATTCGAATCCGGCAATACACTTACCGGCGCCAGGATTATAAGAAACATTATCCCTCCTATATGTAGCCCAAGAGCCGTTTTTCAATGTAATATGCGCCGGAACAGGTTTAGCCTCTGCCTTTCCTTCTTGGTTGACTGTTATGTTAACAGTCTTCCCAGACTCATTTTGCTTCAATGTCACAGTGCCACTTCTGGAAGATGAAGAGCTGTTTGCGGATGAGATTATTACAAATGAATAATCATAACCTGACAAAACAGGACAACTTACTCCTGATGGTTTTTCTGTAACTTCTGTAACCCAACTTGGCTTAGATGATACAGTGTATCCTATCTTACTTCCATTCTTTTTACTTTTTAATTGAATACATAAATATGAGTTATTTGCACCTCCATTTGCATCGGCATTCCAAGTGCTTTGGTTGGCACTAAACTCATAAGTGGCAGCAACAGCCTGTGTAATGTTAACGTTAACAGTTTTCCCTGATTCATTTTGGACGAAAGTAATAGTACCGGAACGAGAAGAAGAGGAAGAGTTAGCTGTCATAGTAATTTTAGCAAGCATACTCGTAGATGTCTGGTCTCTATAATCTACAGAACACCAATCAGGTTTAGATTGCACACTATATCCAATATACGATCCACTTTTGGTACTTGTAATAGTATATTGTATAGTTTGTGCTTCACCTGATCCAGACCATACTTTACCAGTTGTTCCATCTACAAACTCAAAGACATATGGCGCATATCCGCATTTTCCAACTTCATATTCGTATTTGTAGTCGGCATTACCACAATCATCATAACGAACGTATTTAACTTGATCATTCTTACATCCATTTTCTTGCCAAGAACCGTAAGATCCGCAATTACAGCAATTCCTACAACTTACAGAATATTGACGATCTATGCTACCAGAGCAGCTATCACGATAAGCATCATACTGAGTATGACCTACGCAATCTCCTGTTCCGTAATAAGACCAGTCTGTACAAGATTCTCCACCTCCATTAACCCATCTTGTGTTGTTGTAAGAAGAAGAACATGGATTGGTGTCACGTTGTTGCTTCTGAGACGTACAACCGTCGCAACGGGTGCTTCCGGTATCAGACCAAGAAGGTGTTGTGCTATCAGCTACGCAATCACCGTTTTTGTTAGCTACTGCCTGACCTTGGGAATTTACAGCATCTTGAGCCTTCTTATTAGCATCAGCTTGACTGATATTGGACGTAAATGGACCACCTACTTGGTCCTGGGTTACGGTAACAGACGAACCATGCTGACAGCTTCCGCAATTGTTTCTGGTGAAGACCTTACTTGCCTTACCGGTCCAAGTACAAGTTCCCTGCGCGTCAGCAAGAGCCTGACCCTGCTGTTCGACGGCAGCCTGAGCCTTGCTATTTGCGTCTTCCTGACTTACGGTAGACGTAAAAGGACCGCCGGTTACATCATCCTGATCTATGGTAACCTTAGATCCGACACCGCCGTCAGCACACTGTTTTGTAAATTCCTTGCTATATGTTCCGGTCCAGGTACATACCTTATCTCCACCTTCTACCCAACGTTCATTTTCTCCACCATAGCATTCGTTGGTATTAACCTGTTTTTTATAGGATTTACCACCTTCGCATTTGGTTTCAAGTGGTTCCGAATCTTCCCATACAGGATCGGTGTTATCTGTTTCACATGTTCCGTTCTTGTTAACATAAGCCTGGCCTTGGGCTTCTACGGCTTCCTGAGCTAATCTATTTGCTTCTTCCTGGCTTTCATTAGAATAGAACGGTCCACCTACCATGTCTTGTGTTACGCTCATCGGAACACCATGCTGACATGATCCGCAATTGTCTTTTGTAAACTGCTTGCTATATACGCCTACGAACCTACATTTACCTTTTTGGTTAGCAATAGCCTGTCCTTGAGCTTTAACAGCTTCCTTAGCCTTATTATCAGCATCCTCTTGACTTACGAAAGAAGTAAAAGGATTGCCTTCAACATCAGCTTCACTTACCTCTACTTCCGTTCCTGAATCTGGTATCTCACAGTCGTTCTTCTGGAACGTTTCTGTGTAATGACCGGTCCAGCTACAGACCTTATTCCCGCCATCTACCCAACGTTCTTGATTGTGAGTTTCAGAACATTCGTTAGTATCACGTTGCTTTTTCTGAGACTTACCTTCATTACATCTAAGTTCTTCAGGAACAACGTCTTCCCATACAGGATCGGTGCTAAGTGGCGTACAGTTACCGTTTTTATTAACATAAGCCTGGCCTCCTTCTTCTACGATCCTACGAGCTTCTGCGTCTGCCGCCTCCTGGCTTTCTGTAGACGTAACAGGACTACCGTTAACCATTTCGGCCGTAACTTCCATTTCTACGCCCTTATGACAAGCTTCACATTCAGGGACGAATTTCTTGCTGTAATGACCGGCATAGACCGTCATATTCTCGCAATTACCCTTACTGTTAGCAATAGCCTGTCCTTGTTCTTTGACAGCAGTCTTAGCCTTGTTATTGGCATCATCTTGACTTACAGTGGATGTAAATGGGGCACCCACTACATCTTGTTCGGTTACAGTAATCTTAGATCCTGTCTGACCTTCATTACAATCGTTTTTGGTAAATTCTTCACTGTATTTACCAGTCCACGTGCAATGTCCGTCCCGGTTGGCTATGGCCTGGCCCTGCTGCTCGACGGCAGCCTGAGCGAGCGCGTTAGCCGCCTCCTGGCTTTCGTATGAAGTAAAAGGACCACCGGTTACATCGTCTTGGTCTACTGTTACCTGCGAACCTACGCCTTCTCCTTCACAATTGTCTTTTGTGAATACCTTGCTATATACACCAACAAATTGGTTTTTATCTATGCAAGTACCTTTCTTATTAGCAAGATCTTGTTTCTGTTCTTCCATAGCGGCCTCGGCCAACGCGTTAGCTGCCTCCTGGCTTTCCCTTGATACAAAAGCATCTGGGTATCCGGCAAGATCCTTTTCAGTCAAATCAACGAAGCTTCCGGTCTGAGATTCGGCATCGCAATCATTTTTCTGAACACGAGCCGAAGCCTTTCCAACGAAATAATTTGGATCAGTAACGCATTCTCCATTCAGGTTGGCTTGTTCCTGACCGTTTTTCTCTATATCATCAAGAGCTTTCTGATCAGCATCTTCTTGACTTACGTCTGATGTGTATTTACCAGCTTCTACTGTGTAAGTGTAAGGAGCTCCGATAAAACCATCTTCGCAGTCATTTTTATAAAATACTTTTGACTTCTCTACATTATACCATAAATTTGTTTCACATGTACCATGCTCATTAGCATAACCTGGACCTTCAGCTTCCAAGGCATCCAAAGCCTTCTGATTAGCATCCTCCTTAGAAACAGAAGAAGAGAAGCGGCCGGCTTCTACAACGTACTCTACCATAGATCCAACTTCAGTCACTTCACAATCTGTCTTTTGGAACATCTTGGATTTCCTGTCATTGTACCATTTTATGGTATTGCAAGTACCATGAGAATTAGCATAGTCTTGACCTTTGGCATTCAACTCAGCTTCAGCCTTACGGTCAGCATCTTCTTGGCTTATGGTAGAAGAAAATTGCCCGGCTTCGATCGTCATCGTAACCAAACTTCCTTCTTCGGTATCAGGATCGCAGTCGTTCTTTCTAAACGACTTTGATTTCTTGACATTGTACCATAATATGGTTATACAACGACCATGCTCATTAACCCAGTTCTGACCATTTTGCTCAATATCTCTCATAGCCTTGTCATCAGCATCAGACTGAGATATGATAGACGTGTATTTTCCGGCCTCAACAACGTACTCAAGCTCTTCCCCTTTCTCTGTCTCAGGATTACATCCTTCTTTTGTAAAAAGAGCCGACTGTCTTTTATTTCTATAAACTACCTGTTCTTTTTTTTTATGAACTACCGTACATTCTTCAGATACGCTACCATCCCTGGAAGACACTCTTATCTTGACACTTCTGTTGGCACCAGTATCATTTTCATCAAAGTAAACATTAACCTTACTGTTAAGACCGCCTTCTTTCTTATCTATGTTCGCCCAACAATTATCTACTTTCATTCCTAATCCTCCATCTTAAATTTTCAGGATTTGTACTTACGTTGATTACCTCCGGTGATCCATCTGAATCAAGATCAACAACATCCTTGTCCAGGTGAATCTCCTCCTTATCCACAGACTCGCATTCAACTATTTCAATAACATAATCTTTTATATTACTTTCTATACTTAACTGCGTGCTTGTTTCATCACCCTCAATTTGTTCAAATTCCTTATCCAATTTAATGTAAGGAACGACCTTTCCAGGCTGATAAATAGGAATCAGTACACCATTTATAGTTATGTTCTCATTAACTTCATTCCCATCCTCATTACCAGGCATGGAAACAATCATCGAAACCTGGAACGTGTCTTCAAGACCCGGATCACCAGGGAAACCATAATCAAGCCTAATATCATTGACATCAATATTTAGACCAGAAGCGGTGGTAAATGCCTTTATAACACCCTTTATACCACTATCTCCTGTAATAAGGGCATTGATAGAAGCGGCGTTGGTAGTAATAAGGATCTGCTTATCTCCACCAGATATAGGGAACTCCAGCCTACTAACCGACACTTCTGTGATCTTAATACCTTTTTGCTTGAAAGTAATGGCTTTCATGCTTTCGGTATCGGACTTCTTCACAATTCGGATAGTGATCCTATCTTCCCTTCCTTTCCAAGATGGAGCATCGAAATTCATTTTATCACGACCGACACCTTCCTTCTTATCTGAGGTAAGCCAAGAACCATCATCCATCTTATATATTCTTTCTTTGCTCATAATAACCCTCCTTCATTAAAGTGTCAGTTCCCATTCAACGCCATCATCTACCACAACCTGTACCGTAGCCGTACCGCCTGTGGCTTCAAATGTTATGTCAGTAGGAATAACATCAAATATCTCTTGTACGCCAACACATCCTAAGCCGCAGATAATATCCTTAAACCATTCCTCTTTAGCGTATTTTTTAAGAACTTCTTTAAAGAACTCACGAAGCCAATCTGAATCAATAGATTCCTTAAGTATGGTTTCTATTATTTCCTTAAGCCAAGATTCGTGCATTTCCTCTTTCAGAATCTCTTTAATAAGCTCGACAATGGTTTCTTTATCTAACTTATCAGAAGGCACAGAGCCATCAACGAGATTACCCCCACATATAAATCCTTTGCATTTTTCTGCCATTTCTTATCCTCCTAAATTAACAATGGAACCCATAAGAACTATTTGCTTCTTCTCGGTACACAACCCTCACTTCAGCAAGTTCATCCTGTTGACACATATCCCGGCAGAACCTAACAGTACGACCCTGGACTTTATACATATCAGAAGGTACGACACCCCCGCAATAAGATACAAGCAAAATCTCTGCCGGATCTTTCTTTAGAACCACATGAGAAGTACCGTCAAACACTTCTGTATTGACAGATCCACTTACGTTAATAGCCCTTGAAACGTATTTAGCTAAATTAGCTAAAGCTCCGTCTAAAGGCATACCATGATACAAACCAGCTTCTTCTATAGTTTCTCCATCATAGAATATGTTAGAAGAAGGAATATTGCAATGATGCGGGCGTTCGCACCCACCATGACTGCCAAAACAACCGTTACCTGTTATTGCCATTGTTACTCAAAATATTTATTTTTTGTTTTAAAAATTCTATTTCCCTATCCTGGTATTCCATACGGCATATCATTGCATTGATTAAAGCCGTAAGATCAGATTTCTTAGCCAGACTGAAGTAGCCAGCGTTGATGCCGTCCGCACAGTACACGCAGTTCGTGCAGGTGTATCCGTCCGGGCATGGCACCGGCGTCTCGTCCACATGTGGAACATATACGTGTTTGCCACTTAAATCCTTACCAATTTGTGCACTCTTTCCCATTTTGAAGTTGTTTTTCGAGTTTTTCAACCCTTTGTTTTAAAAGCGTATTTTCTTCAACCATCCTATCCAAAAACTTATCTATGTTTTCGAAAACCAGTTCTATATTATGTATAACCTCATTATAAGGCATACCTGGAGTTAATTTGGATATGAATGTCTTGCATCCTGTATAATGAATGCAATGATCGCTTAAATGACCATACGGGCAATCGCATTCTTTTGGAAGAATTTCGCAATTGTCCGTACAGTCATTACACGGATCAGACCCGATACAGATATTAGATCTCAGAATATCAGGTCTGTCATCTTTACAAGTGTTACAATTCATGACTTTCTTTTTTTTGGTGCAAGATAATAATTTTCATTCACACCATCACAATAAGAAGTCAATCAATGTATTCCAAGCGGTTAGTGCTGCCTTTAAAAACGTATCCGCATCTGTTTTCTATCTCTACATCGGTAATAGGGAGAATAGCATCTTTGCCATAAGTAAGTTCGCATTTTGAAATAAAATTTACTATACCTTGATAATTACCATGAAATTCCCTTGCGAGTTTCCTGCCGGTAGGAATCCCTTCTTTATTGGTTTCAGGAATACCTATCAAGCACTTTATCCAGTTTGGTTCATTCTTGTTATTGCTTCGTATTTCATAGTTCACGATATCAAATACAATACCTTCAAGGTTCTTTACATCGATGCTGTCCGCATCCATTTTCTTATCAATACGAATCGTGCTTGTTAAATCTCGTAATTTCATGATATTTTCTATTTTTGACATTAATGAATAACTGTCACAGTGTTTTAAAAGACCGAAATAAGAAGACCAGCTTTCATTTGTAATACACTTCTTCGCGTCTTTGGCTACCCTCTTCCTTATTGTCACATAACCTTTATTGTGTTCAGATACGCCTTTGTTATTACGGTGGAAAACATACCCGCAAAAATCAAGAGGTATATCCATGTCTGTTATAATACAAGTATGCCTTTTAGATCTTATCTTAAGCTCATACCACCAATAATTCTTAATCCTCCATTTGGCAGTATTAGCATCCTCCTTAGTATAGAAAGCAAGGAAATTATCGTCGGCATATCTCAATGAAAAAGGAGCTATTCTTTTTGCAAGATCATCAAAATCTTTCATAAGGAGATGATGAATGAAAGGGCTTGTAGGGGTTCCTATAGGTAGCTCTCCAGATACGAAACTTACGTCTATTACAAAATCTATAAACTTTTTATTTGAAATAAAGTTCTTAAGTACTTTTCTAAACACTTTGTCTTTTACATGGTTATAACATTTACGTTGATCTATAACCAAACAATACTTCAAATCAAGTCTATCATAATAAACGTGCTTCATCTTTTTAATAAGAGACCTTGATTTAGACGATGCTGTTATGCCAAATCCAGGCTTACAATTAAGACCATTCATATTATCCTTCTCATAATACAAAGGACCTAACTTTACTAAAACAAGATGCTGATAGATTCTGGTGGTAAGATCCGGGCTGTTTATTTCACGAACCTTACCATTCTTGTTTTCTTTTTACAAGTTTGCGATATTTGATTTTGCTAACATAAGTACCATCTAAATACCATTCATACAATTTTAACGAATTACCATCAAAATCAGAATTAAAATTAACAACATCATTCTTTTTAGAATGGTTTTTAAATGCTGCTTCGCATGCTTCTCTAATATCATTCAAACTTATATCTATATAGTTTGAAACTGATTTCAGTTGTGGGCTAATGACGGGCTTACGGCCGTCGCGCATCTCTATCATATTTTTATCATATAACCTCATACGCTTGTCTTTTATTGATTCTCCACTCCTGGGAAAGATTAAAAAGAATATACCCAATTTTTTTAGCCCACACAGGGCAAGGCCACAATTGTTGCGATTCGTATTAGAAGTGGCGTTATTCGCATTCAGATTACGAGGCGAGCAATTGCCATTGTTCGCATTACCGCCGAAACGAGCAGCCAATTCTTTTTAACCTCTTTCTCAACCGTTATTTGCTATTTCAGAGGTCAGATCCCAATGTAAGACTTGTTAGCAGACTAACGGATTTCATTGAATAGATTTTTATTGTTTATAATGTTAACTATCTCTGTTGTCTAATGACATTGCAAATGTATGTATAATATTTTATAGCTACAAAACAATTTGTATTAAATATTTTAAATTTTTGTTTTGTAGCTATAAAATATTATATTAACAAGATACGGCTGCGCCGTGATATAGTATAAAAGGCTGCGCCTTAGCGCTGCGCTTATGATGGCTGCGCCATCAATGGGTTGCACCCATCAAACCTGCGGTTGACTGGCGTCTAATAACAACTGGGCAAGGCCACAAAAGTTGCGATACGAAATAGAAGTGGCGCTAGCCGCAGACAGATAACGAGGCGAGCAATTGCCAAAGGACGCATAACCGCCGAAACGAGCAGCCAATCTGGACTTTATACCGACAGACGAAGCCCAGTTGCAATTGTCCCATGCATAAAAACATTCTCCTGTTCCGATACTTCCCCCTTTTTTATCCTTCCATCCGGTATAAGGAATACGGTGTAAAGCATAACTATTTCCTAAATTTTGGGTAGTTGCTATCTTTTTATATTTAGATTCAAAATTAAAAACCTCACCATTATTTATAGTAGACCTTTTCTCATATGTCCATTTCTTTTGATCTGGCTCTATATAAATATCAATAGTATTACCTATTCGAGTGACATTAGGATCATTTAAACAAGTCCCTACCTGTTCGTATCCTCCTCCACAATACCTAAAGACGTCTCCAGACAGATTCATACCATCGTATAAAGACATCCTTAAAATAACTTCCAAATCAAATTCTGCCGGTTCGTCATTTTCGTTTAAGTCCGATATGGTACCAGTCATTTCCTTAAACACAATAACATTCATATGGCCTTCAGCCATACTCTTGGCTCCCTGGACGTTCTTATACCAGTATTTTCCTCCATAAAAATCAAACTCTGATCCTTCTTCTACGCCTGTTTCAAATGCAAAAGAAGCCGCCATCTGACTTTCCATGCACTGTTCTTTAGGATACTCTGAATTTATGAGGTTAGAAAAATTAGTTGTTTTAGTAGGTTCATAATGGATAATAGAAGCATTTGTAGCCCATACTCCATACAGCCACGACTCTTCTCCTTTTTTACGGTATTTCACTCCTCCACATTTGCGATAATTGACATCATTACCTATTCCGTTATTACTTGATATTCCAGAACCGAAAGTGTCTGGATTAACCAAGTATTTAGTACCGTACAGCATTTCAAGGTATATGATATAGGCATTCAAGGTCAAAAAACCACCTTCAGAAAAAGGATAAGAAGATTCAGGATCTACGTTATTAGCCCTCGAATACTTAGCTATATTGATTTGATTTGCGTCATTGCTCCTCGGATAAGTTCTTCCATTTAGAAACATCGTGCAGGCGTTACCAACTCCGGCTCCGGATTTACAATTTGTTTCTCCCTCATACAAGAAAAAGAAAGATCTTGCCTTGGAGTCTACTGTACATACCGGTCCAGGAGATAAGGCTGTGGGCGGCAGCACAGGGCACGTCTGGCGCAGGTCAAGTCCGTCCAGCATAGGAACCGTGTCTGCGTCGTACACACCAGACCATATTTTCCCACTTTTTCCAACTACCTTATCAACTACATACAGACTCTTGCTACATCCTAAGAATATGCTATAATTCTTTGAAGTAGTCTCCCAAGGTCTTAAAATCCTTACCTCTGATCCTGATACATTATAAAGTTTTTGACCAATACCATACTCTTCGTAAAAAGCCTTGGCGTCAAATGCTCCGGCATCACAATACTTATTTTTATGACCGTTATCCAAATACAGTTCCACATCGCATTCGGCTCTCATTTCCTCGGTTATACCCACCGTAGGAGCAAAATCTCCGTTTTCAAATCTAAGGAGATTATTCTTACGAAGCTTCCCGACCGGACGCACTTTGTCTCCGGTATTTTGAGTCATGTCTATAAGGTAAAAATCCCAAGAAGGGAGAAGGCTTTTGTCGCCAACTGATTCCGTGGCTTCTGGAGGAAGTTGGTCCTCAGCCCAAGCGGATGCCGATCCTGAAGCACCTTCTTTAAGAACATTGAAAGTATTACCATCAGACAAAACAAAAGGCTCAGATTCCTCCCCTTTCTTCGATAAAAACTTTTCCCTTTTACCAACTTGATTAACGACGATGTTCTTCTTAGCCTTATTCCCTTCATCGGAAATAGTGTAATTCAAAGTCGTATCAAGACCTTCATTTATTTCAGAAAACACCGACACCAGTTTATCGTTCTCACCTTCTGTCGGATTAAATTTTACGTTGCTCATTTTCAAAAATCAAATTTGCATTCATCAACAACAGGCTCGCATTTGGTATTTTCATTAACCCATTTCATGCCCTCTTCTTCCAGTATCTTCTTAGCCTTTTCATTGGCATCATCAACGCTAATGAAAGACGTTACGGTACCAGCGTATATCCTCCTGTATTTCTCAGGGGCCTTCCATCCTTCCTTACAACGTTTACTAAACCAACCATGTTGATCTTCGTTGTAATAAACGGTTTTACATACTCCAGATTCGTTAGCGGCAGCCTGCCCTTCTTGCTCAAGAATCTTCGCAGCTTCGTAGTTGGCTATTTCGGTACTGAACTTAGACCATACACGCCCGGCCTCTACCACGTGATGTGTGGGTTGTTCTTGTTTTTGACCATCAGGACAATCATTTTTAAAGAAATCCCCTTCCTGTCTTGTGTTATAATATACCTCGCAACAGCCACCTACTTTATTAGCATACAACGGACCTTCTTTCTCCGCAAACTCTTCCGCTTTCCTATCTGCATCATCCTGGCTTATATCCGAACAAAATTCAGCCTCATGAACGATAAACGTTTCTTCAGAACCAAGATCTTCCAGACAATCCGATTTCTTGAAAGCTTTTCTGTATTCTTTGTTGTAATACATCTTTTTCATGACAAGATCTTATTAAGTTCTTCTTTAAATTTCTGAATCTCGTCCGGGCACAACCCGCATTCCCCTTCACATACGATTCTTCTCATACGATCTATTTTAAGAACCGTATCCATATCAGGCTTAATACCTACCTTATACTTATGATATTGTAGATACTGATCAGCCTTACATGCTATAAAACGATCAGCACACTCACATAAGTAAGATGAAGGGAAAAGAATTTGCTGTGTACTTCCGGTAACTGCCATATCACTTCACGGTAAAATACCTGGCGTATTCTTTATTTATGTATTCAGAATAAGTAGCAAGATCATCCGGATCCGGGCACTCGTTCTTCAAATTAACAATCCAGCCTCTTACCAGCTTTTGAATATCAGCATACCTTTTACTTACACCTCCTACAAACCTGAACTTGCGATGAAGGTCTATGATTTTCTTGTCCAATACAGCAAGTTCATCGTATTTCTGAATACAAGCCGCATTAGAATCAGCTTTAGGTGTCGTATTCGACTGAGGCTTTATAGCCCTATTTCTATTAACAGAAGTAATATTACTTCTTCCACATCCACATCCCATAATTAACTTATATTTAATTTATTATATTTTGCAACCACAATTTTCACAATTATTGAGAACGTAAATCAATTTAGATGCTTTTTCGTATAATTGTTTTACATTTTCAAAATTCCCTAATCTCATATTGGCTTCAGCCGCAGCCAGCAGAAACTCTATTTCTTTTATTTTGTCAATAACGTCATCATCCTCATGATCGCATAACACAGTTGACCTGGCCCATATCTTATCTATGTTAAGACGGATCAGATCTGTTTTTAAATACTTTCTGTTAAATGAATAAGAGGAAGGACTGCCTTTTATGGTAATATCGTATATACCATCTTTTAGGTTTTCAAAATCATTTCCACGACCTGGATTTATGCCAAGGGTCTTACTGTTGAATACATTCAACTGATTCTTACCAAGATAATAAACATACTTATTCTCGTCTTCAGGTGGCACAATCTCTATAATAGCCGGTCTGTCTGCCAGTATCCCCCATTCCGACTGATCGGCTATGCGAAGCGTTTTAGGGTTGTTGGTGCTTATAACCTCAAAATCAAGATGGATGTTGTTCATACTCTCCTCCCATCCCATTCTGGCAAGGGAATCATCGTATCTGGCTGTTATATCAGCTCCCTCTACCTCAGTGCTATTAACACGTACCTCGGTACCATTTATCTTGACTCCTACTATTTGGGCTACCAACGACTTAGCCATACCAAACATAGGAACAATGATTTCCCCGTTATAATCAGTTCCTTCATTTGGATACTGTACTACTTCCGTCTTGTACAGGCCATCATTTCTTCTGGCTACTATTCTAATAACCATCTGATTTTCTACATCGTAGTCGGTCATTACTATCCTGACATAGAAAATGTTATTTCTTATCTGTGGTAAAATATCGATATAATTCATAACTTACCTTTTTCCACAAAGATAAGTAAATGGGGTGATAAAAGTTTAAAATGTTGTGTATTAAATAAAATAGGACGTGATTATTACCATATCCGATAATAGATTCCAGCGCCTAAGTAGGGGGAGAAGCCCTCGCGCCCAACCCCATACCCTGCCGTCAGTCCTATGCCCCAGCGCCGGCTCTTTTCGTATATTATTTCTTTTTTGTGGTAGATGATCATCGTGTCTAAATTAGGTCTGTATCCGCTTATAACAGCCCGATAATCATCTGTGTTGTATGTTTTTCTTTGTATAGGAATATTGATATAAACAGTGTCTTTTATCGTATCTTTTTCAACTATAGCATCCATAGGGAAAGGTATTTCTACCTCCCCTACGTCAACTATATACTGAGGAACAGGAACAGGTTGGATAATGGTATCTATTACAGTATCTATTTTTATATCGTATATTATTTCTTGTTTCTTGCATGTTTTACCAAACAAGAAAGATATAAAACACAGTAGAAGAACTCCTAACACATGCCTGGCTCTCATTTTTTGCAAACACATCTTTTACCCTCCTTATCTTCGTCTAAAAGTTCTTGTATATCACCGTTGTTAATACCTTCTTTAAGCTCTTCTCCGAATGGAACTTTTTGCCACCAACTTACTTTGCTAAAGAAATACTTAACACCTTTTACTATCATCAAATCAGGTGCAAGGTCGCCGAGGCGTTTGAATGCCATTCCACCGTATAATATTAAGGCGAATATCGTAATCCACTGAAGAAGCATGTCTATAAACTCTGGGGATTTATGCCCTCCCATAGACATAATAAGATCCATTCCGGATATGGTAAACAGCCCGAAAGAGCAGGCCGCGAACTCAAGAAGGATTTTCAAAACTCCAATTTCGCTTATGCATGTCAATATCTTAAAAGGCCTCTTTCTCTTTCTTCGGATATAGCAGTGTTTGATACTTTTTATAGTAGCTAACAAAAGATTTATAGCTAATATAAACAATATAGAATATATAAGGTGGTGAATCTCCTGGAAATTCATCCACAATGCTGATAATCCGGAAATGAGAAAAGCCCAGAAACTTTCTAAATTCATCCTTCCTACAAATCTGTAAGCCATATTAGAACATAGTTACTTTCTTGCTACTTCCAAGAGAGTCATATACGTCAATATGGACCCAATTGGTACCTGATTCTAATCTAATGGGACAAGGAAGTAAATCCTGTGACTGAATTATTTTATTCCTTGTCTCTTCTGCCGTCATACCCTTGGCATCAAAATCGATGGCTGCCCCAAGCATATGAGGACTGATATACAAAGACCCTGATACGGTCTTGGATTTTACTATGTCTGAGATATTGTTCCTAAACCCACGCTCATCAAACCTTCCGCCCGACTTCCAGGTATTAACCGTCATCGGAGTTTTCAAAATGTCTTTCCTTAAAACCAGTATCGTGTGAAGCAACTCAGTTCTTAAATACCTCCAGCAAAGATCTTTGTCTCTACCGTACTCTTTAGGACCAACTAATTCAACAATACTAAAATACTGACTCAATTCTTTTATAATATCACTTCTTTCCATAACTTAACCTTTTTCACAAAGATAATCAGAACCTTACCAAATATTAAAATAAGTAGAGTCTGGATTAAAGAAAAACCCCTGCATAAATAAATATACAGGGGTTATCCATAACATTAACAACAAATCACGACCTAAACAACCCTTACATATCCTGCTGATACAAGATCAGAAAGATTCTCGTAAGCCAAAGGGATGCCTGAATCTCTTATGCAAAGATACTTAATTTCTTTGTCAATGTAATACTTTCCATTCTCTAAAATAGAATTATATACCCAAGGAATAGGATCGTCTATCGTACCTGAATGCTTTTCTTGAACAACCATATACAGGCTTTCAGTTCCACCTCCCTGACCAGGAACCCAGTCGGCTTGGAGATTGTGATTTTGCCTTACTTCAAACAGAGTCCAATCCAAATCCGAAGGTTTGTTTTTGCTACGGAAACGCTGCCCTTTTACAACAGCCGTGCCCATAGGAAGACCTTTGTCGCCGTAAACTCCATCCTTGTCCCAGATAGGGTACAATCCCTTTATCTTAAGAGCAAGATTCTGGTCGGTGTTTTCCAGCATAGCCGGCGTGTTGATCATCGCCCTCATGTACATAGCTGTAGCCTTCTCCGGATCATTGGCTTCAAGGATCTTATTTTTTTCTATGATCTGATCCTTTGTCCTTACCAACTTCTCAGGATAACCTTCATCCACTTTCATAGACTCAACTTCACTCCTGTCGGTTTTAGAAGTTATTTCCTTTTCTATGGCAGCAGTACGATCGTTGCACTCAGATTCATATACATGCATTTCATTCATTGCCGTATTAGCAATATCAAGCTCGTATTCTGAATCTGCTACGGATACGGTGTATATCCCGCTTCCTTTTGCTACGTCAATATCGTTTTTAACCTTCTGTCTCATGCTGCTATTATACCATATCTGTTTACCATCCAAACTATAAGAACGAACGGCATCAGAATAAGCATATTCCCTGGCCTCAGAAACTTTCTTGTCCTTAGCCTTGGCAAGCAACTCCTCTTCAGTTGGTCCAGGAGGCTCCGGGTCAAGCTGCATAGCAATAACTTCTTTCACACTCGCATCAGGATTGTTTTGATGGAATTTTTCTTGATCGGAATCAAGTTGAACCCATTTCCCATCTAAGAAATCTTGGTAAGAATACCCTACTTCGTAAGAAGAGGAATCCAACTCGTATCCTTCCCAGTAAAAACCTTTTACGTTTTTATTTACATAAAGCATACTCTATCCTTTCTATTAAGCTTGTTCACCCACTCTGATAACCAACTTATCATTGATATACCAGATACTTAATTCTATAAAACTGTTTTTAGGTACTACTACGCTATCGCCTGACATGCTCTGGAACTGGCCAGAGGTAGGAAGCGGCTGCGTGATGTCTGTGCCGGTGGTGTTGTTGACCCGCACCTGCCATTCCCTCCCAACATACTCAGAAGATACGGTCATAGACAGATTCGTAGCAGAAGCGACGTTGGCTATGATATTATGAGCACCTTTTGGTAAATTTGCCAATGTTGTAACAACCTTAGGGGGCATAGCCATAAAATTCAAATAAGACAATATCGTATTAGACAACTGAACCATATTGTTCATAACCTCATATGTCTTATCTTGAATAACAACAAAAGTCCCCACCTGAATTTGTATATCATATTCAGATGCGCCTACCGCTGAGTCGGCATTAGCAAATGAGGCAAATACTATTTTTAATTTAAAATTATTTTCAAAATCATTACCTTCTAAAAAATAATTCAAATAATAATAATCACCAGCTAACTTACCTAATGTGATATTATTATTGTATGCATCCAAAACTTTTGCAAACGAACCTTCATCAAGTGTTCCTGAATTACCTGAAAACATAGATAGATCAAGATAATTCGAATCTACTCCGGTACTTACCATACCAAGAGATTCAAGCACCTTACCACCACTTTCTTCAGTAACCAAAATATATTCGTTATACACGTTTTTGGTTTCTGTAGATGCCACATCATCTTTTACAAGATACATGACATTATCCTTCGCCTCTTCAACAGTAGGAAGTTTGCTAACAATCTGCTTCTTCCACCCTGCTGCCGATACAGCATCATCTATATACTTCTTGTTTACATAATCGCCCCATGTCATGTTACTAAGAAGAGTCTTGCTACCGTCTTGACTTCCGGCAGGGGGAGCCGGAATGAGGCCTCCCTTGCCCGACTCCGAACTTGTTCCAGGAGCGGCCTGCACCACATTCTCAAGTCTGGAATCAACCTCCAGACCTTCGAATTTACTGTTATAACCTACTTCTGCCATTTTTTATTTCTTGTTAATTTTGTCCAACAATTTCTTGATCTGGTCTACGATGTCCATCACCGCGCCAACCTTATTTTTTACGTCCTCAACCTTCTGATCGATCTTAGAATCCAAAGCCTTTAAACGGTCTTCGTTTTTACGATACACTAAATACAGGGCTAAACCGATGATTGCTATCGTAAGGATATTAGCCAAAACGCATCCGATTATTATTTGAAACATGATGATTATATGGTAGATAACGCTACCACACGCTTTAATTATTCAACTTTTTACAAATATAGTAATTACCCCAACCATAACAAGATCAAAGACGCTCGTCATTAACATCAGACACCCATTCTTTAGATGAAAGAACAGATTCAAACTCAGAAGAAGGGCTGTCATATACCGGATACGGATATTGAGGTTCGTCATCAGCCTGCGTGTCTAAAGACTTAAATAGAAGGTCATAATGTTCTACATGTAAAATAACTTTAGAGCCATCTACGCTCGCTCTTGGGCTGCCTATTCCTAATTCACGTCTCTTTTCTTCAGATACGGAATTATATACTTCTTTTGGTATGATAATGAATTTCATATTATTTTGCTTTTAAAGTTTGTAAATAGTTGTATGCTTTGATACATTCGTCTTTGGAAAATACTTTATTCATATACAAAGCCATATTTTTAAATAACATATGACAAAACTCCGTACCTCCTTGTCCTCCGATATTTACTCCAGATGTTCCTTTATTTCCATCACCGTATAATAAATCAACTTCATTCCAATTTTCATCATAACCCTTTCCTTTAGACGTTATAGCTTTAAATGTCATATAGTCAGTGATATTTTTCTTGTTTTCAAAAGTTGAATTTATCATTACAGTAGCACCTCTATTGTATCTATTTTGTATATATAAATGAGACGGACTATTTATACCAGCCACAGTATTATCTTTTTGAATGAATTTCCATTCACCTATAAATGTAAAATCTGCTTCGCAAACGAAAGTATTGGAAGATGCTATATCATCCACCCCATCAGTAACCATATAGCCTTCGTATTGAAATGGTAAGAGTTCTATGGTAACTGGGGTGGTTGGAAGATTTTCTGTTAAAGAAGATTGCAATGAAAACCCATATGGCTTATCAACAGGAGGTAAATCTATGGCATAGATTCCATCGGATGTATATGTGAGATCATATGTAGCGGCATAACCAAAAGCAAGAACATCACCTTCTGTCATGCCAGTAAGTTTAAACCGTAGTTTAATACCATTTACTAACGCTTTATTACCCCAAAAACACTTACCAATAGAATTAATAGGTATTCGTTTATCATGAGAAATATTATAGTTATCAATAATATTCCATCCTCCACCTTCTATTTCTCCATTGGTTGCCTTAAATTCATTACCAAAATATTGATAATACAACCCATACCCGCTCCCTTCTGCAAACCCAAAATTAGACAGTACAAGATCATTACCATTGCCCGTAATGTTGGCAATAGTAGCACGATCTTCGTCCTCGTTGGTCTTGCCGGTGACTGTCCATGCCTGGTCGGGGAAGAGCCAGGGATAGGTTTTGACGAAATAGTCTTTGATCTTGGTCAGTTCTTCTTCGGTGGCGTCGTGATCGAGAAATACAAGTTCCCAGATAGCAGCGTTAATACAAGTTCCTACATTAGTTGGAGCTAATTTCCCAACATGTAGCACATCTGTTCCTTCAAAATTACCAGTTGTAATCGAAACACCATTATAACTTTTAGATGTCTGATAAGTAAAGATGTGTGGTAAATCATTTTCACTCCCTATTGCTCCAAAAGATATAGGCTTATTAAAATGATCGGCTTGTATATTTCTATATTCTAACAAGAAGGCACCATTATTGATCCAATTCTTTACATTAGATACTAATCCTAATGCTCCTTCTCCCCTTGTAATCCACTGTCTCAACGCCACAACCGTATATCCCTTTTCCTTAGTCAGAATAGGGAAGTTATCACAGACACCGTAATCGTCTACTCCGTCAAAGACGAGTGCACCGGGGTAGAGGGGAAGTTGTTCAACGGTAAGTTTAGATCCATACCATCTTTCAGGATATTTTTCTATAGATAAATAGAGAGCTTCTGCCAAAAAGTTAGACGGAATTATTTCATACACACCATCTTCTGACATGTAAAAACGATTGCCCAATCGATCATCCAAAAAAGCATCGCAACCTTCTGGTATGCCTGTTACTTTTAAAACGCAAGATTGACGTAATTTTATATTATGGTACAATAAACCCAATGAGACATTTTCTTTAAATGTTGCTGTTATTTTAATGCTGTTTCTTTCAAAATAAGCCGCCGTTGAATTTGTGCCCCACTCATCTATGTCTACAACATACCCGCCAATTCCGGACATCCCCTTCCAAGAGAAGTTTTTCAACTGTAGATCGTGTCCATTGCCCGTCTTATCAACCCATACGGGATTGGCAGCCATCTGTTCATTAGTGAGACCAGAAGCGGAATATCTGGCTACGATACCTTCTATATCCGGGAAGGAATCTGCATTGCATGGCAGGTCTAATATCATTTTCGCATACTCCTTAAAAGGTATTGAAGTAGGTACATCATACCCTTTGGATATAAGGGCTTGCCTTATATCCTCTTTGGTATTTATGATCCTCATTAACTTATCTGATATGGTTCCCATTACACTTCCTCCCCATTTATGTAATCTAATACCTGACCTATGTCTCCGATGTCTGATTTTATTGACTCTCCTTGAGAATGTATTTCAATAAGTTTCTGATATAAAGTGTTATCCCCTATACGATTCTTATCTGTAGCTTGTTCTTCGATTTTGGCTATCGTATCAGGATCTTCGTACTTAACACCATCAGGACCATACCATTCGTCTGTTAAATTCGTGTATTTATGACGGACTGGAGTCGGTTTAGACTCCAGTGTTACTAAAAAATATTCGTTACAGCTCATGACAATAAGATTTAGTGGTTGCAACAATTACATCTACAAACTGTTCTCACGTAGCCAGAGGGAATAACCGCCAGCTCCGTCCCTACGGCTATCGCCGGGTCAGTGCTTTCCATGACCGTCAGCGCCATCTTGTCCACGTCAAGGTCATTGTCGTAAACGATTTCTCCCTCAACGTAGATGCTCCCCGCATCAGAAACGTAGCAGTTTTTCACCTGTCTTATATGGCGCTGTGTAGCAGACGCAAAATCACACTCGATACTTAACCACCCTACCGGTATCTGATCAATATTGGATCCGATATTGTAATCAGGATCGGTTGTTTTAAGAACCATATGTCTCAATTCCCTTGTATTCCCGTATCCGTCCATTGTTATGTATGTCCGGATCTGAACCTTGCCCTTTTCCGTCTTATAGCAGTTTTCTACTATTTCCGTGTCGGATGTAGTAGCATCAGGGAAATCACAAACAATACGCTGCCATCCTTCTTGTATTTTGCTGAATGTGGCGCCTCTTTGTATATCAGGGTCGGTAGTTTCTAAGACAATAAGATACTCGTCCCGGACACCTATTATGCTATCTACCGACCTATATCCACCAAGATGTATTTTACCACCAGGAGTAGTATAACATTCATCTACGGACATAATATGTCTTTCCGTAAGATCAGGAAAATCGCATTCGGTTTTCGTCCATTCGTTAGGTATCTTATCTATTCTCGTCCACTGAGGATAGGCGTCGTCCGTTGTCTTAACAATATAATAATACTGTTCCCTTACACCAAGAACGGCATCAATAGCTTGATAACCTTTTATATTGACCTTGCCACCATCAGTCTTATAACATTCGTCCACTTCAACAATTTCCCTGTCCGTCATGTCAGGAAAATCGCAGACCATCCTCACCCAATCTTCGGGAATGGAATCCAGCACGGTTCCTACCTTAATATCAGGATCAGTTGACTGAAGAACGGTATAAACCTCTTCCCTGGCTCCAAGGATGTTATCTATGGCTACCAAACCTTCTACTTGAACTTTTCCTTTTTTAGTAGTGTAACATTCAAGAACGTAAGTTACGTCTCGTTCTGTCATGTCAGGAAAGTCACAAACCATTCGAACCCAATTCTCTGGAATTAGTTTAAAAACATGGCCGGCAGGGAAATTATCGTCCGTCGACTGAATAACGGTATAAATAGACTCCCTGATATTTATCTTATCATCTATGGCTTCCAATCCTTCTATTTCAACCTTACCATCCGGAGTCTTATAACATCTGTTAACGAATGTAATATCGCGTTCTGTCATATCAGGAAGATCGCAGTCGATCATAACCCACTCGTCCGGTATTTTAGTAAGAACCTTACCTACCGGATTATCCATGTCGGTACTGTCGGTAATTCTATGGGTTTCTTTAAGAACATCCATCTGATCGTTAAGAAGATACCAACTCCATACTTCAACCTTTCCACCAGGTGTACGGTAACAGGTATTGAAATCTTTGATAACTTTCTCAGCTATGTTAATCCACTCCCATTCGGTTGTGGCCGGAATACCAGAAACAGGATGCTTCTTGCCTTCTTCGTCAAGATACCAATAACAGCCATTTAAGGACACAACCACTTGGTAGATTTTGTCCCCTATTTTTATACCGGATTTGCTGTCATCTACCGGTTGGGAGGAACCCCATTTTCCAACTATGTTGGTTATTTTATCAATGCCCCTACCAAAGGCACCGGATAAAAAATCCACGCCGTTCATATGAAATTGATCTATTTCAAATTATTTTATTACAAAAAAGGGGGTGGAGGACCAGCCTCCTCCCCCTTGGGATATATAGAAAAAAAGGAAAATCAAATCTTGCAGGGCTTGATATTTGCCGAAGCAGCTAACAAGTCCATAAGGTCTTGAATACCTTCGTGAGCGCCATACGGTACATGGAAGTGTACTGTAATATGATCATCAATTACCCTACCGAAGCCGTTAGAGTAACGTGCCGGCTTCAACGTTACTGAATAATCAGCATACGGAGCCAACAGATCTAAGCGGGTTTCTTCGTTGGTAAACATCCGTTCCATAAGTTCTTGGTGAGTCTTACGGAAATCGAAGAACATACGTTGTTCGCGTTCCTTATCCAGCAATTCAGCGCCGAGGTGAGTACGCGGAGCCCAGTGCTGTTTGTATTCGGTATGGATCGGGTTGAAGTACGTGCTGATAGCCTCGCGCTGTTCATCCGGATAACCGCCATTTACAGCAATACGAACAGATCCTTCTTGGAATGTCAGACGGTCAATCAAACAGTCAGACGGAGAAATCATGTAGTCAATACCACGGAACAAGATACCGCATTTGCAGTTCTTAGGAAGCGGATCGGCGATAATGGACTGATCTCCTGCTACGGCACCCAAACGTTTCCAGTTACGTCCACGATAAGATTCGGGAGCTTTAGATACGAAGAAGTCTTTGAAAATTTTATTGCATTCGTCGCAAACCATGTTAGTAACGACCGTTGTTTTGAATTTATGTTGACATCCACCAGGTGTACCATAATCTTCGATTGTCAGATACGGGAATGCTGCCTGCAATTCTTCTTTAGCACTGTTACCACATTCATCATCCGGCAACGTGATTTCATAAGCTTCTTTCGAAATCTTACAAGAACCACATGCTTCCCAGCTAACAGTAGTAACAGTAGGATTGCTACACATATCTGCTGTTTTAGCAACGAACGTTACTGTGGCAGTCGGATTGGTTTCTACAAATGCATCGATATCAGCCTTCGTCAGTTTCTTGCTTACGGCCACAGTGTACATACCTACGCCGCCATCCTGGGCTGCTGTTTTCTCGGCAGTGCTACTAACGGCATTCTTAATGCTTTCTACTACAGTAGACTGATCAACACCATCATCCTCTAACGTTACGGCATAAATCAAACCGCCGTCTACCTTAGTATATCCGTCAGGGCACTCTTCGCAGCCTTTCATGATAGAAGACAACTTTTGAGTATAATCAGAAGGCTTACCACCTTCTTTCATCACCTGATATTTAGATGTAGAAAGATGACGTCCGACTCTCTTGATATCCAAACCAGGATAAGCAGCCTTAAGCTGAGCCAGAGCATAAGCATCACCGGTATCACACATTTCCATGCAATAGAAATTCATGTCGGTTTCCACCGGAGTTTTTTCCATTTCATTGCAAGAATGGATAGGATGGATTTCTACAAAATCACCTACCTTGCCACCACCTGCAATCGGCTGATTCTTGATACGTTCGATTGTTTTCAGAATAGCAGCCAAAATATCAACATCTTCGCAAGGATCACATTCTGAGCACATATCCTCACGACCCGGACAGTTTTCGAAAATGATGTAATCATCGATATTCACCTCACCCATCGGATAACCACGAAGCTCGAACAAACGGCCTGTCAACTTAATATGAATAGGGATACGATCACCTTTCCTTGCTGTAATAGCGGTACTGTCGTCAATTCCGTTATAACCGAAAATAACCTCATCTACTTTAATTTCTTTGCTCTTCGGAGCAGAAGCGTACACTTCTATAATTTCATCAATAGCAAACGTAGGTGTAGAGAATGATTTATCATCAGATACACGGTCGTTCACCATCTCATTACGTCCGATTCTGATCTGGAAACGTTGTTCGTCCTTACGATATCCTTTCAAGTCTTTCAACGCTTTCAAACCATCTTTAGTCTGCTCACCATCCAAATCATAGATAGCGATCTGACCTTCTTGAAGCAACAAAGAATCTACGTCCGCCAACTTAGCGTGCGGAGGACAGATAATGTGTCTGTCATACGGTTTATGGATAGCCATAGCCTTATAATATTTTAAAAATTAATATTCTGTTATCTGTCTCAAAAATAGTGATAGTCATATAAGCAACAAAAAGCATTATGAATTAATTAATTCTTAATGCTTTTTGATAGTCTTTAATTTAGGATATGCCTTTCTTCTGCTACAAAGGAGATTGGACGTTGTTTGAATCTATTTGATAACGTCCGTATTCGCTTTCATTCAAAGCAAATTGCTTTTCAATCATGTTAAGGATAATACCAATTAATTTATCATCTAATTCAGGATCTATATCAGTTGAATTAGAACCATCGGATTTAATATATCCTTCGATGTCAACTTCCTTCGGATAGCGGTAATATGTAAGGTAAACGGTGTCTACATCAAAACCAGACTTATACACCCTTACCGAATCTTCTCCTATTGTATAGAATGTTTCCCTAAAATCAAAATCAGGTTTGTTAAAAGAGTCGGCAAGAAGCTCATGCGGATTTTCGTTCTTAGCCTCCCACATGGTAAAATCAGTGACCGTGCATTCACCTTTGGTAAATACGCCTGATATGTTTGAAAAAGAGAAGAAATCAGAAGGCAATGAAAATAAAATGCTTTCCGGATTATCTTTATCTCCTCTATCATCAAGTTCTTTCGAATACACAACCAGCTTTTGGATATAACGTATATCCTCTTCATTTTTCTTATCAAGGATATAACGAACAAGGCGGTTTTGTTCGTCATTAAAAAGCTGAACAAAACGTGCCTTGTCAAGTTTTATACCACCGTTGGTCATGTTTTCTTCAGCCTTCTGTAAGGCCCGGAGATAACAATCAACGATTCTCATAAATTATTATTTTTTGTCAGCGTATTGATCAACATCGAAACCTTTCTCATCTTCCTTTTTCTTCTTGTCAGACTTAGTGCCTTCTATTTTTTTATGCTTGTTCTTTAAAGCGTTATACGCTTCCAGGACACGTGACTTAGTTTCTAACATCGACTTATTGGAAGCAAGAGCCATAGATGCAGAGATGGCGTCGGCGCCCAGGAGCTCGCCATTCAGATACAGTCCGTCGGTGTTGACGGTGACAGCCAGGCCCTCGATCATTTCCCTGATCATACGATGGAATTTAATCACCTGCATCCCTTCGGAAGATTCGTCGTCAGATAAAAACCTTGAGCTTGCTTCTTTATACATGTCAACGTTCGTATTCTTGGCGTCAATCCAATTAGTGAATATGTATTGAACCATGCTCTGATCAAGCTCTACGCTGTATATGATGTCAAGATACAAAAGCAGATCGTAGATGCTTTTTCTTTCAGCCTCAGATCCTTTCAGTTTGTTCATGAACTCATATAAAATATCAGCCTTATCAATCTGACGTTGTTTCCTGATATCTACGGCCGTAGTCTTGTCTTCTACACAATAATAAGATTCGACATACATCGGATTACCGTCTTCCTCTTTAGGGGTAAGAGACTTGGACAAAATAGCTATATACAGCTCAAATAAATCACGAACGTCATTAGTGTAGAACAAACGACCATCATACAAGTCTATTCTGTAAGAATCCCAGAAATCGAAATTCTTTTGGTCCAGGTCCTCATTGACAGTTTCTTCAAACGGATACCGAATATTCTTAATACGCATATCCATTTCATTCTTCTTGTCTTCAAGTGAGTAACCTTTATAACATGCTGAATTGATGAAGAAACCGGTATCATACACCCTAAGATCCTTATCCCATCCACAACAAGATACTGTCTTGTTCCCAGGGAAAGGAGTCTTGGAAATACCTCTTTCCTGATATCCGGAAGGAGCTTCTTCATCCATCTTACCTGTTATAACATAAATAGAGTCGGAATATATCTTCATTCCTCCTACGGTAGCCAGCAGTTTCTTAGACTCATGGCTTTCTTCAAAAATCTTTTTTCCCATCTTTTTATATATCCTATGAAAACAAAATTTGCGGCCGGTTTTAAAGCCGACCGCAAGTTAATATTAAAAGTTATGATCACAAAGAACTTGGTAACAATTCAATTGTTACGAACCGGCTGGTATCTTTTACCCAACAAGCCGATACAGAGTGGCACCAGAATTGTTCTGACATACGAGGATGGCTGGATACAATTTCTTGAGCCGATACCCTGGATGACCATCTACCTTGTTCGTAACCCCACCACATAGAACCGATATCAGGCTTAACGTAGAATACGTTGCTGTTGATATTACCAATACGAGCTTCGGATGAAGCAGGGATGCCGGCGAATGCATTGGAATATTCAGGAGCGGTCAAATCTTCCATAATACATGAATATGATGTGATAGGAGTCATACCGTCTACCAACTGGCTTCTATCTACCATATCAACGTAATCCAAAGAAGGTTCGTGTTCTACAATAACCTTACCAATACCCGGAATAGTAACACCCTTGATCTTTACAGGTCCTAATTCAAGAGCATCGTTTGATCCTGTTACCGGGTTATTGATGATACGTTCTGTACCCATAAGAGGAGCCAAAGCACCTAATTGAGCGAAGAACTCATCACGGAAGATTTCAACGATGTTCTTATAAGCCATAGCACCTACCTTGAATTTCATTACACGATTTTCAATCGGCATATCGCTACGACCACGGAAAATATAGTCGGCAGCAGCCAGGAAGTGTTCACGCTTGATACCGCCCGGACGTGCATATGAGATAACGAAACCACGGCGAAGTTGATGGTACAAACCTTCGTTTTTCATCAAAACACCATTATGACCCTTGACTCTACCTCCACGCATGAACATAAGTTCGTATGCTTCCATCTTAGCCAATTCAGCCAAACAGAACAAAGACACTGTATTGGCTACACGAGCTGTACGCATATCAATGCTTCCGTCACCAAGACGAGAACCGATGATAGCATAACTTGCATCACCTCCTCTGATTTCAGAAAGCTGACGAACTTTCTGGTAAGCCTTGTCGATGAAATTCTGTGTACGTTCGTCCGCATAAGCCAAAGACTTAATACCGGCGTACATAGTCGTTTCACCTTCAACACCACGGTGTCCACCAAGCGTAAATTCACAAGTCATAGAACCAGCCTTAGAAGCACCTCCTACACCAGAGAACTGAGTAGAGAACTCACCAAGAACGTTTGTTACCTTCCAGTATTTAATGCCGGCGCGAAGCATGTCTTTCGGGAAGTATTTAGCACGAGAACGACCCCACAGCTTACACCAGTATCTCCAGTTTTCACCTTCTTGTTTAGGAGGACGCTCTGTAGAGATAAGAGCCTGGCAACCGTTAATCACATCGTAAGTAATAACATCTCCTTGTTTAAATTGTGCATTCAACACAATTTCGAAGAAGCTTTCATCAATACCGGGTTTTGCATATTTCAAAGACGTATCTTCTACTGTAACCACCTCATACGTTTCTGATACCGGAAGATCATAACGGAATGAACCATTGATACCATTTACGGTAATAGTAGCATCCTGTTTGATCATACCCATATACATAGGCAGAGGATAGTTTGTAATGTTAGAAAACAACTCAAGCATACCCAGATGGTTCTTATCCGGATCTTCGTAGTACCAATCTTCTAAAGAGCTAAGATCGTGTTCTACGATACTTTGCTTAACGACTTTAGCGTCGGTATATCCAATCACCGTGTCACCATTCATGGTGGCCGGGAAATTTTTTGTTAAAAGTACATTAGCCATGAACGAAAAAATGTTTTAATTTTTAATCTATACTGATTTCATCGAACTTCACACCTTGAACTTGATCACCTTTATCATCTACCGGAGCCACCCTCTTGTCTTTATTTGTATGGCTGATGAGCTTATAAATTTTCTTTTTCTCATCAACTACAGCTTGATTCGACTTCTGTTTTATGAACTCTCCTGGGTTCATAAGAAACATAATCAAATCTGGCGCTTCTTCCGGATTCATCATCATCTCCCTTACCCTATTAAATGCTTTGGTAATTCCGGGATTCGATTCAGAAGGTTTTAGGGCAAAATCAAGAGCTTTAGATACCATAGTGTCATTTAGCTGATACTTTGCCTGGATAGAAGACTTAAGGTCTTTCTTATACCTTCTAAAATCTTCTGCATCCTTCGCCTTCTTTTCGGCAGCCTCTTTAGTACGTTGCTGGATAATATCATCCATTCTCTTATCAAGCTCAGCCTTGTACTTTATAGCCTTTGCTTCAACATACTCTTCACCTTTATTGATAATGCCTTTGAAAAACTCATCAGCTTCATCTTTAGGCAACCCAAGAAGATCAACATAATGGCGAACAATCTTTATCTGATCTGCTTTGTTTTCAATGTCAAGCTTTTCTATAGGAGCGACATTCGTATCATATTGCTTAAGAATATCAACGATATTCGCGCCGGCCTTATCAGCCTGGATAAGCTTCTTAGTAATATCAGAAACAGAGGTAACATCTATCTTATCCTTAACAATGTCCTCTTTCTGGCTTTCAAGGACTGTAGATAGTATGTCACACAACGAATCTTCTTTACTAAAATCAAGATCATTGATAGTAATCTCTTCGCCGTTTTCACCGCTAAACACCACATCTTTCAAATCGGGAATGATTCCCCTTGAAGAAAGGGCATCCAATACTTTTCTGTAATTGATAACCGGGGTCTCTACCTGATCCTGATTAACATCAACTACATTCTCTTCTCCTTTTTTATCCTCTTTAGGATCAGGAGTAGGGTCAACAACCGGCTCTTCTTTAATTTGAGAACCTTCTTCTACAGGCTTCTCATCTTTTTTAGCCGGTTCATTACCATTAATAGGCAGAATATCTTCTTCCCTATTATAAACATCATCAACCGGACCGATACTAAAAATATCGTCCAATTCTACTATTCCATTTTTTTCTAATTTTCCCATACTGCAAAAATATTTAAATACCTATATTTCAGATAAAAAACTTATAAGTGTTTAATCTTCACTAAAAATTAAATATCCCCAAATTTTATTAGAGATTTTCTAATGAAATTTGGGGATATTTAATCCTTAATTCTTATTGATTCCGGCTACATACCTTTTGGTGGCATCTTCCCTCGCTCGTTGAGCAAGCTCTTTGGATTTTAATTTTAACTCTTCCATTTTCATTCTCATTTCATCATCATGAAGTTTGGAATCGTTTTCAATTTTCTTATCCTCTATCCTTTCCTTACTTTCTATATCAGCTTGCCTTACGGTCTGATCTGAAACAGAAGCCAGGAAGTTGAGGGAGGTGGCGTCACTCTTGGCGTCTGCCGCCCTGCCTGCCGCCTGGATCTTCTCTTGGAGTATCCTGTATTGACCTTTCTTGTCTTCCAAGGCAAGTTCATGCTGACGTTGCTTATCCTTCTCAGCAGCTTCAGCTTGTATCTGTTGCTGGTTAAGCTGCATCTGATTCTGTTGTTGCTGCTGCATCTGACGCTCATTGTATGCGCGAGTATTCCTTGCATTCTGTATAAGCTCTACCATAGAATCTGATGTGAAGATAGATGCAAGATCGTAAATATCGCCTCCGGCCGTATTTAGCTGCAACATGAAAGTTTTAAATTTCTCAAGCTCATCCCTTTTCTTGGAATTAGATAATGCCTGAACACCAAGATGCCTTAGACTAAGACCGTCGGTTCCTATAGATAAGAATGCTCTGGTAAGGTCACTTTTTGTGTACATTACAGAAATATCCTTTCCTTCTTCCTGGCATTGTTGAGCAACAGCCAGATGAAGATCCAAAGCGCGTTTCTTGAAGTAACCGAAGTTATCAAAGTATATCTGTGTTTGTAACATAGATGCTGTAACGCCCTGCTGGACCCCAGTGGCGGTCTCATACCTGTTGGGGCCATTAATTACTTGAGGAGTGATACCAACCATTTCAAAACACTTCATCCTCGACCATTCAGCAAGCTCCATTCTTGTTTTAAGCTGCTCTGTCTGGGATAAATCATAGACAGCAAACTGGTTGAAAGGAACACCACCTTTCGTGTTTTGAGATGAGGTATCTAATGTAAGAGCGCCTACAGACTTAGCTACATCAAGAAGATTAGCCCATATATCAGCCACATCTTCACCCAAATCCTTGTATTCACTTGGAACCAGATTTATATCCCCTAAGAAGAATTTACCGATCTCCTTTTCAAGAATATTGTTTATCTGATTTATGGAGAAATTATAAAATATTTGATACGGCTGAATCCTGTTAGCCATAGAAGTACCAATATATCCGGCAACGGGTAGAACAAAGTCATAGATGTTGCTATCCCCTTTTATCTGGTGATCAATAGGTTCTCCATCCAGATACAGGTTGTCCTGAGCGAGGGCACCTCCACTGATTTTAACCCCGTACCTTACCTGTGGAACATAATCTACGAAATAGGTATTAATCTCCGGGTTCTCCATTCCCTTACTCATGGTCCTGGTAATTTTCTTAATACCATTTTCCTGTAAAAAGTCCTGAAGAAGCTCGTCGGTTACCATTTCAGTAGTTACTAATCCGGTTTCAGTTTGGTAGGTAATTACATATACCTGAGCCGGGGATACCCAATATGATTCAGTTACCTGATACAAATCACTACGAACATGCTCGTCGCTCAAACTCTGGGCGCGGTTATAATAATTACCATGCTCTAAATTTGGCATGAATCTGGTTCTGTGATATTCGTTGCCATTACTATCGTATCCGGTATATGTGCCGGCTGGAATACCGTAATAATCCTCATAAGCTTTTATAGAAGCATAATCATTATATCCTTTCCAAGGTATTACCTTATTCTGATATAACATCCCTACGCTCGCCGATTTGGATAAACTTACATAGCTTCCATTATCACCATTATGATAAGTGCCATTGAAATTATCAGCACCTCCTATAAGCTTTTGCTTGTCTTTTGCCGTAAGAAGATGCCCCCACCTTACTATAATATCATTGGCAGTATAATAATGAACACGACCAATATAATCCCCATATTGAGGATACTTGCTATCTAATGTCTTAGAATAAAACGTATTCAACGGAGACCATCTTTCCGGCTTATAATAGTCGTATCCTACATGATAATTTCTAAAGCAACGACCGGTAAGAAGATAGTCGATGAAATTCTCAGTGTCTATCTCATCCATGTAAAAACGCCCCCTGTCCGCCTCAAGCGTATGAGAACCCCATATAACCTCGGCAGTCTTCCATTTTGTATTCATGAAGTTCTCTATCTCAGGAGGGGTCATAGATGCTTTCACCTCTTGTATCTGTTGAGCATAAGCCTGCTTTTCTTCTTCGCTGGCAAAATTATTATAATCCGGATCCAATCCTCTATTTAATAACTCTTGCCTAACTCTTCTGTCCAATTCCTCTCTAATGTAATTATAAAGAAGATTTTCCTTCGTGGCAGAATACTGATTCACTTCAGATTCGTCCAATCCAACTACATTATACTTGTCAGAAAGGTTGCCCAACCATCCTACAAAAGCGTTTACGATCGTACCTATTATATCATAATGACGTAAGAATGATGGAATATTTACATTGTCCCTTATAGACTGAACATCCTTAAGATAAGGAATTACATCTTTCAGTTCCATAAATGACAGCTTGCCTTCCATCATCCTATAAAAATCCTTGAACTTTTGGTTCTCATCAAGCTGCTTCAAACCAATCAATTCAAGAGAATCCATAGTGGCTTTAAACCACTCCTTGGTTTTTCTCTTGGTAGGTATAGCCTGCACCGGCAACCCTGAAAATACTCCTCTGGCCGGAAAAGCCTGATCTCTGTTAAAATACTCCATGAGCTATATGTTTTTTCACAAAGATAGGTAAATTGTTCTACCTATCTCATTTTGTAAGGGTTATGTCTTCTTACCGTAAATCCTTTGACCTGTTCCATCTTCTTGCGCTCTCTCTTCTTTTGATTCTCCTTCTGAGTCGTACTTTCAGGCATATAACCCATATCATCATAATACTTAGCCAGAAGAAGAGCGTGGCCGAAGGCTATGATACGGTCGGTGTTGGCCCCAGGGCCGAAGGCTATGATCTCATCAAGAAGTTCTATATCAGGGATACGGTAAATACCTTTCTGTGTTATTTCATTACCATCATCATCATACCCAACAACAACATCCTCCCAGCAATATTGAATAACGGTATTGAAAAGCATGCGCTGATTGGGAACCGTAGGAGCCAAACCGAGCTTGTTGTTCTGACGGGCGCCAGCACGGATAATCTTACCGGCAAGACGTTCGCCATCTTCCAGCAACATAAGCTGCTTATTTCGTCTCGTAAGATAAAATTCATACATTCGGTCGGCATTCTCCATAAGACACTTGGCTCCATACGCTTCTTGAAGTATTTCACAATTCCTACAAAAATCATCAGAAGATGGAGGACGTGATGCGTATGATGCTACTATGCAATAAGCAAATGGATCGTTGATTTTTACATATCTTTTAAGTACATAAAACGAACCAACAGAATCAGTATCAGCCTTGTCAGATTTATATGGGTCAAGCGATGAAACATAAGTGTAATCAAAAACACCTCCTTCTTCTGGTGGATCCTCATATATAACAACAGGAGAATCTATGTTACCACCTTGAAACGGATAATCAGCAAGCTGCTTATCACTAAAATTATACCCCATTTTCATGCCGTCTATCTGATAAATATCCACTGTTTTACCAGGCCTACCTTCTTCAAGAAGACGGCTTTTGTGCTTCAACGCATCTTCTACAGGGAACCTATTTACGTTCGTATTAAGGAAACAATCATCTATAGACAAAGGAAATGCCATTCGTTCCTGGACGTATAAAGCTCTATCCTTTTTGACAAGTTCATCAAGACGTGATTTTATTATTCCAGTATTTTTATCAAAGTCTGAAACTTTTATTTTTATCTTCTTAAGACCGGGAGCATTCTCTACTCCAAGATACTTATCAAGAGTCGTTTCTTTCTTTTCATACGCATGAGACATCTGGGCTGGAACAAAGCATCCGGATTTACATATACGCCATGTTGGTTTAATAACTCTCTTATTTAGAATATCATAATTCATTATAATGAATCCATATTCGTCCGGAGAGTTCATGATTTTCTGGGCATCTTGAGACTTTTCTACATTACCTCCAGTATTATGAGTTATAATACCATTTGCTATATAAGTGTGAGTATCTGATGCAGTAAGATTATAGACTTTTCTTTCTCCTATAAAATCTATACCGTCTACATAATCCAATAATTTATTTCCATTGTTATCAATAGTCCATATAGCGTCTCCTTTTATCAGCTTACTTGCAGAAACATACCCATCATACAAAATATCCCTTCCATTTGGATATTCGCATTTTATAGGATGATCAAAGCTGCATTCCAATGTACGATTTGATTTTGTAGTAATTCTAAAACATGATTTGAATGAAGGAGGTTTTATCCATTCTATATTTTGACTAATGATTTTATGGTTTTCAACATCGAATCCTATTATTCCATCTTCTTGTTTTAAATCCTCTATCCTACACGGTTCTCCGTTTGATTTATATACTATGGTTCCAGCACAACAACATCCCGCCATCAAACAAACGCCCCTCATTCTACCATGCATCATATGAGCCGGCCTACCGGCAAGCCATGCCCCAAGCACCGGGAATTTACCTACCTCATCATATATAGACGTATATGGAGTTCCACCTGCGGTCTTCAATGAGCCTCGTGTCTTTCCATCATCAACGTTGGTGATTCTTATTCTGGCATGAACATCACGTTGATTATTGATGTTTCTTGTACCTAAAACAACTTCTTTAGTCCAGTCGTTACCGGTCCTGTTTATAGTAAGATAAGGAGGAAGATTATCAAGTCCAAACTCAAGATACTCTCCCATATTGGCAAGGTCTTCTTTACTTGCTCCAATAACATTATGCGTCAAATTGTACGTCATTGTAGCATTACGAGCCAGAAGAGAGCTCATTATGGCCGTATTATGAGTAACGATGTAATTGGTGGTCAAAAATAAATGAGAGTCATTATCAACGGTTATACAAGTGGCATGCTCCTTTCCGTATATCGATATGGATCTTATTTTTAATTCCTTACGATTCCTTGATAGTATAAGTTTGTTCCCCTCCAATTTAGCATACCAACCTAAAGCCCAAAACATACGTTGTACAAAATTTATGACATCCATGTCAATATGAGACAACGTAAGCTCTTCTTCTCCGGTTACTACGTTTCTGAAAGAACGAATGAAGTTTTCTATAAAATCTTTCTTTTGATCTATGGACGATCTTAGAAATTTCTTACAAATGTATTTATCAAAAAACATATCCCCACCATAGCCACCGAGATAAGCCGCCAGCATCGAGGCGTAGGCCGACGGCGGAACCGGCAGCTTTGCCGTAGGGTAGTTCAGGGCCTCACCTACTGGAATAGACATACTCTTATAATCCAATCCGGCTATGGATCTAAGACTCCTAACATGCCATTTTCCGCCATGATTGACACGCCATTGGTGATTTCCGCAACAAATAACGTTACGACCGTCTTCGAATACGACTCTGTAGGTGGTTACTTTTCCTTGAGGATAGACACCTACGACTTCTACTAAATTCCCTTTATCGTCATATATCTTATCCCCTACAACGATATTTCCTATCATCTTTTCCCGGTCCTCAAGATAAAGTATCTCAGAGTCAAGAAGGGCTTTTCCAAAACGACGGCACCCGAACATGAATATTCCTTTATTCTCTTCTTCCGCCTGCTTTAGAAATTCGGCAAACATCCATTCATTATCACGAAGCTGAGAATTTCCAGGAATACGATCATCTCCTACGTCAATCATCATCTTCCAGAAATTGATATGCCAATATAGCCAAGGATGGATAAATACACCATTTATGGTAACACCGTTAAGGAGTTTCATAGCCTCATTCTCCCAGAATTGCTTGACATCATCGTCTTGCTCTTCATAAGAATAAAGGTCATTCCATAACGGAATATCGTTACCCATATTTATATAAAGTTCTTTACTATCAAAATTCATAACAAAACTACTTATAAAACTTGTTCTTAGCTTCATTCTTAACAAAAGACTGAATACCTGATACTGTTTGTCCTCCTTTTAGGCTTTTCTTGTTTTTGGCAGCCTCAAGCTGATTATAGACATCCATTATCCCACACATCTTAATATAAGATTCAGTCCATTGCATTAAGCTATCAGACAAGCTTTTTTGAAACCTAAATTCTTTCTCCCTCTTATCGGAATCTTCTATTTTATCCCAAGGGTTTTCAGATAGATAACGTTCTGCCTTATCTATCTGATCCCTTAGCACAAGAAGTTTCCGATCTACGTAAGAGACATCATCATTAGTCGGCTTTCTTACCTTCATTATTCACTATTTTTAAAAAATACTCATACTGAGACTTAAGCATATTAAACCTGTCTTCAAGAGAAGATGGATCAACACGATACTTGCACATGTTTTTTATTCCTTCCTCAACAGATTCTTCCTTGAACATAACAGAATCAGTATTATTGTCAACGTACATAATAAAATCTGATTCTCCGTCGTTTACTATCCTGTCAAGAACCTTCTTGCTGTCATCATCTATGTTAAGATCATGACCGGCATTAATAGATAACCTGTAAACTGCCTTTATAGAAGAAGATACTTTCAGCATCTCTTGTTGATACAAGTTGGTCATAAACGACTTTTCCTCCAAATCAATAAAGTCTTCTAACTCTATGTTGTTTTCCTCATCCTTCTTCCTAATAATATCCTTAGTTATCTCTTCCATCTCCTCTCCCACCTTATCTTGCGCAGACAGTAGATGGTTGTAATAAGAAATAAGATGTTTTATATCTGAATCAAAATCAATCTTCTTCATTGTCAAGAACCTTTTTATCATGAATAATAACGTCCATCAACTCTATTGATAAATTATAATCAGCCACTTCAAAAAGCTCGCTGTCTGTCAACGTCCTTAAAAAAGAAACAGACAATCCTCTTTTCTTTGCAAAAGATCTAAGTACGGCATAGAGAATGTCTCCGGCAGAATAATCGGGGAGATCGTCACAAGATGCCTGCAACATAGAAAATAAGGACTTCCTTTTATCCTCGCATTGTAAATGCCTTGCTTTACCACATCCGCCCATAACTTAACTTTTTTGAATTATAATACCTTCAAAATTAAACGGAATTTTTTCCTCTTTTTTAGACCCATCTTTTTGATAGTGAACAGTCATGTGCTTTACGAATCTTCCTATTCCAAATCCTGCTGTATGTATCTCTATATTGAACTTAAAGTGACGGGAGTCTATGATATTCAAATTAGATGACGTACAACCACAAGATGTCTCTGATGCTGTTATCTTCATATCATGCTTCGACTCAAGAACAAATGAAAACCTTATACTGTTCCCTTTTTCTACTGGTTCGAAAATGATTTCAAATGATTTACCGTCTTTAGAGAGGTCTATATTGTATTGCTTGTCATCTGTAGAAATAACATTAAATTCATCAGAATCCATTGTAATAAGTTCTAACCTGTTCCATCTTGACTTCTCATCATAAAAATCAATAGAATACTGACGATCCATCCACGAAGGACGGGGAAGCCCCTCCCCAAGCGCACACTCCTCTGTCTTGCTCCAGGCCTTCTGCTTGATGAAGCACGTACATACCGAACAACGATTTTTACCTATTTTCTTGCTTACGTACAAAGAAAGAGGAAGCATAGAGTTAGGGACGTTCTTGGTATTGAATTTACATCCCTCACACTTTTCAAGACGTTCCTTGTACCAATTAGGATAATCTTCTTTTTTTCTTGGAAGTTTTTTTAATATCGTATCCATAAAAGCATCGTATATAACTTCCGCTTGCAAAATTTTTTTCATGACTTATCTGTTAAATTCCTGTTCTTGAATATTTTGTATTTCACTAAAACTATGACCCTTACGAGATTTAAAGATAGATAATTTGTTGTGTTTTATCAACATATCCCCACCTTTTATCTCACCTGAGTCATAAGCATCTTTTATCATCCTTATCTTAATATCAAGGCACTGAAGTTCTTTTTCCTGATACTTAGATAATTTTTCTACCTTGGATTTAAGACGCTCAAGATTGTGTTTGCGCCTCTCCATCTCATGAAGATTACAAACCATATCACCCACATACGGGAACGATACAGACACGTTATCTGTGTACGTACATAAGTTATTGGCATAAGAAATACTGGCTCTGAAAACGTCACGTATTTGGTTTCGGTCGTAAACGCCCCCGGTCTTATCCATCACATCATCTATAATATGTGACTCAAATGATATAGGGAAATCATTCTTCGGCATCGGATTCAAAAGTTTTCTTTCTATAAAATAAAGAAACCAACGCACATTGATCTCTTGAACCCTCCAATACAAAAAGACGGCGCATGTTCTCTATATCCGAGCACAAACACCTTGTCCTGTAATTCCCTTCACGGTCAATCAAAATACCACGCTTCTTCATCTCCGTATCCAAAACCGATACATATTGAAGATCGGTACTGAAACAATGAGAAAACTTCTTCTTCGTCTCATACGAATATCCAAACACAAAATAATAGGCAAGAAGATTTAAGTGCCTCGCATCTATGACATTCTTCTCATTGCCGGAAGCCATTAGGTATCCGTTATAAAACAGAAGTATCTTCTTAGCCATATCTACCGTATTGAAATAAGGTACTAAAAGCCTATAAGCCCTATTACTAACATCTTTATTATCACTTTCTTTCATGAGATTATCGTTTTGATACAAAGATAAGGATTAAGGATTTATAAATTTAAAATTAACGTATTTTATGATAATAGATTCAGGGTTTGTCCCGATATTTGCACTGTGACATTAAAAAATAAGTTCTTGTTGTTTGATTCTTGAATTTTATTTCTACATTTGTAGCACGTTACAGATGTAGAAATAAGATAAAATAAAAAACAAGAATATAAAATATTAAGTGTCTTGTTTTTTGTTGATTCTTGTTCTTCATCATCTGTAACGGGGTTTTGGAGATTATCCGCAAAAAGACACAAATCGGATGGATATCCCCAAAAATCCATCCGATTTTTTTTGTTACAGATTATGAAGCTACAATTAGGTAGAAATATTAACATAAGTCTTAGACTTTTGGAACAGTGGTCAGATGATTCGCTGTTCATGGAATTGTATACTTTATACTGTATGATAAAAATCTCCCGCCGGGATTCGAGAATAAGATTCAAAAACAAGAAAGATCTTCTTCATAAACTTGGAATCGGGTATTCGAAGTTCAAGAACATGACAGGACATCCGATGTTTGACGAACTGTTCCGTATGACGGATAGTACGTTAGTTGCAAGAAGATATCGTGTTAATGGCGTACAACTTACTCTTGGGTGCGGGAAAGTGAATATTCCAAAGAATAGGATTTTAATTAAGATAAAGAAAAATGAAATAACAAACCATGAAAAAGTCCTTGACAGGATAAGAGAGGCGATGTTTGTTAATTTAGTCAAAAACAATGAGTCTGTACTGAACAGTGGAGAGACAAACTCTCAGGCTGATGTCGTAGACGGAAGCCACTCGTATTATGGATTAATTGATTCGACGATAAGTAATAAAACAATTGCCTTGTACTTGAATATAGGACTAACAAAAGCGAAAGAGATTGTCGGTATGGCGATACAAGACAAGCTCGTAAAAAGGTTCGAAAACATACAATTTATAACATACGTAGATAATCCTCGTGCTTACATTGAAGCAAACGAACATAACTACCCAATAGGTAAGCTGATTCCGGTATATAGGCATGGAGCCGTTTTCTGGCAAATAGCAAACACCTGGACCCTGTATAAAAAAGGAGCAACAAACAGATGGTATTTTGGAGAGAAGGATATAGAGAAAGGAGAAAAAGAAAAAGTGAGTAAGAAAGACGATTTCAATTTCTTCTTAAAAGACAATACTCATATCCTACGTTTCCTAAACGCAGAAGAAGTTGTTTCCGAAGATGGGGAGATCCTTGGCATAGATCGTAAAAAGACAAAAGAAGAAGAAGCAAGGTCATTGGCTTCTGTTATGGCTAAAGAAGCGCACAAAGACTTCTGGGACGGATATGAGCGAAGTACACAAAACCAGATTGTAAGAAAGTACTATCGCGCTATCATAGCAGAAGATAAGAAGCGCAGAATGGACATGTTCTTAAACTGTCTTAAACAATCATACAACAAGGTTAGTGGATGGAGCCAGGAGAAAATAGCCACAGTAAAAGCAGGCCTGGCTAATGCAGAAGCCTGCTGTGCTGAGGTGGGGACGTCCGTTGCCGGGGTCTGCGGTAGGGTAAGTAGGAGAATGAAAACCTATAACAATACCGCTCCTGACAAAAAGGCAGGTTTTAATAAGGTACGGGATATGTATGCTGAGTTCGCCGGCGAGATGGCTAAAGCGGTGGGATCGGTAAGTGAAGACATCTATACGTATATTAAGGCAGAACAGTTTAAGGAAAAGATAGAGAATATGGATATATCTGTCCAATCATTACCTAATATTAGTACGACAGTAGATAATGATAAAGAATTAGATGGTGAATCCGTATTCAAGGATATACCATTTGAAGAACTATCATTCTATAGTGATACCTATCTTTATCCTTCATCTCAGTACTCATCATTATAATGTTTGGTACTTGAGAGAGGGTCTGTTCTTAGTAGTCGCCAACAGAGCCGAAAAACGATAATCTCGTAGAACATCAACGGAAACACCCGTTAGCCACTACTATGCCATTACTGCACCAATACTAAACCACATTACTGTCTGTCACAAAGAAACTTATCCAACTTATTATTTCTTTTTAATCCTAATTAATTCATTTTATATTTTATGTTTTATTTTATTTTCATACTTTTGTTTTGTAGAACAAAATCAGAAAAAAGATGGCTATAAGTTACGACAAAAAAATCATGGAGTGCGTTCTTCGTTCAGTTATGTCCGAAGGTAATGTCGCCCAGGGAAAGGCTATTAAGTCTATTTGTAAGTCACCAAAACCGCTGTTTATAACCGGTAAAGGAGGAAGTGGAAAAACAACGTTCCTTAAGCGTATTATACCGGCATTAAAAAATGCGGTTGTTGTAGCTCCTACAGGTGTTGCTGCTGTTAATGCAGGTGGTCAAACCATTCATTCATTTTTTAGAATAGGAATGCAGCCGTATATACCTGAAATACGAAAAGGTGCGTTTATGGATAACTGCGAATATAAATTCAACGGAGGTTCGGAGAAGATTTTACAGAATATAAAGTATCTTATCATAGACGAGATTTCTATGGTTCGACCTGATCTTCTTGACAACGTAGCTGATATACTTCGTCATGCAAGAGGAGACAAGGACCCGTTTGGAGGCGTGAAACTTATTATGGTAGGCGACCTGTTTCAGCTTCCTCCTGTTATCAAAGAGGATTTTTTTAGAGAAATATACGATACATCTTATTTCTTTAGTTCGAAGTCTCTTATGGCTTCTGGTATGGAAATGGTGTCTTTTGAAAAAATATATCGTCAGAAAGATGAGAAGTTTATTAGTGTCCTTAATAAGGTGCGTGAAGGGCAGATGGATGATGATGTATTTGATACAATAAACAGCAGATGTATTCAGTCTGATAATAATCAAGGATATGTTGAGATTGTAACTACCAACTCAAAAGCTACGGCTATTAACGAAATGAGAATATCATCGTTACCAGGCTCTTTAAGAAAATTAGAAGCTGTTATAAACGGTGATTATCCTAAAGATGCTCCGGTTGAAAAAACTCTTTTCTTGAAAGAAGGATCAAGAGTTATGATAACAAGAAACGGAGGAGAGTACTTCAATGGCTCTCTTGGTACTGTATTATCTATAAAAAAGGGGGAGATTGAAGTAGTCCTTGATAAACCAAAAGATGATGAGCATACTAAGGTTGTTATAACACCATGTTCGTTTGAGAAAGTAAAATACGTAAGAAACGGATATAAGATAGAATCTGAAGTAGTAGGAGCTATTATTCAGTATCCTATAAAAATAGGTTATTCTATCACGATCCATAAAGCCCAAGGTCTGACATTGGATGCGGCTATGATGGACGTATCTAATTCTTTTGAAACAGGACAGCTATATACGGCTCTTTCAAGAGTAAAGTCTCTTGATGGATTATATCTTCGTCAACCTATTCCTAAGACGGTAAAAACCAGCGATCAGGTGGTGATAAACTTCTATAAAAGGACTCTTGGTAATGGAGGTATTGTGAAACCGGTTCCAATGGAAGAGCTTGAAAAGTCAATGATTAATTTGTCAACCGGATCTGAAATAGATTTTGCAGAGTTTAATTTATAAAAAATATAGTTATGAAATTTGGAGAAGCTTTAGAAGAAGTAAAAAAAGGTGCGTTGATTGCACGTGCCGGATGGAATGGTAAAGGTATGTTTGTATTCCAGCGTCCGGAAGATTGGTTGTCTACTGATATGATAGTTAATAAAGTAAAGTCATTGCCGGATTCGTTTAAAAAATACGTAAACGATTATTATGACGTAACTGAAACCAACATGATTAAATTTTGCGCTTATCTGTGCATGAAAGATGCTAACGATAATATCGTAAACGGATGGTTAGCTTCGCAATCAGATATGTTGGCTGATGACTGGATGGTTGTTGGTTAAGATAACTTAGTTTATCACCGCTTTATTTTTTTTATAAATCAATCAATTATTCGATTTTAAAAATTACAGTTATGAAAACAAAAGAAGAAAAACAAAAGAAGTTTGTGACAGAATTTGAGATAAATGGAGAAAAGTATGGCGGATATATTTATGCTACAACTTTTTCCGAAGCTGAAGATTTTGTTAGACAAAGAAAAGCGACAGAGAAAGTTGTAGGTGGTCCGTGTTTAGAACAAGAAGAAATTAATCGTCTTTATAACCATTCCTCTTAGAATTTTTAATGATTCTTGTTTGTTGGCATAACCTTGAGATGGTGATACTATAGTATATAAGTACCTAATAAGAATATGGCAAGAGTAGATAAAATATTTCAAGACAATTTGGCTCTTATAATGAGCCAGCCGTGGGAAGAGGTAAATCGACCGGTCTACGGTGACGGGACAGGCGTCAAGGTGAAGCGTATCCTACAAGTATGTAACCAGTACGATCTTCGTCGGGAATTTCCTCTTGGTTCACTTAGACCTACTAATCTTAAAAACTCCATAAAAGAAATATTGTGGATTTGGCAAAAAAGATCGGTAGATATCAAAGATCTTGGTCTTCATATATGGGATCAGTGGGCTGATGATAATGGAAAGATCGAAGGATGTTATGGAGATATGGTGAACAGACATGTTTATATGGGTACCGGAAAAGCTCCAGATGGTATGACAGATATCCATGATGGTCTTTACGGTTTTCTTAACCAAACAGACTTCATTCTTTGGTCACTCAAGAATGATCGTTCGTCAAGAAGAATAGTAGCATCCATGTTCGATCCTGAAACCAATGGACTAAAACCTCTTCAAGAATGTGCGTTTCAGATCAATTTATCTGTTAAAGGAGATGAGTTGTATATGACGCTTTATCAGCGCAGCCAGGATATGATTACAGCCTCTTACTGGAATGTAGCTCAATATGCGGCGTTGATGATGATGTTCGCTCACGACTCCGGGTTAAGACCCGCAGTTTTCACTCATTTCATCCAAGATATGCATGTGTATGACCGTCACGAAGAACAGGCAAACGAGCTCCTCCGTCGCTCTCTTTTCGGCCCTGTTCCGCAGGTTACTATCTCGTCCCGTATGGAAGGTAAAGGGTTTTATGATTTTGTAGCTGATGATTTTGAGGTATGGAATTATGAACCGAAGGAGCAAATAAAATTTGAGATTGCGAAATGAAAATAAGCATAGATAGAAGAGCCAAAATGATTCCTATTATGGAAATCAGTGCCGGAGATGAGGTTAATATCGGAGGCTTTGATTATGTTGTTGAAAACATAATTCCATGTAGGAAAGGATCTTATTCAGATGCATATGGAATTAGGTTGGTCATGTCTTCTTACAAGCATGGCCAACTTGTAAGGAAAGTAGATAGTGTTTTTTCTATCGATTCTATTTTAGTATTTCTCCCTAAAGGAGATTCTGTTGTAGTAGAGTGCTCTTATAGAGAACTTGAAGAATGTTTCCCTAAAATATGATGTAATGACAGGAGAAGAGAAATGTAACCGATGCGAGCAGTTTGGACCGAACGGTCTCACTGACTATCCATGTAAAAGGATTCCATCAAGGAACTGTCCTTGGTTTATTAAAATATCGGATAAGAAATATAAGAAGATTCTTGCCGATAGGGTGAAAAGAATTAAGGAGAATGAGAAACTTAAGCAGGAGATGATGAAAGATCAGGATCTTGTTGAAGAAGTAAAACAAAACACAAAAAGATTAATGCAATGAAAAAGAAAAATATAAAACCAGAAGAAGTGGAAGTCGTTATTCCTAAAGAAGTAGAAGCTATTAACATATGTGGAGATATCAATAGTTTTATAAAACATATTATATATGTTAGCTTGGATAAGGTAAGTAGTGATAGGGCGTTTGTCAATAATGATGTTCTGTATATGGTTACATACGCATCCATAAAAGGTGAAAATATTCCTGTTGGGGTATTAGCAAAACAAAAAGAAGCTGAAACAGAAGATATCGCTATGCCGTTTGAGGATATTGGAAGGGACGTAAATGTCGTGTATCCTATTGAGATAGGAAAGATGTTTAAAGGATTTTACATTCTTAGTAATGGTGCTGTGGCTATTGATTACGAACTTACAGACAATGGAGGCTTTGAAAATGACGATAGCATTGGTAAAATCGACATGAATCTAAATTAGTGTATTATGGTACTATATATAGCCGCAGATCCAGGAAAAGATGGAGCCATAGCCTGCATCGATCAAGACAGCAAACTAATATCAAGAATCTCCACTCCAAGAATATCAGCTTCAGGGCCGGTAGACTTGACTAAAGAATATGTTTTTTGCCGGGATACGATCGTAGAAAACAATCCTGATAGGGTAGTATTTGTCATAGAGGACGTCCACGCACTGTACGGGGTCAGCACGTCCTCTACAGCCTCCCTCATGGAGAACAAAGGCCAACTGCATGGGCTGTTCCTCTCCCTCTGTATGGCATTTACGGACATAAGTTGCTCCGTTAATTTCATAGCCCCTAAAACATGGCAGAAATTGGTTTGGACGCATTCTGATAAGGTCATGGAGGCCAGTAAGGTAAATACTAAGAAAACGTCATTGGCTTGCGCTAAAAGGCTGTGGCCAAACGATGCGTTCGTTAAAAACGAAAGATGTAAGACAGCCCATGACGGTATAGTTGATGCGATGCTTATAGCAGAAGCCGCAAGAAGAACCATTTAATATATTTTAAATCATTTTAAATCCAATTAATTCGTAATTAGATTTTAAAATAATACATTTGCAGTGTTAGATAATCATAATAGTAGGTTTTAAAAAATGAAAGTAAGAGTTCCTGGCATACTAATGAATGAGAAACTTTCAAACATTTCAAAGATGTTTGATAAGGTTCTAAAGGATTGTGTCACATCGAATATAAAAATTACTTTATATTTTGATCATATCCGGATACAAGCCATGAACGAACGTATAACATATACGGATGATATTTTCGATGTGAATACTGATATTTCTTGTGACCATAAGTTTTCTCTTTTAGTAGATGCCGGGACTCTTATTTCGTTTTTTAAAAATCATAACCAGGATATAGAGATAGAGATTAAAAACGATTACAGTATCGTTTTTAAATACGATAGAGGATCTTTTTCTTCTACTTGGATTGAGGATAAGGCTTTCCCTGATTTCTTTTATCCTGTAGGTGATGGTATTCGTGTTATGAGCTCGTCTTTCATTCAGTCTATGAAAAGATCTTTTGCGTTTGTTGGATCGGATGAATTTAGACCGGCTATATGCTCGATTCTTCTTAATGTGAAGAAGGACTATATTGACATTGTTTCTACTGATATGTTCCGTCTGTTTATAAACAGGAAAGAGTATGCTAATGCAGTAGAAGAAAGGTCGATTATGCTAAGCGAGGTCGCGGCTTCCATCTTATACCGCTTTCTATCTGATAAGGATACGGAGATCAGTATTTCCACAGATGGTGTTAGGACGTTCTTATGCTTTGATAATGTAATTATATCGGATATGAACGTAGAACAACAGTATCCTAACTACGAATACGTATGTAATAAATTCGAAAAATCTTCGAGTGTTAAGTTCGACAGGGATTTGCTTATATCGGTTCTTAATTCCATGACTTTAGTGGATAATGTTGTCAATGTTAAGGTAGATAAAGAAAACGGCATAACAGTAATGTCTGAGGATTTTGGAAATAGAAAAAAGATAATGGAATCAATGCCTTTGAATGCGCTTGAAGGCCCGTGTTTTAATTTTTCTATCGGTAAGGAAAATATACTGTCTTCCGTAAAATCACTTATAAAAGGAGATACTGTCATGGATTGGTCTGATCAGTATAAGATGATAAAGATGTTCAATCCTAAATACGAATCAACATACGTCTTAAATCAAACATTGTATAATCTATAAAAAATAATAATATGGCTTTTAGAGAAAACAGAAGTTTTGGTACAACTTATTATCTGTATATTAATTCAGATGGTAACTTGTATGAAAAAAGTAACGAACCAAAAGAAGGTTTTGTTCAGCACATAAATCCTAATAGCGGTCAGCCGGCGGGATATTGGAAAGAGTATTATAATGGAGTAGTTGGATACATTAACTACATCGGGTTAAAGTCAAGCTCTTTCTCTAATGGAAATACTGTTACTGATTTCCTTATCGTATTAAAAGATTACGAGCTTAATGAAAACTATTGTATTTCCATACCTCTCGTCAATCAAAAAGGAAATATCAAGGGCTTTGTTAAGAGCTTCGTAAAATACTACGAAAACATTGATTTCAGTCGTGAAATTTATTTCAATGTCTTTAAGAAGAAGAAAGATGACGAGTTTGGATCTTCGGAACTTATTATCGCATATGCCGGAGTAGACGGAGAAAAAGATCAGCTTGTTGAACGTTTTTATAAAAAAGGCGTAAATGGTTGGCCTGACCCTGTTGAAGTTACAGGATTTGATGGCAAGAAAAGCCTTGATTATTCAGCTCAAAACAACTTCACTTATCAGAAGATTACTGAATATTCAAACAGATTCAATGCTTCTATTAAAGATATCAGAGCAGGTATAATGGCTAAATTAGGTTTAGGAGGAAATGCTCAGCAAGATCCTACAGCTCCTCAGACTTATCCCCAGCAGCCGGCCGCGCCTCAACAGGTTCAACAACCTCAGTCTGTTCCGAGTGCTATTCCGTATCAGAATTATCAACAGCCTGCTCAACAGCCAGCACAGTATCAGGCACCGGATCAGCCTGCTGCTACTGCCCAGGCACCTACTACAAGGAGCACCAAGCCTCAGCATCAGACGCAGCCACAGCCGCAAGCACAGATGCCGAACTTCCCTCCTATGGAAGAAGAAGACCTTCCATTTTAATATAAACATCAGCCCAGGAGAATAACATCTCTTGGGCTTTTAAAGATTGTGTAGAATGATGGTAGAAATAGTTACAAGATTTCCCCTTATTAAACTTCGTAGGAAAGTGACAGAAGAAAGGATTATGGCGAAGCATGGGGATAAATTATGTATGATCTATTCAGAAACCAGAGAAAAATATAAGCAAGGAGATGAGTGGGTCGATGATCCTAATGATGCAGACATAAGTACTTTTCGTGAGTGCTATGAATCAACTAAGGACATAAAAAAAGAAGGTATTGTTTATTGTACTATAAAAATATGATCATGGACAAGTTAGAAGATATTGAAAGACTTCTTTCTGAAAAAGAAGATAGCAAGAAGGATACTGTTTCTGAAAAGAACAACAAACATAAAAAAGAAGATAAGGTCGTTAATAAAATGCCTGAATCATATTTGACTCCAGGTTATCAGAAGACTGTGCAGGTAGGTATTAAGAAACTTTATCCTGATGTAGTGGTACCTGAATACAAACATGATGGAGATGCATGTTGTGATATTCGTGCATATAGAGTGGTGAAGATGGTGAATGACATGGGAGTGGAAATAGATGTTCCTTCCGATTTTGAATCAATTACCTTATATCAAGGTTATTCTGTTAGAATCGGAACCGGCTTCAAGTTGAATATCCCAGAAGGATGGTGTGCGAATGTAGAAGGAAGATCAGGATTCTCTTTTGACGAGGGAGTGGTAGTTACTAACGCACCCGGTAAATGCGAATTTACCTACAAAGGAGAGTATATGGTTAATCTTACTAAAATCAATAAAAAACCGACCGTAATCCATAAAAACGATCGAATAGCTCAGATGGAAATCGTTCCACAATACAAAATGGTATTGGAAGAGGTGACAGATATTGAGGTAGAAGACGGAAATGAACGTGGAGAAAAAGGTCTTGGTAGTTCTGGAGTTAAGTAATATTTAAATATTTTGAAAAATGAGCATGTTAGGTTTTACATTCATCACAGACAGCAAGCTGTCAATGTACAGGGAGAAAGCTATTAAATCCGAAAATCTTGCAAAAGAAATTGAGGAAATGCAGGATAAGGCTGATTTTTACAAGGAAAGGCTTTCAGAACTTAAGTCAGATATCGCTTCAAAGGATAAAGAGATTTTATCTATTGGCAAAGATCTTTCTGAGTCTAAGGAAAAGATTGACGCCTTGAAGGAAAATCAGAAAAAGCTGATAGAAAGCGTCAAGAAGAAAACGGAAGAACTTGATGCGGCCAAGGCTGATCTTGAAAAAGTTAAGTCTGATCTTGATGAGGCTAATTACAAAATCAGTAACTTGGAAGAAAAGAAAAACAGTATATCATATGAATTAAAAAAGAAATCAAATGCGTTGATTGAAGCCAGGATCAGAATCGGAGATTTGGAAAACGAGGTTTCTGTTGGGTCCAAAACAATACAAGAGTTAGAATCGAAGCTGAAATTAATGCAAGTAGAATTAAGAGGCTACCAGATAGGTATAATCGGTAAAGACAAAAACGATGTCGCTGAGCCGGAATTGGATAAAGATGAGGAGTCAGATAAGGATGTGGCAGAACCGGAGAAGTCTGATGTTGTTCCTGAGACGGATGTGATTCAGGAAGAAGCCGGTGACATTGTGGAGCCCGAAAACGAAGCTGAACGAGTAAAAGACACTAAAAAGAAGAAGAAAAAAAAGAAGTAGGTATTTTAATCCTTTTTATATTTTAATGTTTGCCATATTATGGGTTAGTACTTAACTTTGCGTTGAGAGAGTTTTTAGGATAATTATTGGTTAATATTTAGCTGTTATATGCAGGCGTCTGTGAAGGCTCCTGCATATTTTTAAGGTCCTGTAGCTTAGTGGTGAAAGCAGGCGGCTCATAACCGCAAGATCGTGGGTTCAAATCCCTCCGGGACCACTGTCCAATGGTGTAGTGGTAGCACAACAGATTTTGGTTCTGTTAGCGGAGGTTCGAATCCTCCTTGGATAACGATTAAGTTTTTGTGGAAATGTTAATTATCTGAATGTTTGCGGTGTGTGAACATAGCAAACATTAAATAGCCTGGTAGTTAAACGGATATAACAAAAGTTTCCTAAACTTTAGTTCCGGGTTCGACTCCCGGTTGGGCTACATGGCTTGTTGGATGAGTGGTTTAGTCAGGGATCTGCAAAATCTCGTAGGGCGGTTCGATTCCGCCACAAGCCTCTAAAAAAGTAAGACAATGAACTACCCAGAGCAACAAATGCTTAAGATCCTTAATAGGGATCTGTTAAGTAATCCGATGTATGTTATTAACAATCTTCATATATATGATTGGGAATCTGACTTCCTGGCCATAACAAGATCATTGTACGCTTATGAAGTAGAGGTCAAGATGTCTAAACAAGATTTCTTTAACGACTTCAAAAAGGATAAAAAACATAAGGTTCTTAAGGACGGCATTATTAAGGTAGGTGGTGTCATAAGCTATCCTCCAAACTATTTCTACTACGCCTGTCCGCCTAATATGATTGACGTAAATGAAGTTCCGTCTTATGCCGGGCTTATTTATGTCGATGTTAGTAAAAATAGGAAGAACGTCGTTAAGGTCGCACCTTTAATTCATAGACAGAAGTTTGATGTAGTGGGTAGGAAACTGGTGGATAAGTTTTACTACAATATGCTTACTTGGAAGAAAAGAGCTATTTCAAACGTGTATGCTGACCCAGCCAAGGAGAGAGAGAAAGGCGTGCGTGCCGGAGCTGAGGCTGTGAGGAAGTCGGCCTGGGATGCGTTCAGGGCGCAGTGCCCGCACATTGCTTTCCCCTATGGAAAAGAATTTCCGATGTGTGATGATCACGAACAAGATCATCCCATGAGAGACTGCATACTTCAGTGTGAAAAAGGTAGAATATTTAAAAACAAATTAAAATGAGCACCCCACGTGAATTAAGCAGGATAGCTAATAGGATAGCCGGTAAGATGACTGATGATGGATGGGTCAGCCCCGGTAGAAAGAATCTTGTCTCTGATAAGAAGGTTATGGAATTAATAGATTTGATCTTTAATGAAATATGGAGGGAATTAGATGACGGGAAAAGAGTCCATATCAGAAAACAGATGATTTTAAAAAAGATTTTTGTCAGTAGGCAAAAAGATAAATACTACATACAATGCATAGAAAAAAGGGACGCCAAATAGACGCCCCTTTTCTTTTTCTGTAAGTAATTGTTATTTCATTACTTTCCTTACCAACTTAGAAACAGCTTGCGTGATAGTCCACCTGATGTTTGCATTAACATTGATAGTCTGAGGAGTACCGTTTGCATCCAAGTTAATTACCTCCTTGTCTATCTCCAAGAACGGATCACCTGCTGTCTGGGTAATAACCGTATTAGCTGTCTGACCACCAGCGGCCGTCACCTTAAGAGTATTTACCAGATCGTTTATATTAGTGTTCGCTGCAATACCGGAGAATACGATACTGAAAGCAAAGCCCCCTGTTGCACCAGGGTCGTCGGCAATAACAGCGCCGTTGTTGGTAGCCTTGCCTGCTGCTTGATAGGAGGCAGGTATTTCCAGCGTCAGAGGATGAGTCTCGTCCGGAGTTAGAGAGAACGTTAATTTAGTTGAGTTACTTGTACCGTTGATCGTTACAGTACCACCTCCTTTCCCTACGGATGCAGTAGGATCTATTTTTACAAACTCAGCTGCCGCAGCTTGGTTGATGGTAGCAGTTTTCTTAACACCGCCTGATTCGGCACCAAATTCTACTTGTTGCGTGCGCTGTACACGACCTTCGTATTTTTCACCTGATACGGTGACTGCCTGATCACCGTCACCTGATCCCGGATTGAAGGTTACAAAACCTATTTTCGATTCTGCCATGACATTTATTTTTAATTGATTAAGATACTGACAAATATATGATTATTTTTTATTATCTTGTATCATTGATTTATTTTTATTAAAGTGCTATGGGTTTTTTATCATATTTTAATCCTATTTATTTCTTTGATGATTATTTATTATGTATGTTTGCAACATAAATATAAAATATTATAACCATGAAAGTAGATTTTTTTAACAGTACGGATTTTTTAGGATCTAAAACTAAAGAAAGCAAGATCCGGAAGTTGTCAATCAGCAAAAGTAAGATAATGACTATCTCTGTCGATAATTTGAATTGGATGGGGGTAACGGATGCGGTTGTTATCGGCTTAGAAGAAGGGAAGATATTTGAAGGAGTTGAAAATACGGTCTTTTATCTGGCTGCTTCTGATGTTGAAGACGAGAGATCGTTTAAGGTAAATAACCTTGGTGTAAAATACAAGAGGATTTACTTAAAAGACCTGCTCGATTATCTTGGATGGGATATAGGAGAAAATTCTTATGCTGTGTATGATATTATAAAAGAAGACAGTAATCTATTCCGTCTTCAGTTTAGGGTAATAAAAAAGAGTAGGAGTGAAAAATGATGAAAGATTTGTATATTAAAAACAAAAGAATACTACTATTTGATTTTGACGGGACGTTGGTTGAAACCATATCTGGAGGTCTTTATGCAAAAGATCTTACTGATATGAAGATTAAGCAAGATGTCGTGAATAGGGCACTTGATCTTATGGAGCAAAATGGCGTTAAATACTTTGGTATAATAAGCAACCAATGTGATGTGGGTGTCGGGTTTGTTTCCGATGAAGATATTGATGCGAAGATAAATTATGTCCTTAGATGCGTTCATGATCTTGCAGTAAAAAGAGGTATAAGAGGAGTAGTGTATGGTCATTATGAGTGTTTTTCAATTGATGAACATGATCCGATGATGAAGCCTAATCCTGGTATGGTATATAAGGCACTTGGTGCTTGTAGGTTGATAATGGTGAAATGTTTATGTGATGGGAGAGATATGAGAAAGAGGTTTATGTGATGAGGGATATGAAAGATGTTTATGTGATGGGAGAGAGGGGGTACCTATCACGAACCTCCCGCCCCCGAAACGCGTTTTCTCCCCCACACCCCCTTCGCTTGAAAACCGTAAACGCGTTTTTACCTTAAACCTACAAACTGTCTGATTATCAATCACTTATTTAAATTATTGATAATCAATGTATTATTATAACCTATTGATTATAAGCCACTTAAATAAGCATATATCCTACATATTAATGTACGCGTATAATACCGCTCTCGTGTGTTCTACAACTTGTTGATAATCAGATAATAGAATCGAAATTAATACAAATTAACAAAAAAAAGATAGCATATATATTTGTAGTATTGACAAATGTCGTATATTTGCGTCGTGATCGAGAGAGGTTACGAGTTAACATAGTGAATCTATATAGTGTACCCGTTGGGTGAATTATATATGTATCTGTAATTGCCTGCGTTGTGGGTCATTAAATTGAATATCATTTGTTTAACAATTAAAATATATTGGATATGATTACGAAAAAAAATGTAAACAAACTACAGAATGCTGTTATTAAAGAAAATGCTGCAAATTTGGTAGGTGCTGTTAAACTGTACAACGCTCTATTTGCTAATGGAGCTGATCTTAAGGCTATTTGCAAGGCTTTGGAAATACCGGCAGAATACGCCGTAAAGGTAGCAGCCATCGCCAAAGATAAAAAAAATCTGGTGGCAGTGTGTAGTCAGATGTTACCTAAAGTGGATAATACTTTTGTTAAGTTTACTTTATACTCTAAAGTGTATAAAGATACCAATGTAGACAAAGAAAAAGGAATTGAAGCCAAAACGGCTGATTGGTGCGCCGAGAATGTGGTTTACGGTAGCGAATATAAAGCATTTGGTTTTACTACTGCCGAATCATTGGAGACCAAAAAAAGTACTAAATGGTTGATAAAAGAAACCGACGAGTACAAATCTACTTATGTGGCTGTTAAGATCAAATCTTATTCTATTCGCACTGTGGCAAAGTGTGTAAGTGAATACCTCGCACATGAAAGCAACCAGCAGTAACAAAGGCATGGAGAGCGCCGTTAAGCTCTCCAAAGGTTTTACGCGTGCCTTAAAACGCGCCTGTACGCCATTGTCAGTGGGTGCACGTCCCGCGTATGCTTTAGACTGAAGCTGACAAGCAGAGAGTTATTTTACATATTGGAGATAGATATACCGTTGCCCTTGCCGTTGGCAATTAAAGGGCTGGTATTACTGCATGAATCACCCGAATAGGCGTAATTTATGTTAGGTATGTGATTACAGTTTGGAAAACATGCCGTTGTATGAGGTTTATCTCCAGATCGAAACGTGTCTTACTTGCTTACACGAAAAATAGAACAAGGCTGTAGATTAAATTACAGGGTACAAGCATGTAGCCTACCATGTAGGGACGTGCCGTATCAAAACGCAAGGACACAATCGCCTTTATTTGTGGCTAAATTGTGTAGCAGACGGAAAATATAATAACAACATAGTACGAGCCTGTACGCAAGAACTACGTACTAATTACGGGCTGTTGGTTGTAGCATAAAATCTCTATAGGATAGGAATGCGCGTCCGGTTCGATTCCGGAGCAACCTCTAAATTATAAATAATATAATAGCATGGAAAAGAAAGCAATGATCAACGCTTTAATTGAAGCGTTCAATAAATCTAAAAACAGTTGCGTAAAAATAACATTGCGTAACTATATCGAGACGGTGGAAACATTGAGCGAAAGTGAGTACAAAGAGGCGGAAGGTTTCTATATCGAAGCACTTAACCGCTGGAATTAATCATAATTAAAGCATAAAGAAAATGGAAAGGAAATTTAAATCTTATATGGTAGACGTCCGCGGTCTGTCCAGGAAAGAAGCTAAAGAAAAGCGGAAAAGAGCGTATCGTGAATTTATGTTGTATCGTGATCTCAAAGAAGCGTATCATGCCGATACAGGAAGGGACAAGTGCAAACGTAAAGTCCATACATCACGAACTTACGTGAAGGAAAACATAAACAGTATTTAAACAGGAGTAGGGTTGTTTCGAATATCGGAGCAGCCCTATTTTTGTATCCTACTCTTTCTATTTACGGGTAGGATATTCTGAGAGTGAACGGCGGATGTGTGCTATATTGGTATAAAACGAAACTAAAATATGAGAGTTCGGATATAATGCCGGTATTTTGTCTATATCATGTCGTTAAAATTGGTCTAAAACGAAACTTTAGGCGGTTTTCTGACCCAAAATAGGGCGTCGGATGCCGCCTTTTTCGTCTCTATGGATTGAAAATTAGGCTTATTGTATTTTTCTTAAAAATGATGTATGCCTGATTATCAATTAGTTAGGTTTTATAATCCCCGTATTTTCGGATATACTTATTGTAATTTTTTTTATTTTATGTGGTGGTTTTTATTAGTAGCTGACTTTTATTTTCTGTCGGTTGGTACTCGCTCTATGTTGGAGTACGGACCGGATCAGTATAATATTGTAATGGTCTTTTGCTTTTCCTTATTGGCTTTGATTATAGGCTTAAATATCTATCTTGATAGGAGGAGCAGGCGGTAGGGCGTGGGCTGAATACTTTCTATTCTCTCTATGGAATGATATTATTTCCAAACACCCAACACTTCATGCCAGAGTATAAGCTTGTAGCGCTCTCCGTATGCCTGTAGTGAGGCCGAGAGCGCAGGTTCTATGCGGAAAGTCGGAGGATTAGATGGGGTTGGAGAGGGGGAGAGGGAGGGCACTCTCTTCCAACAAAATTAAGACTATCAGCGTTTTAAAACAGTATTCTGTAGGTTTTCCAACAAAATTAAGACTATCAGCGTTTTAAAACAGTATTCTGTAGGTTTTCCAACAAAATTAAGACTATCAGCGTTTTAAAACAGTATTCTGTAGGTTTTCCAACAAAATTAAGACTATCAGCGTTTTAAAACAGTATTCTGTAGGTTTTCCAACAAAATAAAGTATGATAGCGTTTTAAAACATCATTCCATAGGCTGGTAGTAAGTGAAATGTTTAACAATTAAAATATAAACAACATGAACGTATATGATTTTGCGCCTGACTTAGATTTGAGTAAGGAGGAAGAAGGTTCTATTTTTGGGGTGAAAGGAATAGAAGGTAGTGATGGTATAGTATATGCTAAGGTAGTTAGCTGTGTAGAAGTTAAGGATTACAGTTGTGAGGGGTGTATTTTTAATGATTGTTATAAGAATAAATGTTTATTATCGCGTAGTGTTAGTTGTGTAGATGGAGACTGGCTTTGTAGGTACGAACAGGCTGCCATAGAGGGGGAGTAGGCGGCGCCTTGGGCTAAGGCCTGCGGTTGTAGGTGGAACGTAGTTCGGAGCAGAGCCGGAACAGTTTATTGTGGAACGTGAAAATAAAAAGGAGGAGATAGCGATATGAAAAAGGCATTTAAGATATTTTCTATCATGCTCGTTATTGAAATGGTATTGATATCTATTTTAGACGCTATGGCGTGAGAAGAATTTTCTTCATTAATTTTCTTATGCTTTAGACAGAGTGCTCCCGTCTGCGAAGATCGGAGCATTTGCTTTATGGGATTCATGGTGCAGTAGGCTGGTTCGATTCCGGCGATCTCACACAATATTAAAAATAAAGGAGGAAAGAAAAATGAAAGACGGAATTGTATTACACCCAGAGTATGGAGTTAATCCATCCATAGAAATATGTATAGTATGCGGTGAAGAGATGGGGATTGCTTTATTAGGGAATAACATCAAAGGGCAGGCGCCGCATCATATATGCACGGGAGAAATATGTGACAATTGCAAAAAGATAATAGATGACGGAGGTTGTTTTATTATCGAAGTCGAGGATGGATCAGATCAAAAGAATCCGTATCGTACAGGGAGATATTGCGCGATAAAGAAAGAAGCAGCAAAGAAAATACTTGGACGGGAACATAGTGTTGTGTACATGGAAAAGTCTGCATACAGTCAAATAATACCATAAAAATAAAGAAAGATATGTTTACAAAAGAAGAGCGATTATTCATTTGGAAAAAGGTATATGAGGAGATCGAAAGGTCAGAGAATGGGGATTATATATGCGTCATGTTGAGAAATATAGTATTTAAGTTTTTCAGTACTCCTAAAAAAATAGAATCCATTTATGGGTTATATTTAGATGAACTGGTGAAAACATATTTCCCGGAATTGGAGGAAAAGAAAAGTATGGCTACAGAACCAGAAGAAGAATGGAGGATATATGGATGGTTTGGTTGCATTAGTCCAGAAACGAAGGAGGTAAGGCTGAATATTGTGAAAGATATTATAAAAGAGTTAGAATAGTATTTTTGTTAATCTATTTTATTCATCAAATTAAGTTTTGGGTTTTGGCATGTCGGTTCGTGAGAATAGGCATGTCCATTTCTGTATCATAGAGGGATGGCGCGGCGTGCCGGCATGTGTGTGTCGGTTCTGGTTCGATTCCAGGAATCTCACAAACAATAAATCATAATCATATGGAAGTAATAACATTCGGTCCGAACATGGATTTGTCTTCTAAAAAAACAGGAGATGTATTTAGATTAAAATTGTATGGTATAGAGTATGATGTCAAAGTAGTTGGTGACGACGAAGATCCTCTTATGTTCTGCAAAGATTGTATATTTTTTAACAACTCCGAACGGTGTTCACTCTCAGAATCGCAAGACTGGTGCTTAAAAAAGCAAGTTGTTTACTGTAAAATAAGACATGATGAGGGAATTTAATGCGAAAGACGCCAATTTCTTATGGCGTCAAATTGGTAGGATTGATGGGGTGATAGAAACTCTGAACCGTACCGAAGGAGAGATGCCGGAAATTATAGCCGGAGTGCTAAAAAGAATAAGAGACGATATAGATAAGTTTGTAGACAATAAAACGAAAGATTATGAGAATATATAGGAATGATATTATAAAGGCGTCAGCGATAAGCACAGACGACGACAGAGGTTTGTTGTTGTGTTCAATAATAGATTCAGGCTTTACGTCTATAGCGAGCGTGATATCGGCTGTTAAAGACAAGTTACCAAACAAAGATCATAAGAAGATGGTGTTTGAAATCTTGAATGATACGAAAAAAGAGTACGGACGATATAACAATTGTGGGACAAAAGTATTGTAATAAAGAGCAGAAAACAATATGTTTATGTAATGTTAGTTTTTTCATTTTTATTGAAAAGAGCGCCGGCCTGTGAAGGTATGCGCTCTTTGTATTTGTATAATATATAAAACGATAATAATATGACAGATAATAACATAGATGTGAATATCGTACCTGTAAAGAATGGTGCGAAACGTGTTGTGGTATCATATTACCATTATTCACGCAAGGACAAAAATCACATGAGTTCTCAAACGGATTACATGTGGGAAACAAAGAATGAAGAAATGTTTAAATACTTTGAGGCCAGGAGGACAAAAGTATTTTATAGTCAGATTCGTGCCATGTGTAGATTCTATGGCAAGAAAAATGTACGTAAATACAAAAAGCTATGATATTAAAAACGACAACCAACGAGTTTTGTTTCATTAACGTAAGTTTCTATGAAACAATAGCAGATCCTCGCTATTTCTTTGAACAAGATTATGAAGAGATGCCGGAATATGAGGAGGAATTAGATTTTGATTTTGATTCTTATTGCAATAAGTTTATTCCTTTTGTACAGGAATGGGCGAATAAGGTGGGCGAACGCCTTTATGAATATGGTGTGAATAACATAAAGGTAATATCGGTCGGACATCCAAAAGAATACAATTATGGTACCGATTGGATAAACGTAGAGGTAGAGTTTTGTGATGAATGGAGGCAAAAGATGTTATCTAACATTGGTAAGATTGTTAATGATGATAAATGCAAGAAGTATGCGGAGGCTAATTATCGGTCGGTATCAGGATACATCTTTTTAGGACCTGAAGATTTAAAGGAATTTGAAAAGAAAATAATAGAAAGAAAGTCAGATTCGGGATATGATGTAACAATATTATTAAATATGTATCTAACTTTGGCTTTTGTAAAAGAATTTGGATTTAAAGCCGGAGAAGCGTGGAGTGAAATAACAGAATATGCTTACGGATGTTTATCGTATTCCGATTTTGCAACAACAGAGATGCTTATACCGGAAGGTTCGGAGCATTTATTCAAAGACATTTACACGGCAAAGGCCGACGAATTATATCATCATGTCCTGGATAAATTCGGATGGGCGTGGCGTGATCCGAAATATAAATCAGAAACAGAATTATGCTCGATGTTAAAATGGGCAAAAGAAAAAGGCTTGACCATTGAAGAGTTAAGTATTTAATTGTTAAACATAAGGCAGTAGTGGTGCGTGAGTATAGGTGCTGCCGTTAAAATATTTTATAAGATGAAAAAAGAAGAGATTCAAACTATTTTATACACAATCAAAGAAGGAGACAGTATTAAAATCAAAGTACAAGACAAAAGTGAAGAGATAAGATTGCGGGATCATGTAAGAAGAACGCAGAAATACGGATACAGGTTTTGTTTGTCTCATTTGCATGATGGAATTTTCTATTTGGAGAAGTTGGAAGAGGGAGATAAAGATAAATACTATAGAGTAATAAACAGAGGAAATGGAAAGACCGGAGTATAATAAGCTACGCAAAATGGCTAAGACTACTCCAGGTCTGATAGTGGACGAGGCGCAAAACATGATGCGTGTATCGCTGTATGATAATGGGGAACTTAAGAAGATCGTAGTAGTAATGAAATGCGATTCTTTTTTACAGTCAAAAAGTAACATAGAAAAGATAATGTTATTATCATCTTCTATAGAAGATAGAAAAAACAAAGAAAAAAATAAAACAAAATCAGAAAATGAACAGAATAACAAAAATAAGAGAAGAAATAGGAGGAAAACAGGTTGATTTGACCTTTTATGGGCGTTTTTGCAGCCTTATTGAAGGTGATAGAAAGATAATACTAAAGGCAATAAAAAACGGTCGTAAGAAAGGCGTAATCGGAGCCATTCAGCCTGGAAGACATGATAGAATTCGGACCACATGGGCTATTGCTTTTGAGGATCTGAAGGTAGGGGATACGGTAGAGTTTAGTACATCCGGGAAATACAATCCAGGTTTTCATTCTACAGAAAAGTATGTAGGATGTGTAGAATGGATAAAAGGATCGGAATGTGCGATAAAAACCGGCAAAGGGATGGCAGTAGTATTAATTAAACACGTGGAAAGGGTAGTAAGATGAAATTGAGAGAATTTGTAGAACTCTTTGATAAGAATGATGTAAAGGATTTGTTTAAGTCATTATCTTTATGTATGGAATACGTAAGGATAGATTTACATGTATTTAATGTAGGTGCTTATGTTACGTGCCTGTACAGTAATGATCTTGAACAGCTTTCAACGATGAAAGGGTGCGCTATATACGCGATAGTAGAAGTACCATGTTTATTTGAGGCATTTATGGAATATGCTTCACCGGAATTGAAAGCATATTATGATAAACTAACGAAAGAAGTGTGACATGAAAGAGGAAGTAGAACGGATAAAGAAGTTGGTAGGCATAGATCATAATAGATGGGAGCAACCTTGTACATGTGATAAATGCAAGAACATGTGTAAGGTTCCTTGTATTGGTACGCCAAAAGACATAGAGGCTATCATAGATGCCGGATACGCTGATAGGTTAAAAGAAACAATGTGGATGGTAGGGTATCTTGCAGTGAAGGAAAAACCAATAGCGATGATCCAGCTGACAGAGAAAGACGGGTGGTGCGCATTCCGCCGGCCAGACGGTCTCTGCGAGCTGCATGACCGTGGACTAAAGCCGACCGAAGGAGTTCTGGCTTCTTGTAAGGTGCTTGAAGAAGACAATATTCCAACATATGAAACGTCTGTACTTAGAGCAGTAGCTCATGAGTGGATTAAGGTAGAGAACTTCGCAACTATAATGAGAGTCGTTTTTAAATTTTTGCATGAAAATGGACGTAGAAAATAATTGGATTTTGAAACATTGTTTCGTATTGTAAGATGGGATTACAACCGTTGTTTCAAGGATGAGTCGTTAGACAAGGATTTGTTTATGGGAAAATACGGGAAAGTTATGGGTGAACATTATTATAACAAGTTTGTCCATGAATTTGACGGAAATATTCTGAAGATGGTTGGTTACTTCAGAGGTTCCGAAAAAGAGGGGCAAGTCTTCTGCGATATGATAACCGAACGTATTGAAAAATACGAAAAGAGAATGTCATATGATAAAGGTAAGTTAAACAATTAAAAAGATATTTATATGAACAATTCAATGGTCGCTCACTTGTGGGCTCATGAACAAGAAGAATCAGCATCAGGGAGCAATTTCTTCTTTGAAGGTACAAGTATTTATTCTTATGGGCATCACTTTGAAGTCGGGAGAATAGTAAAAAACAAACAAGGGAAGAAAGCATACCTGATAAATGAAGATTATTATTCTGTTATCACGAGCAAACATCAATGCTATGTTCGTAATGCGATACCAACTTGGGCAATGGTTTTCAGTGTAGGGGATAATATATCGGATACTGGTAATATGAGGTTTGTTGCCAGCAAACTGGAATCAATTAAGAAGTCTATTGAAAAATACAAAAGAGCTAAAACAGAATTATCTTATACAGATATTTGGGGCGCTTTTGGGAATATGATGGATTACATTCAGTTCTTTAACATGGGAACTGCTAAGAGTATCCTTAAAAAGAGTGCTAATGATTGGCTTGGAACCAATCATGAATTATCCAAGAGCGGAGATAGTATCAAGCGTAAGCACGTACATGAATTAAAACGCATCTTTCAAATTTTATTGGATCATCAAGGATTAAAAGTGTTAGGGACCGTAAATGTGATTGTTGATGAAGTTTGCGGGGAAGGTACATGGATTAAGTATTCAGAAAGATCTGAAAGATGGAGAAAGGGTGAGGAAGAAAGAGAAAGAATAAAATTAGAGAGATTAAGAAAGGAAGAAGAAGCCCGTTACAAGGATTTTGATGAAAAACTGGAAGAGTGGAAGTCAGGAGAAATCAATTTCTTGAATACACCTTTCTATATTCCTGGTGAAAAACCTAACGCCTGGATTCGTATAAAAGGAAATATTATTGAGACAAGTAAACAGATAAAGATTGGAATAGCAGAAGCCAGAAAACTGTGGCGGGCTGTGTCGGCAATGCACCGGGGCGCCGAGTTTCGGCACGGTCTGGTGGAGGACGTCACCGGTCACCAGTGGAGTCTAAATCGGTACGAAAACGATTTGCTAACCGCTGGATGTCATAGGATAGCATATAACGAAATGGAGAGAATAGCAAAACAACTGGGATGGGTGTAAGTAGTCCATCTTGTTTTATTGATTACATAATTAAAAATAAAAAGATATGGAAAATCCAATTATTGTTCCGTTTGATTTAAATACGGCGAGAAAAATTAAAAGCGGAGAAATAGAAGGTTCAGTATTAATTGGTAATATTAAAATAGAATTTGTATATGAGTCAAAAGACTGTGCAGATCGTTATAATTTACTTTTTGTAAAAAAAGATGAATCTGGGATAAGTGCTATATATGCCGATACAGAAGGTCGTACTTTTTTCAACAACGTTCTGGAATTGGAAGTAGAGGCTGGAGCGTATTTTAAGAAAGGAGATGTATTAATAAGCACGCTTGGGAACCCATTTATATATAATGGTATTATTAATAGAGAAGGAGATATGGGATGCATATATGGTATATCGGCATATGGCGAGATTACATCTGAAGAAGTTCCAATATGGACAAGTGTGTGTGGTGAGGATAAATCCAAGTATGTTAGATTAGCCACAGAGGAAGAGAAAAAATCTTTTGCTGAAAGAATTGCTAATACAGAAAACCTTAAAAAAGCAGGAATAATAAAACAATATCTAAGTGAGTACGAATACTTGCTGACTAAAGAAAAGAAATGCGATTTTAAGCCATTCGATCAAGTCTTGGTGAGAGCAAGCAATTTGGGAAATTGGAATCTACACTTATTTGCCAGAGTAAGAGAAGAAGAATACAAATATGAATGCTTGGGAGGTTTGAGATACAAAGAGTGTATTCCATACCAAGGAAATGAGCATCTTTTAGGAACTAATAAAAGCAAATAAGATCATGGAACAGAGAACAGCAACAATTCCGTTTGATTTAGAAACGGCGAAAAAAATAAACATAGGGGAAATAGCAGGTCGTATTGTGACAGAGAAAGGACAAAATAGAGCAGAAATCGTATATGAAGACAATTCGTCAAATTGTCCGTTATTGGTTGTAATTCATTCGATTTCTGTATCGGCAGACTGGTTTTCTGCTACAGGAAAAGCACTTAGCAGCGAAAATCGCCTCCTTCTTGAAGTTCCAGAATATATTACATTTAAAGATGGAGAGGTGTTAAGTAATAAAGATGGTAGCTATATCTTTATTTTAAATACACATGGGAAATATTTAACGTCTTTTTATGCCTCTTTAAATCAAAAAGGTATTCTTAAAATAGAAGATGGTTTATCTGCTTGGGAAAATCAGATAGAAAAATACAGATTTGCCACTAAGTCCGAAAGACAAAAGTTGGTTGACGCATTAAAGGCAAGCAAAGAACCTGAAGCTAAAGAGTATCTGAAACGCTTCTTCGGGATTGAAGAAAAACCGAAATATGAGTTTAAGCCGTTTGATAAAGTGCTGGTAAGAAAAGAAGGAAATAAAAAATGGAATATCAGTTTGTTTGCAAGGGAAATTGTGGACGATTATAATGGATTGCCTTATAAGTACGAATGTTCCAATGGAACATTATGGGATTATTGTATTCATTTTGAGGGTAACGAACATCTTTTAGGAACTAATAAAAATGGATAACAAATATGAAAACAATAACATACGAAGGGGTGCAGCATGGAGACTGGGTGAGATGTGTCTTATGTGGGGCGCAAATGCTTCTTCCATGTGGGGCAGATAAATGCCCGGAATGTGGAGAAAATGGCACTTTAAGATGGGTCGACGAAGAGAGGCAGGAAATAGACGCTAAGGGTCTGGATTGCTTAGGTTATGTAAGAGAGTTGAGGGTAGATGATTATTTATCTCCAACAACATTAGAAGAGATCGCGGAAGAAATAAAGAAAAAAGTAAATAGAGGATAACTCTAATGAGAAAATTATTAAAAGTAAAATTTATTCAAAAATGTGCATGCGGGGCGGTCACTATCAGATTTGATAATGACCGCTGAATTAAGTAACATAGCTAAGAATTGTAAAATATAGAAAATATGTATGAGAATATTTTAAGCAACATGTTAGGATGTCAGACATATTGTATATCAGACAGTCCCTCGAATAGATACTGTCTTATTGGACCTATTGAGTGCAATGAGAAGTTAATAGAAGTGTTTGAGAAGGGGATAACAGTAAAACTCAAATACGTGGAAAAACGGGTCCTGGATGCATTTACGGACAACGGAATCGACCTGAGTAATTACACTCATTGTATTATTGTGAAGCGGAATTTTTATCTCGCTTGGTAACGGCAAAACATAAACAATATGAATAATTTTGTAATAGATACTCCAGATAATTTCTGGCAAATAAGATGGCTTGACAAGTATATGGAAGGCCACAAAGGATTCATAGCTGGTGGATGTTTTAAAAATATCCTTTCCGGAGAAAGAGTAAAAGACATTGATATTTTCTTTGAAAGTGAAAGCGATTTTCAGGAAGCTGTCAATTTGTTCAATGATGAAAAACACCAAAAAGAAGGGTGGAGATTTAAGTACAGAAATGAGAAGGTATGTGCGTTCCAGAAAGAGGGAGAAAAGGTATGGGTAGAGTTCATAGAGTCAGAGTTCGGAAAGCCAGAAGAGATTCTTAGGAGCTTCGACTTTACTGTGGCAAAAATGGCTTACTACAAGGAGCCTAAATACGAAGAAAAGGAAGATGATTATTTTCCATTCTCATCTACTGATGTAGTAGGATACGAGTATAAACTTCTCTACCATGAGAAATTCTTCGAACATCTTCATATGAAGAGGCTGGTCATTGACGAAAATATTCCTTTCCCAATCAGCACATGGGAGCGTACATACCGGTACAAAGGCTATGGTTATGACATGTGTCGGGAAACCAAGAAAAAACTTTTAGAAGCTATTCAGAAAACGGATTTAGATTCTGCCGATTTATCCATGTATAATAATGGTGGATGGGACTAATAAAAAATATAGAGAAATGAACACACAATTAGCAATCAAAGAAAGCGATCTTGAACTGGTCGTTAGTGAAAAAACATTAGGTAGCCTTACTACTAATGCGATCCAAATCAGAGACATGGTAAAATCAACTCTTCCCATGTACGATATATCTAACTATAACGATGACAATATCGACCAAGCGAAGAGAGATAAAGCTGCTCTCAACAAGGCGGCCAAACTTCTCAACTCAAAACGTCTTGAAATCGAGAAGGAATTTATGAAACCTTTCGGAGAGTTCAAGGATGTTGTGGCTGAAACCGTAAAATTGATTGGCGAATGCTCTGCCAAGATTGACACGGTAGTCAAGCAGAACGAACAGCAGTATAAAGACAAGAAACTTGCCATTATCCGTTCCTACTTCGACGATGGAAATACGAATCTGATCGACTTTCGGAAAATCTTCAAGCAGGAATGGCTTAACAAGTCCACAAGCATGAAAGCGGTACAAGCAGACATTGAAACGGTTTTCGCTAAGGTTGACGAAGATCTTGAAACGCTTAAAGGCTTTGGTGGTGATGATTTTGACGTACTTCGCACATACTATATGGACACGATGAACATTGGCAATACCATCCAGTATGCTAATCGTCTGAAGGAACAACGCGAACGTGCCCAAGCAGCAGAAGAAGCACGTATCAAAGCTGAACAGGAACGAAAAGAACAGGAAGAAGCACGTAAGAAAGTAGAAGCAGAACAACCCAAAGTTAGCCAACCCAATCCTTTTAATACGGCTAATCAAAGGATGAATGGGCAACCTTCTTTTATGGATCAGCCTAAAGAACAGCCTGTGCCAGCACAGCCGGAGCTTCTAACTCGTGCCTTCAAGGTCACAACAACCCGTGAAAATATTATCGCTCTCGGCAACTTTATGAATGAACACGGCATTGACTTCGACAAGATAGAGGTTCCATGACTGGAGGATGAAAACAAGATAAGTAAAACAGATATTAAAACAATCATATGCCTGCTCAGCCGGTCGCAAGTGCTAATAGAGGCCAACTGCTCTAAGCCGGTCGATCTGGATGTAGCCCGCAGATGCAGGAAGATGGCCCGTAAATTAGAAAGGAGCTTGAAATGAATGATTACGAATACATCCCGGACTGGAAATTCTGGGGATAGTCAATAGTGTGTTTTGCATGGTATTAGTTTAGGTTAGTTTCCCCTTGCCGTCCGTGAGGATATGCAGAGGGGAGTTTTGGGACGAAAGGGAGTGGTCACATAAGCCATGCGTCAGAGCGGTTCGATTCCGCTCCGTCCCACAAATAGGTTGAACGAATTAAAAGAAATAGAGTATGATGCACAATTGGTTTGAATGTAAAGTCTCCTATGAAAAGATAATGGAGGACGGAAAGCAAAAGAAAGTGACGGAGCCCTATTTGGTCGATGCCTTGTCGTTTACAGAAGCAGAGGCACGTATCATTGAAGAATTAACCCCTTTTATCAGCGGTGAGTTTGTGATAAAAGACATCAAGCGGGCAAAGTTGTCCGAGATATTCTTCAATGAAAATGGCGACCGCTTCTATAAGATCAAAGTCTACTTCATTACGATCGACGAGAAAAGCGGAGCTGAAAAGAAAACAGCTACACAGATGCTGACACAAGCCTCCAATTTGAAAGAAGCTATCGAAGTGCTGGAAAAAGGAATGAAGGGTACTTTGGCCAATTACGAAATCGCTTCTGTCACCGAAACCGCACTCATGGATATATTCCCGTATGATGCCGAAGATGACAAAAATACGGATAAAACAGCCGACGCCAACAATCCATCTGTCCGCAAATTCTTCCAGTCCCTACCTGAAGGATGTAAGACGGAAATCACCGTATCGGGAAAGAAGATCATCGTAGACAAGACCGGACGTGACACGGTTGTAACACCGATGGATGAAGGATGAGAAAGGAAACAGTTCGATGGATTTTGGATACGACATACCGGACTATGAACCGGATGAATACGATAATTACGATTACGAATGAGACATATAGAAGATCAATTACAAAAGTCAATAGTTAGATGGTTCGATTTGCAATATGCGAACCTCAGACACTTGCTGATACACGTTCCTAACGGAGGTTATCGCAATGCAGTCGAAGCGGCGAAGTTTAAACAAATGGGTGTCAGAGCCGGGGTCCCGGACCTCATTTTGCTATATCCAAATAAAGAACACCCGTTTATGGGGATCGAGTTGAAGGCCGGCAAAAACAGGCAATCCGTACACCAGAAGGAATACGAAGCTGAGTTTGGTCGGATCGGCGCCAAATATGTCGTTGTCCGTTCGATCGGCGAATTCATGAAAGTTGTGAATGAGTACTTAAACAACGTATGACGATGGAGAAAGAGATAAAAGAAATAAGCGATTATCTAAACACCACCTGTTCGAACAATCCGGCGGAAATACAAGAGCGCATATCCGTCATCATGGTCTACATGATGCGTACCGGCGAAATGCTCGCAGAGGCAAAAAAAATACTCCGGAAGAAAAAGTCTGACGAGATACAGAACATGATCATCCGGATAGCGAAAGAAAATTGCCTGTCGGCCAAAGTGCAGAATGCCTTACTGGATAGTATTGCGGAAGACGAATGCTATCTGGTCGACCGACTGGACCGACTCAATGCTTCTTGCACGCATCAACTGGATTCGCTTCGAAGCCTGCTTAGTTACGAGAAGGAATCGCTTAGACTCAATAAGACAGGATATTGATAAAGTGGAGAAGAATTTATGATATGGCAACAAGGAAAGAGTTGACAAGCTACTTTCCCCATGACAGCAATGCAAGAAACTCTGACAAACTTATACGGCTTAGAATGCGGCATAAAGCTGCCGGTTACGGTGTTTACTTTATGATCCTTGAAAGATTAAGGGAAGAACCGGAATACACGAGTGTCAAAGATTATAACATGATAGCCTTTGACCTTCGTGAAGACGCTTCCCTGATAAAATCAGTCGTTGAAGATTTTGGGTTATTTGTCTTTACCGATGACGGTAAGTACTTCTACTCCGAAAGTTTCAAACAAAGAATGGAGATTAAAGACGAACAAAGTAGAAAAAAAGCTGAAGCTGGAAAGAAAGGTCTTGAAAAAAGGTGGGGAAATAGCAAAAATATAGCAAATGCTATCGAAAATGATAGCAAAGCTATAGCAAATGCATCGGGAAATGATAGCAATAAAAGAAAAGAAAAAGAAAGTAAAGAAAAGGAAAGTAAAGAAAAGTATCCTCCCCCTCTATCCCCCGCAGGGGGAAATGGAGGATGCGGAAATAATCTTTTTTCTAAAGATTCCAATAATACAGATGGGACAGAAAGAAACTTCGAAGGACTGACCAACAGACTGAAAAGATTATTTATCCCTCCAGACGAGTTCAATACCATTTGCCAATTGTCGAACAATGGAGAAATAGGACACCCCATTTGGACCATAATCCAAGCTGCTGAACGAGGAGGAACTCGACTGCACTCTCCCGGCAAATATATTATTTCAGAACTCAAAAAAGCAATCAAGAAATGAAAATCAATGTTTTCAAAACTCAATGTAAAATAGGTTCATCTGTCAAATACAAACAGAAAACAAGAAAAGTTGTCGACATAAACCGAAGTACCAATGAGGTTTGTTTAGACCGCCGTCTGTGGGTTCGTTGTACAGAGGTTGAGTTATTAACATCGGAATAAAAAATATATGATCATGCAAAAAGACTGGAAATTAGAAGAAATAAAGCGTCTCGAAAAGGAACGCGACAGAAATTTAGCAATACACTGTAATTATGTGGCTGCCAAACATCAAAGACTGATCGACAGACTGGAAAAGGAAATCAATCAAAACACGAAACATTAATACATCTATAACTACCTAAAATTTAAAAACAATGAATGTTAACATCAAAAATTTAAACCTGTCGGTAATCATGCCGGCGATCACCAAGAGTGGCCAACTCGTATGTAACGACCGCGTACCATCTAAAGAGGACAAAGTAGAGCACGCCAGCGGACTGTATCTAATCTACAAAGACGGACACGCAGAGCCGTTTACCGGCGATAACCCCAAAGATTGTGTACGATACATCGGATTAAAGCACAAAGACGTATCGTTTGCTATCTCACTGGCGGAGCATGATAGTGTACAGTTGCTTGACGATGATAGCCTCGAAGTATCTGTAAATGAAACATATTACGAACGTGAATGTGATGCGCTGTTTGATTTTGACGGACAGAAAAATACGGAACGCCTTGTAGCCAGAAATCCAAAGTTGAAAAATCTGCTGGAAGATGGCGAATACATCCCTCCGTTGGGACAACTCAACCTAATGGCGCATTACAAAGACAGCATAAACGATGCGCTTGAATACATAGGTGCAGAACCGTTAGCCTCCTCGGCGTGGTATTGGTCCAGTACCGAGAACAGCCAGAACACCGCATGGTTCGTGAACTTCTCCAGTGGTAGCACGAACTACTACACCAGGTACGTCAGTAGCAGGGTTCGGGCGGTGGCAGCATTCAGCTTTAAACTTTAACCTTTCGGTGCGCTCCTCTTGGAGCGTGCCTTGGAATAAAAGAAAATAAAACAGAGAAGGCAATAAAAAAAGAAATCAAGATGAGACAAGTTAAAAGTTTTAATGACATAATTGCTGATTATTTGAAACAACGAGCAGAAGAAGATACCCTGTTTGCTCCAAAGTTTGCCAATCCCAATAAGAGTATTGATGAATGCTGCCGTTACATTTTAGGAGAGGCTCATAAACGAGGAACTGCTGTTGCAATGAGTGACTCGGAAGTCTTTGGACTGGCCGTGCACTACTATGATGAAAAGGATATCAAGATAGAAAAAGTTTCTGCCGGTTGTTCTGTTTCTTCTTCTCAGAAAGTAAAACTAACAGAAGAAGAGAAGAAAATAGCCCGTGAAGTGGCTATCAAACGGTTAGCCGAAGAGCAATACCAATTGCTTAAAAAGAAGCCGGCGAAAAAGAAAGCAGATACAAATGTCCAACAAATGAGCCTGTTTTGATATGAAGCCGAGAACGAAATTGGAAAAGCTGGTGACGGAGTTAAGCGGAAAACTGCCTGCCATCACGAAGGAACAGGAAGACTGGGCCAAAAAGCATCTGTTTGATCATTTTGCCTACAAATGTAAGGATGAGCTATGGTGTTCCGAATGTGGTAAGATGTGGGTCAATACGAGTAAAGATAAATTGGGTGACAAAATCGAATGCCCTTATTGCCATCATCAATTGGACGTAAAGGTTAGCCGGAAGCAGAAGATCCGTGAAGAGGCGTATATGTCCATCCTGCAAGTGAAAGGCGGGTTCCAGGTGATCCGGCATATACTATGTTGGAAAAATATTCGGAAGGAAACTTCTCCGGTGTGTTATGATTTTACAGAAGTGGTTCAAGAGTGGATTCGTGAAGACGGAAAACGTACGATCATAGCCCGACCGATTAATATGGGAGGTAACGGATTTGCGTATAGTTCACCTCTCAGCATCAAAGGAGAATATGGAAGTAATCCATATAACTATTACGGTGATTTGTATGCGATATATGGAGAGCTTTATCCAAGGAAAGAGCTGCTGCCGGAATTGAAAAAACGGGGACTGAATCGATGGTTCCCAGATGTAATCCCGTCAAAATTGATACGTGACTTGTTGAAAGGCGGAAATGATGTGGAACTGTGTCTCAAGACCGGGCAAATATCCATGTTGAAGCACATGTATAAAAACGGCTTCCGTCAACTTCGCTATAAACCGTCGTTCAACATCTGCAACCGCAACCATTACATCATTAAGGACGCTTCTATGTGGGAAGATTATATGTCTTTACTATCTTATTTCGGCAAGGACTTGCGTAACGCGCATTATGTCTGTCCCAAGAACCTGAAAGTTGCACATGATAGGCTCTTGAAAAAGAAAACGGCAATAGAAGCCAAGTTGAGACAGGAAAGGAACCGTATAGCAGCTATCCGTAGGCGTGAAAAGCTCATGAAGGATATAGCCGGCTTCTACGAACGGATGAAAAAGTTCTTTGGGATGAAAATCACGGATGGCAACATAGTCATTTGCCCGTTGGAGAGTATAACCCAGTTTTATCAGGAAGGAAAGGCGATGCACCATTGCGTGTATAGTAATGGGTATTATAAACGGTCGGATTGTTTGATTCTGTCTGCCAAAGATACCGACGGAAAGCGTATCGAGACGATAGAGGTAAACTTGAAGACACTGGATATCGTCCAGTCTCGAGCCGTCTGCAATGGTGTAAGTGAGTATCACGACCAGATAGTAAAACTGGTGAAGAAGAATATGAACCTGATTCGTCAGAAATTGATAGCGTAAATTTACAAGGATGACTTACATTGAACTTATAAATAATTTTTGGGAATTGGATGAAGACTGGCAATTTACCTGCTGTGAAACGAGGCTTTATTTTTATTTGTTGAAAACAGCGAATCGTTTAGGCTGGGTGGATAGCTGGACGCGTAGCGATGCAAAGGTGTCGTCTGACGTGGGAGTGTCAGTCAATTCGATGAAAACAGCCCGTAATAGATTAGTTCAAGCAGGTCTGATAGAATTTAAATCGGGAGGAAATGGACAGCGGGATAAAACGAGGTATATCGTTAGGTGTCAGTTTAGGTGTCAAAATTTGATACCTAAACTACAACCTAAACATGAACCTAATCTTATACCTAACCGTGAACCTAAACCGCAACCATATATTAATAAGACTAAGATAAAGACTAAGAATATTAATATACCCTCCACACCCCCCAAGGGGGTTGACAAAGCAAAAGAAAAAGAACTTTTGGAAAAGGAGGAGGCTTTACGTGTTTTGGAAGAAGAGTTGAAGAAACGGGAGGCGGAACTGGGTGCACAATCGGACAATCCACCATCCAAACCGAAAAAGCGTCCTAATCCGTTGAACTCAGAAGCAAGGAAACTTTTCGAGGAACGCTATCAGGCTCTTTTCTCATCCAACTATTACTGGAGTGCGAAAGATGCGGGAAATATGTCTTCTTTGCTCAAGAAGTTGAAATTTCAACGGGAGAAGAAGAATTTACCTATTGACGACCAAGGCGTGTTGAATGCTTTGAAGTACTTATTGGATTCAATCACTGACGGTTGGATATTGGAAAACTTCAGTGTGACGAATATTAATTCGAAGTTTAATGAAATTGTCTCACAGATAATGGCAAGGAAACAAGAACATGGAAATACTAAACATACAGACGGAGCGAAAGCCCGTGAACAACAAACCGATAGAGAAATCATGGAATATGCCCGTAGTGCCTTCAGAAAAGACGTATTCGGTGATTCGTAGATATGGGGATGGGGAAAGCTTTGCGAAGACATTCAACCCATCTTTACAGACGATATGTGCCCAAAACATAGAACGGTCCTTTTTGGGCGATGCTCCATCATTGGCATTGCTGTCGCAAACTTATCCAAATGAGCAGGTAAACACTTGGATTATTGCCCATTTGATGGACCTATACAAATTCGCAGGGGTTAAGGAGAAGCCTTCGTTTCAGCAAGTCTTGGAACTAGCTGTGATGATACGGGTTGAATATTATTATTTTAAAGCTTCTGAACTGCTGTTGTTTTTCTTCAAGCTCAAGTCAGGGGAATATGGTACATTCTATGGTGTGGTCGACCCGATGGTGATCATGGCGGCCCTGATCGAATTCAAGGCATACCGCCGTCAGCAATTGGAAATCTACGACCGTGAGATACAGCGTAAGAAACGGGAGGAGCAATGGGCAGAATGGGAGAGGAATGCCGTTCCCTGCCCGGCACACTTGAAACTGGCGAAAGCGTTTGTGGAGGAAATACAAAATGCGGAATGAGGAATCGAAGCTCCAGCAATCCTGTATCACTTGGTTCCGGCTGCAATATCCCCGTCTGGCGAAGTTGCTGTTCGCCGTTCCGAACGGTTCTCGGCGGGATGTTGTCACTGGAGCCATCCTCAAGTGGGAGGGCGTGGTTGCCGGTGTCGCCGACTTGATTCCAAAGAAATGCTATGCCAGCCTCTGTATTGAGATAAAGTACGGCAAGAACGGGTAAAGCAACAGCCAGAAAGAATGGTAACGGCTTGCGGAGGCGGTTGGGAACAAGTATGTGTATAGATCTCTGGAGGAGTTTATGAAGCAGATGACTTTGTATTTAAGTTTTAGGACTTTAGAACTTTTGTGTGATAACGCTTGTTTGTAATAATAAAATATTCTAATTTTGCAGTCGAGAAGAAACCTATGGAATACCCTTTTGCACATAAAGAATATAAAATTTACACTAATACATTTTTGCAAAATGTATTAGTGGAGTGGTATTATACGTCTTCTGATAAAGAGATTGATATTAGTCTGTTAAAGGAGTTTTTTAAAGATAATTTTAATATAGAACTTCCATCAGAAAAAGATGATTTGTTTCCTGTCATGATTGGTTCAACAGATCAATGTGTTAATTTGTATTTTGGGAAAGATGCTTTTAAACTAAGAGTGGGTATTGATGCTTATAGAGGATTTAAAAATCTAAAACAGTTTTTTGATTATGGTACTGACTTTTTAGAGATACTTCATATTAATGAAATAAAGAATGTGAAGGTACGAAAGATTAATATATGGCCTTATGAAAATGTTGGAAGTAAAAAAACGAGTAAAGATGTTCTTTTACGAAAAATATTCTCAAAAGAATTGCTAGAAGGTGATATGATACAATCTTTGAATAACGTTTCTCAATCTTTATGGGATAAGTGCTTTGATAATCAAGAACAAGCTGAGAAAATGTGTATTAAGTATGGATTTAATTCGAATTATGAAGGTTATAAAGATCTCATGATATTGGATACATATGTTAAACGTACAAGGGTTATTAGTAATAGTGATATTATTGATAATTTACTTCAAATGAATCAAGTCCTTTTTGATGCATATCATTGGAGTGTTAATCAGAAGATTATTGAAATAATGGATAAGGAGATAGTAAAATGATGAATTTTAAGTTAAAGCTAGAAAACGACTTCTTTTCCAATGAAGATAACTTGTATAAAGTTTATGCGAAAGATAAAACTGTTAGTAAAAGTGGAAAAGTCATATTAGCGTTATGTTTAACAGTTTTGTCTAGTATCTCTTCGGCAAATAATGACCATGAATTTGTATTGCAAGAACCTTTATTTAAGTCTAATGTAGTATCAAAATCCTGTATTAAAACAGAGGATGCCTTAATGGGGTATTTAAATCAGGAGACTTGTCGTGGTCATATAGAAGACAATATAGCTAAGATTAAATCATATCCTTCAAGTTGGTGGGAAAAATATGAGGCGGAAAGACCAAAACAAGTCACTTTTGATAATGTTTTTCGATTTCTTGATGTTAATAAGAATGATGTACTATTGAAGGGGGCTGAAATTTTGCCAGAACCCAATGCTACGTTGTTGATTGAATGGGATTCTAACTCTTTTATGTGTTCTCTTTATATAGGGGAAACGGAGTTTTCCTATTCTATTCTTCCTTTAAATGACTTGGAAAAACCTCTATTAGGGCAGGCTTCAATGGAAGAAGAAAAAGCTATTCTTGAATTTTTTAATCGTCTTGAAACTGTATATGCCTGATATTACAATAAGTGAAACAAATACAGATAGACGATATACGATTGAGGATGAAGAGAATGTGATAAGATTGTTATCCATTCCGAGCTGTTTAAATTCAAATGGTCGGCTGACTCCGGTTGCCTTTTCTTTATATCATAACAATGAAGATTATGTATCAATCTCTCGCTTGTTCTATTCATCAAGAGATGAGTGTATAGAATTAGGAAAAAAGATAAAAGTTTGGGCGAGTAAAGGAGATGAGTTTGCTGGTCTTGCGGAATTGAATGCAGGAAAAATAAGAAGCATATCATCTACTCAGATATTGTTGCTTTCTAAATATAAAGAAGATTTCAAGGCTCATGCTGGTATTTCATTTAAAAATGAAAATGGTGATATTTATGTGAATATAAAGAAAGGAACTCCTTCCCCTGCTTGGTTAATTCCTTTGCAACAACGGCTTTGCCTTATATCGAAGGTAGAAAAAATAGATTTGAAAAAATAATTCTTACTTCTCTCTTGCATATTTTAAAATAACTCCTCATATTTGCACCGTCCTAATTTATCAGCGTGGCGGGTGACCGCCGAACATATTTTGTGTCGGCATTTTTTATGCCCATACATGAACGTATTAATAAAGTATAACGGTTTCGTACCCCCATGATACGGCTTAATGGCCGTAACTGCCGCGCTGGTGTAGGACAATGGGACAGGCGAAACCGTTTTTGTCTATCCACTTATAACAAACAATGTTGTATTATGTCCAAACAGCGTAACATTGATTTGTCGGGGAATAATAGTACCCAACAACCAACGGCTCAACCCTCCGAAATGGGTAAGTACTCCACACTAGAACTGCAAGCCGCATTCGATGCCGGGCGTGCTCTCGGTAGAACTGAAGGTATGCTCTCTTACCAACGCCACATCATGAACCAGCTCTTTGCAGAGAATCAGAAGCTCAATCGGAAACTTCAGGAACAGAAAGGAGGCCGGTCATGAGAGAACAATATGTAAGAATACTAGTTCCCAATTATAATCCGGATCCTCTTAGCGTGAAGCAATTCTTCCAAATGCAGAGCTTTGCCAAAGACGTGCAAACCTATTTACCTTATCAAAGCACCACTTTGCTCGATTTCATGTCTATTGCCTACAACTATTGCTTGAAGACTCGGCAAAATTCGTTGGATAATATGGCCTGTTATCGTGACGACTTTAGGCACAAGGTTATGCTATTTCTGACGAAGTATTATCCTAATGGATTCAAGAAAAACAAGAAAGGTTTGTCAGATACCTGCTACAAAGAACTTTTGAAATATCGCAAGCCTCGCTTCAAACGTGATTTCCTTGGTGAGTATGAGCCAATAGAGCGCATTTGGTTTATCCTCGCGTTACGTGCCTGCCACAGCTTTTTATTGTCCGGACATCTAATCGGCGATATAAATCAATTTGCCTACAAACTTGAGAAAATAGCTTTAATGATGAAAGGAGATATCTAAGGACTAAATAGTTAATAGATATTTTATTTCTCGGAAGATGTTCTTCTATTTTGAGGAACATCTTTCTTTTCTTATATATCTTAGTTAAAATAGGATATGAAGGAACATTGTTGTATCATCTGTAACAAGAAAACAGTATCAGTAATCAATACAGAAGAAGGACCAGTTTGCTATAATTGCTACTCTGATAAAAAGAACCCTCCAAAACAAAAGCAACACCATGATAACGAAGAAGCTCGGATTCAGTCGGAGTTTTTCAGCAAGGTTCCTTTATTCTTTCCTAATTTGCCGGATCGACTTCTTTTTGCAGTCCCGAACGGTGGCAGCCGGCATAAAATAGAAGCGGCTAATATGAAGCGCCAAGGCGTTAAACGTGGAGTGGCCGATGTAATCCTTCAGATACCGAAAAAGGGATATGCTTCTCTTTGTCTAGAGTTCAAGACATCTACAGGTAAACAGTCTGCAGAGCAAAAGGAATACCAACGCCAGGTTGAGATGGCGGGTAGTAAGTATGTGATTGTTCGGAGCGTGGAACAGGCTATCCAGGTTATGCAGCAGTATCTGTTATAATTATTACATATATATATATATTGATTTTTAGGTTCTGATTATTTGTGGAAAATTTAATAAATCGTATATTTACCCGATAACATTTAAATCTAAGCAATATGGCAAAACGAAGTAATCCTATAAAAGCATTAAAAGTAAAGATTATCAATATAGTACTGTACCCCGAAGAAGCTCAAAAGACTGAGAATTATATTGAATATTTTAAGAAGATATTTGAAGATAAGATAACAGTTAACACTTATGGTGATAGATATACAAGAGTTCAAACTTATTATACAACAGATGATGGTAATGTTATTTATGGAGCATTTGCAAATGCAGCTTTTTTTGATCCAGAGGCCCCCGCTTTAGATAGTGATACAAACGAAGTGGTCCCTTCTGGTGCTGATCCTAAAAAAGGACTTGGATTAAAGACTTGGGAATATTATTTTTTCCCAGAGTACCATCGACTTGTTTTCTTAGATAAAGAAACCTCCGGTTCTCAAATACTTGATTTCTTGAATAGTGCTTTAAATCGTTTTCTGGATAAGGATGACTATCAAGTTAATACAGAAAAAGATAGAGAACTGATAGATCGAATTATTAAATCAACATCGTTGTCTAAGTTAAAGGTGGTAGTGTCCTATTCTAATAATGACAATAATAAAGGATGGAAAAAACTAATAGACGATCAGTTAAAGAGAAGTAGACCTAAAAAGGCTGTGCTTGATTTGAGTGGTTCAAAGAAAATTCCTATTGATGTAACTAGAAGTGAGATGATAACAGGTTTTGTAGAATTAAGCGCATCGAATGGATATGTAGAAGCAAGCGAAATAGATGAAAAAGGAGCTATTCATCCTATTCGGACAATAGATCATCCAATGGTAAAGGTGGTTGAGTTTATTGACAGTCCTATTTCTGCATTGAAAAAAATGATACGTTCTATTGCTGGATTTGGAGAAAAAACATCTGAATAGATGTTATATATTAAAAGAAACTGATTTATGAAGACTATTTATTATCCGGGATGGGGAGTTGTCTGGAAGATATATTCCAGAGAGAACTTAAAAAAATCTATTTGGTTACCGCTGGTTTTAACAGTAGTTTCTTTTGCTATCTGTTTCTTTTCGGGAAAAGCTTCTTTAGATTTAATAGAGTATGTTGCTTCGACAATTCTATCTGTGGGTCCAAATATGCTTGGGTTTACTTTGTCAGGCTATGCTTTAATGATGGGATTGAGCAACTCTGAGTTTGTTCGAGGATTGATTAATTTCAAGGAAGAAGGTAAAGATTATTCTTTATTTCAGTCTTTGAATACGATTTTTGCAGTTGTTTTGGGGATGATGTTTTTGACAACTATTGTAGGCGCATTTGCCTGTATTGTTGTAAAAGCAGAAATATCGCTACCTGAAGCTTGGAGCAGTTTTATAAATGCATACAATTGGGTATGTTTATTTGTTCTGATGTTTTTGATGTATTATACGATTAATGCAATAAAAGATGTTGTAATCAATATCTTTAATTTTGGTCAGTATGTGCAGGTATATGCAGAAAAAACAGAAGATGATGAGATAAATGAAAAAGGATTCGAGTAGGATCCTTTGATGTATAAGTGATTTAAACTCTTTTTGTTTTTTAATCTTTATCTATCAGAATCGCCAAAAGAAATGGCAGAATTAATGTAGAAGTAGAGGGAGGGGAGAATGACAGAATCATTCTCTCTTTTCCTATAATATATAAAAAGATATGGCTAGAGGTCGAAAAAGTTTATTTCGGGAGGAGTATATTCAACTAGCGGAGAATTATGCTTTGTTAGGAGCTACCGATGACGAATTGGCTGATTTTTTTGGTGTATCAAAGCAAACTCTTAACAAATGGAAGAAAGATTATCCAGAATTCCTTGACTCCTTAAAAAGAGGAAAGGATATTGCAGACTCTAATGTTGCTTCGAAATTGTACAACCGCGCAATCGGTTACGACTTCGAGGAAACACATACTGTCTGCAAGAATGGCTTGGTTGTAGGAGAGAAGCATATCAAGAAGCATCAGCCGGCAGATACAACAGCAGCGATATTTTGGTTGAAGAACCGGCAACCGGAGAAGTGGCGCGACCGGAAAGAGTTGCAGATTGGTAATAAGCTGGGCGATGACCTGGAGAGTATGACAGATGAAGAGTTAAGGGCTATTATCCATGGCGAAAAAGAACAATCGGGAAATATTAATACAACAGGCGAAAGCGGCAATATTACTGAGGAGACGGGAGGCGAATAATGACTTTTGGTCATATTGTCTTTACCATGATCCTAAGTTCTTTGCCAAGCGACTATTCTTGAAGAAGGTCGCTGATGCTTTTACGCGGGTGTACGAGTCATATATGGCTGGTATCATCCGCCGGCTTGCTGTGTCTATGCCTCCGCGAGCCGGGAAGTCATATATTTCGTCGTTATTCATTGCCTGGATGCTTGGCCATTTCCCGGAGGAGTCAGTAATGCGTAACTGCTGCTCCGATACGCTGTACAACAAACTGTCCTACGATACCCGTGATATTGTCCGCTCTTCCCGGTTCAAAGAAGTTTTTCCGGATGTAAAACTCGTGGTGATAAACAGAACGTGCATGGCTGGAGCTTGGAAGCTGCCCGGCAGGTGAGTTACTTCGGGGCTGGTGTAGGCGGTACGGTAATCGGTTTCGGTGCGTCTATGTTGGCCATGACCGACGACTTGTATAAGAGTTTGGAAGATGCACTATCTGACACCAATAACGAAAAGGTCTGGTCTTGGAAGCAGGGAACACATGATTCTCGTATCGAGGGAAACTGTTGTTCGATCGACATCGGTACCCGTTGGTCGGCTACGGATGTTCTTGGTCGTATGGAGGAAATGGGGAAGTATGACGAGATTATCCGTATTGCCGCATTGGATGAGAACGATTGTTCTTTCTGTGAGGATGTGCATACAACGGAGTATTATCACGAATTGCGGGAGGAAACGGACGATTCCATCTGGTGTGCCGAGTATATGCAGGAACCGATCGAGGCTATTGGGTTGTTGTTCCCAAAATCAGAATTGAACCGCTTCAAGCTGGCAGATATCGAAGGTAAACAGCCGGATGGCGTGATCGGTGCTACCGATGTGGCCGACGAAGGAGACGACGATTTCTGTGCACCGATTGCCAAAGTATTCGGTACAAAGTATTTCATTACCGATGTCCTGTTTACGAAAGACAATGTCGAGATTACCGAACCGAAGTTGGTTTCCTTGATTCTTGACACCCGCTGCGACAATATGCGTATCGAAAGCAATAACGGCGGCCGTCTGTTTGCTCTGAATGTCCGTAAGGCTGTAAAGGCAAAGAATGAAAAATGTATCATTCAGGCGAAACCGACAACAGCCAATAAGGATACACGTATCTTGTTGAAGTCTGGTTGGATTAAGAAGCATTGTTATTTCCTGGAAGAATGTGAGTATAAGAAAGGTTCGGACTATGACCGATTTATGAAAGCGCTTACCAGCTATAAGAAAGAAGGTGGCAACAAGCATGATGATGCACCGGACGGTATGACGATCCTTGCCGAGAATGTAGAGTTCATCGGGTTATGTAAGGCTAACTCTGTACGTCGGGTCGCAAGAGGACGATAAGTGGCAAAATGAAAGTGTTTTTCTGATATTTGTGACACGTGTTAGATAAAATCCCGATATTTTTCTGCCACATACTTGCGTTTTGATATGTGTTCTTGGTTTTTACATTTCAAAGTGAACTTGTTTATACTGGTCGTATTGACAGCGAAAAACTATTTGCTTTTATATTTTAGCATAAAACAATTATGCCAAGTATAAGCGAAATTCTTGCGAATGAAGATTTTGGGCAGGTAGTCAGTACGTTATGTATCGATACGATTGAATACCGGGAACCAAGAGAATATTACAGAGAATACCACGGTGAGCGCCGGCGACGTAAAACTTCTGTTGGCTGGCGTGAGCCTAAGCGTTTAGAAGTCTATTCGGATACTTTGGGGGATAAAAATGGTGAACCAGTACGCCTTCCTGATAAGATCGTAGATGTGGCCCGTATCGTAACCAACTTTCCGAAGAAGGAGGTGCGTACCTCTGTCGCTTTCCTGTTCGGCGGGCAAATGACGATTACCGGAGCTGATCAAAACGATGGCTTTCAAGAGTTCAAGCGTGTATGGGAACGCCGGTTGAAGATGCAATCCGTCTTGAAGTCATTCGCTCGCAAGGTGCTTTCTGAAAGTAAGGCTGCTCTTGTGTTCTATCCGTATACCTCCAAAGGATTAGACGGCAAATTGATTACGGAGTTAAAAGTAAAAACACTTTCTGTTCCCCGTAATGAAAATACTTTCTCTGAATTTTATCCCCATTTCGACGATAACGATGATATGGATGCCTTTATCCATCGTTACCAAGTGAACTCTAATGGTATGATTCGGAACAGCTGCACGATTTGGATGGCGGATAAGATTATTACGGCTATCGATGAAATGGGTGGCTGGGTGATAAAAGAGGTTCCCAATCTATTTGGGAAAATTCCGGTTGTGTATGCCGATGTATTCCAACCTGAATGGGATGAAGTAGCGTTTCTGATGGATGCTCGTGAAATGCGTATTTCTCGCATGGTGGATACAAATGATTACTATGGTGATCCGATGTTGAAGACATTCGATGTGGCTGACCTGCCGACTAAAGACACTGTCGGCAAAGAATTGTCTTTTACGTCTAAAGTACATCCGGAAACGCAACAATTGTATCATGGCGATGCGGAATACCTTACTTGGAACGGCTCTCAACCATCTGTGGATAAAGAGTTGGAAGAAACCAAATGCGAGCTGTTTTCCGGTACATCCACGCCAGACCTTTCCTTTGACAATTTGAAAGGCATTGGCAACCTGTCCGGTGTCGCTCGTAAATTCATGCTGATGGATGCGACCATCAAGGCGAGTGAGAACATGGAAACATTCGGTCCGGTCGTACAACGTTGTGTGTCGGTCGTGTTGGCCGGGATATGCAATATTACCAACATCAAGTATCGTCCCCAGCTGGTAAACAACCTGATCGATGTGGAATTTGGTTCCATTTTGCCGGAAGATTTGGCTGAAACCTTGCAAACACTCTCTGTTGCCAATGGAGGCAAACCGATTAACGCTCAGCGCACGGTTACGGCTCATTCTCCGCTAACAGAAGACTTGGACGAAGAAATGAAGCTGATGGAGGAAGAGGAAGATACAGCAGCGCAACGCAATAATATGATCGGCTTAACAATGGGATATGGAGAATGAAAGAACTATCATTTCATGAGCGACAATTCCTGCAATGTCTGTTCCGGCAACAAGGTAGCATAAAGTATTCGTTTGACGAGTTTGTCCGTAGGGTAGGACCTCTTCTGGCTAAATGGTCGGATCATGGCGGTGACCGTGTATGGATAGGCAACGCTACCATAGAGAAGCAAATCGAACGTCTGTTGGATGACCTGCATACGCAGCTCGTAAGCAATATATCCAATACAGTTACCGATGTATGGAATTTAGGCAATAGGAAAGCGGATGAACTGGTAACAGGTTATATCAAGGATATGGCCATATCCAGTACGTTGAAGGATAAGATGTTTTCCAGAAGTGCGGATGCGCTGAATACCCTGTTGAAACGTAAGGATGAATTTGGTAAAACCATATCCTCCCGTGTCTGGGATATAACGGACGGAGCTATGGATAATCTGGAGTATTATCTTTCTTCGGGTTTGTCTTCCGGCCGTCTGGCTGCGTTGATCAGCCAAGATATACGGCAATTACTAAACGAACCCAACCGTCGTTTCCGCCGTGTAAGGGACGCGAATGGCAAATTGGTCCCATCCCAGCCGATGAAAGATTATCATCCGGGGCAGGGTATTTATCGTTCATCTTATAAAAACGCCCTTCGACTAGCAGCAACGAAAACAAACGAGGTTTTTCGAACTGCCGATTATGAACGTTGGCAGAATATGGACTTCGTGATCGGTATAGAGGTGGAACGTTCACCAACGAATCACGGTCCGTGTCCTGTGTGTGACGCCAAGGCTGGCCAATACCCGAAGGATTTCAAGTTTACAGGATGGCACCCGTTTTGTATTTGCATATCTACGCCGATTATGATGGATCATGAGGAGTTCGCTGAATGGTTACTGGGTGATGGAAAGCCAAAGGATTCGATTAATGTAGCGTCCGATAAAGTGAGATTTAAGGAGATCAAGGAAAAGGCTTCTTTATTAAAACAAACTGTTATTCGGAATAAAGATTTTCGGAAAGATATACAGATTACCGGTCGTGGTATAAAAGAGTGGTTGAACCAGCCACATAAATATTACGAGAAAAAGAATGAAATGCTTTTGGATATAGCTTCTGTGATAAAGGATGCGGAATATATTGGTTGCGGAAATGATAAGCATGGATATAATGCTATTGTTCATTTGTTTGAGACAAAAGTGGAAAACGAAAAGTCTTGGATTCTTGTGAAAGAGCAGGCGGATGGTAGCACATCGTTATATAGTATCTCTGATAGCATAAATATATTGAGATTATTGGAAAAGAAGAAAGGCGATTCATAAGTAGCCCCGTGGAACTACAATCCACGACTTGCTTATAAACCGCCTTCTTTTTGCAAAAATATAAATAATCTCCTAACTGTCTAATAATTTTGGAATTTTAATCGTAAAATCAACTGTTGGTGTCAGCACAATAGTTGAACAACTGCGGTGCTGAACACCGGGGTTTAACCGGGGTCGTAACGACCCCAATTGTTACGCTCGACATAATAGTTGAAATATAATCATCCTAATTATCCACCAATACAGGTTTCCCTAATAATTCATGAATGAATTTTCTACCTTTCTCTGTCCATACGGTTCGCATCTTCGTTCCGGGTTGCCCGGTGGTAACATGAGTGAACGTGTAAGTATGCGTCTTGGTATATCCCTTGTTTTGATACTTGGCATACAAGAGCCATTGCCCGGATTGGCGGTATTGAACACCTAACGATTTTAATTTCTTGTTGAGTGTAATGGCTGATAATCCTAACTCTTTTGCGATTTGGTTGGTAGTATAGGTATCTGCACTCATCAGAACTTTGTCGTGGTATTCGAGCTTCGGGACAGATTCTTTGTGTTGCTCCTCCAGTATCAGGTTCTTTTCCTCCAACAGCCGGATTCGCTCTTCTTTGCGCTTCATGGTATCCTGCGCCACCAATAAGGCGCGTGCCATGATTTCCTCCGGGGTATCGTCAGCCTTAGTAATCATGTAGCCTCCTGTTTTACGGATGGCGGGAAGGATCTCTTCGCATACCCAGTCTTGGAACTTTTCTGCTTCGGGTAATTTGGAACGCATGACTAAGCGGTAAACATCGGATTCTGGGATGAATAATATATCCATGATCTGCTTTGTATTTTGGCTTTTTCCGTTTGAATCCGTGTAAGTGCCTGTTACACACTCTACGGGATGTTTCATACACCCCTTACAATGCCTTGATATAGCTTTATGAGGTTCATTATATCCCAACAT